CGACCTTATTTCTATTTCTAATTCTTCTTTCTCTTCTTCTCACACCGATCTCGTTGAATTTAATCATTCTTCCTTCGACACCTCTCTTAATATTTTTGATATTTAATCTTTATTTATTTCTCTTTCTCTTTATACGTTTTAAATCTCGGTCGTCATAAATTATATTATTAAGTTCTTTTAGTAGAGCAATTTTCTATTATATTTTTATTGTTTTATATTTTCTTCCAATAATATGCTCTTCTTTTCTCTTTTCTCTTTTATTTTTATTTGTACATATTTCAAATCTCGATCGTCATAAATTATTTTATTAAGTTCTTTGATTACCTTTATATTACCGTATGTTTCTATTGTATATATTTTATCTTCATCATTTTCATTAGTTAATCGATATATTAGATCGCAATGGTTCTCTAGTTTACGAATTTTTTTCATAGTTTCATTATAAATATCAATATTATAAACAATATTATGATAATCATAATTCAATATATATTTTAACAAGCAGTTTTGATTATAAATATCAATTTTTCTACGTAAAGGGCTTGTAATTTGAACATATTTACTTGAATTATCAGTTTCATAATAATTAATACCTTTTTTTTCAACTAATTCTTGAAGAAAATGTTTATTATTAAATAAATAATTTATTTTAAAAATACCAATATTTTTATTTGCAAAAAGTTCTCCAACTTTATTATTCATAAACACCATCCAAAAAGATATTACATCAGAACTATTTTCAACATTGTTATCCAAAGTACTAGTTATTTTAAAAAGTTTTTTATATTGTTCATATTTTAATAATTCATTACTGTTATAAATAAAATTATGTTGTATAAGAACAAGTTTATTAGAGAAACTTACATCTACGGGTTGATTATTTTCAATAATCACTTTCATATTTAAAACAATTTTAACAGTATCTGATTTAAGATTAGCTACATCAATTAGATCATTCGGTAACATATTTATTTTTTTATTTGGTAGATAAATGGTTTTCATTTCATTTTGTAATAAATCCCATAAATTATATTCTTGAAACCATATACACAGATCAGTAATATAGACATTGACTTCTATTTTTTCATTTTCAACAATACTAATCGCGTCGTCAAAATGTTCAGTACCTTGACAATCAATTGTAAATGCATTTTCAATAGTAGTATTATTATAATATTTATTAAACAATTCTTGTATATTAACATTTTTCAAACCAATATTTTTTATGGTTTTTTTAAATAATGTATTATTGATTTGTAATTCTTTGCTATAAATCATATATTCAAAATACGAATTTAGGTCGGTTACATCACCAATCGTGCGAATTAATATTCCTTGAATAGGGGTAACATCAAAGTTCTCGTATTTAAATAAAATATATTTATTAATAACTTCTTTTGAAAATTCTATTTTTTTATCAAACGGTATTAATAATGATGGAAATTCTTTATTTGAAGGAACCACTTTATATAAATATCGTTTCCCCTTTTTTCCATATGTTTTATCTAGCATAAGAAATCCGGGTAATTCAGATTTATATTTATCATTTATTAATTCTTCCTCTTGTTCATTTTCATTAAATTCGTCAATATAACAACATTCATCGTTATCATTCATATTATATAATAAATACAATATGAATAAGTTATATCAATTTTTATAATACATTAATTTCACCATCAAGTTTGTTTAAAAGTTCTACAGAAAAGTTAGGATAATCAACGTGACATTCCCAAAAAAATCTACAAAACGCCCATTGAAATTCATATTTATCTTTAAACAAATAATTATAATTTTTATATAAATAATCCTTTACTTTATCTGGTAGCAAATAATACTGATTAGATGGCAAAACATACGTTAACTGTAATAAAGGAGTAAATGGTTCTTCATTATTATTTAAAAAATCCATTTCAAAAACAGGTATAAAATGTTGTAAATCTTTTAATAACGGCGGATAATGATAATTATATTTCCATTTCCAACATGGATTTAAACCAATATAATATTTGAATACCCATTCAATACCTTCAATATAATTATTACACAGGTCTTTTAAAAAATCAGGATGTTGTGAGTTTTCAAACAATGAAGAATAATAACGTTTTTCCCAAAAATTTTCTTTTGGACATATATATTTTTCTTCAGATCTATAAATAATAGGTAAACTATTAAATATTTCTTCTTTTTCTTTATCTGTTTCACTAGGCCATTTTCTTTTATCTTGTCTATCCCGAACGTTATATTCTTCTAGTATAAATTTGTATTCACATTTTGAAAGTTCTTTTATAAATACTGAAAACCATTTCCATTGTATTTTATTATCAACAATAAAATATCTATTAGGATAATTACCAATTGTTATATTATATATTTCTAATAAAACGGGTATTCCATGTGTCCTTATATTTAATGCAGGAAAATGTGGTAAAAAATCATTTCCCAATAAAAAACATAAAAATGCATAATCGTATATTCTGAATTTACTTGGAAATTTTGATGACATTTCATCACTAATCGATGCAGACAATAGCTTTATATTCAATGTATGAAAATCATTATCATCTGGATCCTTTATAAACGCAGGAGCTTCTCTAAAAACAAAAATATTTTTCTGATATTCAATATTAAAAATAGACAACATGATTAAGTCTGCATCTAGACCATATAAAAATAAATTCTCTTCATTATTTGGATGATCTCGTAAATAATTAAATATTTTATGTTCTCCTTCACCAACCTCATCTGAACACGAGACTATAATTTTTTTAACGTTATATTTTTTTTCACTATTAATAAAATGATAATTAATTTTTATAGATAAGTTATTCATAAAATTTGTACCAGGTGTAATGTTACTTGTACTCCATTTCTTATCTTCTGTTTTAAAATAATCCATATGTGACATAAAATCTGATTTATAACGTCTTGTTTTTTGTTGGTTCATTTTCGCAAGTGGTGCTACTCCATCAAATGCGATAAATATAAAGTTAGAAGGTTTTATTTCTTGAATATAATCTTCTATTTTTAAAATGACTTGATCAATCAAGTTTGTCTCAAAATTATCATCATATTCAATACTACGTAAAATATCATAAATAATCGAATTACAATCCATTGCTAAATTATCAATAGTTACATTTCCATCCTTATAAAATTGTAATTTATTCATAATCTTACCATATTTACGTGTAATATGAGAAAAATAACTAGGAATTCCCATTAATAATAATATAAAGTAATGTTTATATTATTTTATAAAGTATTTATTGCAGCATATAAGTGAGGTATGTTGTCAATCCAAACAAAACGCTACCCCATAAGGTGTCAATAATAACAGTAGACATTTTCCAATTTTTAAGAATACTATAATTAGTACCTTCATATACGCCATAAATAACAAGACCTAATATCATTGCTTCAAGTAGTGATTTTTTCGGAATAATAATAAAATAAGAAATACCAGCAATTAAAAAGAAATAAGCTAAAATAGCACCATATAAATTGATAGTCATAGGTGAATGTTGAACCGCAAATATTTGTTTATGAAATATTTTTGAAATAGAGTTCAAATAGACCATATCAATAATAAGTAAAATAATACCAGGTAGAAGAATAGATTTCCAAATAAATAATTTATTCATTATATAAATTATATATATTATATATTATGAATGTAATTTGCTAAATTAAGAGTTTGAGAGGAATAAGACCATTCATTATCATACCAAATAGTAAATTTAAATTCATTATTGGTTAATTCCATAGGGGCATGTTTATCCAAGATAGTAGGATTTACAGTAGTATTAAAATGAGGAGCATTAATTGATTTTACAGTAAATCTAGTATCATGAATGGACTGTAATAAAATAGATTTACCAATACGCCCAAATCCGTTAATACCTATATTCATTATAAATTATTCAAATATTTTTATAATATATATGATAAATAACGATAGTATTGATATTTATAATTATACATTTCCAATATTAAAAAGTGAAGAATTAATTAATAACGATAAATATATAGAATTAAAATCAAAATGGCCAAATTTCAAGTTATTTCAAACCACTAATGCTGGTCAAATACACAGAAACAATATAGAAATTAAAAAAAATAATAATAATTATAAAAAAATTAATAGCTTATATAAAGATTTATATAATGAATTTAATTCAATCGAATTTAGAGATTTTTTAAAGAACAAATTTAATAGATTTGATTTATCAAATAATGAATTTATTGGCGATTTTGAAAATTCTGAATTAATAATGCATATTTCAGAAACATGCGATGGTTATGAAAATCCATGGCATGTTGATAATAGAAGACGAATAATACATTTTCTAATTTATTTTGGGAATGAAGATATTATTAATGGTGGTGAATTTGCTATAGCAAGTCATAATAATTTAGAAAATATGTCAGAATATAAACAATATCCAAAAAAAGATGATTTATATAATATAGAATATTTCAAACCAGAAGATAATTTAGGATTTTTTATTTTATCACAAAATAATTCATATCATAAAGGTTGTGCTACAAATGGAATAAGACGATTTATTTATGCTGGATATACAAATAAAAAAGGAGATGCATGGAAAACATGTAATTGGAAATGTAATCGTAACTTTCAAAAAGAGTTAAGTAATAATAAATAATAATATATTTATTAATTTTATATATGATAAAATTAATAGTATTTGATTTTGATGGAGTATTCACAGATGGAAAAATAATATTTGATAATGATGGAAATGCATTGAAACATTATAATGCTAAAGATGGAATGGGAATATTTGAGTTACATAGAGATAAAATAGAAGTTGGTGTAATATCAGGTTGGCCATATAATAATTCTCAAAATTCAATATTAGAACATTTACAAATTAAAAGAGTATCATTAGGATCAAATAATAAATTGCAAATTTTACAAAAATGGTGTAATGAATTAAATATTGAACTAGATAATGTAGCTTATATGGGAGATGATATAAATGACTTAGAAGTAATTAAAGAAGTTGGTTTAACTGGATGTCCGAATGATGCAGTTGAAGAAGTAAAATCAATTGTAGATTTTATATCATCAAAAAATGGAGGAAATGGAGCAATAAGAGAGTTTTGTGATTATATTAAAAAAACATTAAATAAAAGAGATAATATTAAAAAAACAATATTATATGAAATAAATAATGAATTCAAATATCAGATTGATAAATTTAATTTAAAAGATATTGATAATATAAAAGAAGTAATTAAAAAAACAAAAGGAAATATATATTTTTGTGGTGTGGGTAAATCTGGAAATATTGCAAAACACTGTTGTGATTTGTTGAAATGTATTTCATTTCCTAGTTTCTATTTTGATATTCTGAATTCTACACATGGTGATATTGGTACAATGACAAATGAAGATATAATTTTAATGTTTAGTAGTAGTGGAAATACAAAAGAAATTATAGAAATATTACCACTATTTAAAAATATAGGTGTAAAAACAATAGGTATAACTTGCAATAACAAAACAGAATTTTTAAAATTATGCGATATTACTATAAATATACCTTTTAGAAATGAAATAAGTGGTGAAATAAATAATATACCAACAAATAGTATTATGGGTCAAATACTATTTTGCAATATACTCATTTCAATATTAAAAGATAATATAAATATTGATAAATACAAAAAAAATCATTTATCTGGAAATATAGGTAAAAAACTATTAAAAATAAAAGATAAATTAACTACAATATATCCTAAAATTATAATAAAAAAAAAAAAAATCCCTTTAACTGATATATATATAGAGATGATTGAAAAAAAGAAGGGGTGTTGTTTTTTCACAAATGAAAATAATAATTTAATTGGAATACTAACAGATGGAGATTTGCGAAAATTAATAATTAAAAATAATGAAATAAAATTTTTAAATATAGAAGATTTAAATAATAATTTTTATTACGAAGAAAATAATGAAAAATATTTAATCGATTGTGATGAAAATTATAAATATATTCCAATAATTAAAAATAAAATATTAATTGGAATTATTGATAATATTAACAGCTAAATCATAGTCGTCCTTTTCATCTATATCTATTGATTCTATTCGATTTGTGATAACAAAATATGGATTTTCACCTATTCTACGTTTTTTGTTAATTATAATTTCTTTTTTGAATGCATAAAAAGCGCTTGTTTCATAATAAATAGGAGAAATATCTTGGGTTCGTTTTATATTATTAAGTTCATAATTAAGAGGATTGTTTTTATACCATACAAATGTTTGTATTTTAGACACTGATAATGCTGAATCATATTTTCCATTTATTATATTATTTATTCCATTTATTATTGAATATTTTTTTAAAAAAGGACTAGTGGCATGACATAAACAATAAATATCACTAGTTATCTTTTCAACAAATGAAGTATAAATATCAATACCTTTTGTTTCATTTTTATCAAGATTATTACTTCTTTTTACAAATATTACATTATCAGGTAAATAATCTTTAATTTTTTCATCAGAACAATAACAGTAAATATCTGCATTTATTTCATTCTTAACTTCTATAAGAGTATCAAAAATATGTTGACATAATAATTTATTACCCAATGGTAATAACATCTTATTAGGTAATCTAGAAGAATTAAATTTAATTGGTACAAAAATTGATATTTTCATAATAATATAGTATATAATTTTATTATTATGAATAAAAATAAACTTATAATAATGTGCGGTCCAAATGTTATAGAAAGTGAAGAACATAGTATACTTTTAGCAAAAAAATTAAAAGAAATTTTTTTAAAATATGACGTGAGATACATTTTTAAAACTTCATTTGATAAAGCAAATAGATCAAGCTTAAATTCATATAGAGGTCTTGGTTTCGACGAAGGATTAAGAATTTTAAAAAAAATTAAAGAAGAAGTTGGTGTTGAAATTATTACTGATATACATGAAAGTTGGCAAGCAAAACCGGTTGGGGAGATAGTAGATGTCATACAAATACCTGCTTTCTTATGTAGGCAAACAGATTTACTAAAGGCTGCTGCTGAAACTGGAAAAATAATTCAGGTAAAAAAAGGGCAAATGTGTTCTGCGGATCAAATGCATAAATGTAAAGAAAAAATTATAGCTTTTGGTAACCCAAATGTTATTTTATGCGAAAGAGGGAATTCTTTTGGATATCAAGATTTAGTTGTAGATCCAAGAAATTTAATTTGGTTAAAGTCAGAAACTAATAAAGTTTGTATGGATATAACACATTGTTTACAACAACCTTCACAAAAGATGGCAGACGGCACAGTTAAAAGTGGAGGTTATAGAGATTTGATACCATATATGGGTAAGTTAGCTATTGCTCTTGAAGTAGATAGTATTTTTATGGAATGTCATGACAATCCAGATGAAGCATTATGTGATGGACCTACACAATGGCCATTAGATAAATTGGAATGGTTGTTAGATTTTATAAATGTTAAAAAAATATAATTACTATTAAATTGTTTCTAATTTTATTAAAATTCACTCTTAATAAAATTTAAAAATAACTCAAGTTTTTTATATATTTTTATGAGATTTATTGAACTTTTATTTTAATATGTACCAACAAGGAATACCACCACCTCGATTTCCTTTTTTAGGTGTAACAAAAAGATTATCTTGTAAATTATTATTTTTGACAAACTCATTTACTGCTTTAATTACCCCAAATTTATAATGTTTCCCATCAATATCAACTCCAAAATCTTCAAAATCATGACCACATAATATTCCTCCACTCTTAACTTTACTATACCACATATTTATATCTTTTTTACTTCCTTCATATGAATGGTCTGCATCAACAAATACCAAATCAAAATAATTATCATCATAATTATTAGCTAAAGAACTACTATCGTGTTTAATTAATTTAATTCTATTATCATGTGAATATTTATTAATCAAATTATTATACATAAGATCTTGTTTTTCTTGAGAAAATTTTTTATCATTCTGATAGATATTTTCTGAGTCAAGCCATAAATCAACACCTAATATCTCATCAGCATTTGATTTAACGAATTGTTCAAAATGTTTTCCATCTCTTACCCCTAATTCAACAATTTTTTTATAATTCATCTTATTAATTAATTCATCAGAAGGTTTGAAATTGACTAAATTATTAGGAAGCTTCATTTGTTTATTAACAATATTTTGTAATAGATTTAATCTACTGTCCATATATAATTTATATATATATTTAAAATAAACAGGTTGAAATTTAATCAATTAGTGATATATTCATATTTTAAATGATATTTTTACAATAATCATAAATTAAATTAATATAATTATATGGTGTAGATGATTTACATAAAGCATCACCTAATGACCCATATTCACATTCATTGCGATTTATTTTAGTGCTCAAGGGTTTAAAATTCTTCATTAAAATACCAAAAAAAACATCATTGCCTAAGTAATAATGAAAAGGATATTTTTCATTAATTAAATCTTCTATGATATTTGGGTTTAATACATTTGACATAAATCCACAAATTTTAGTTTGAGAAACAAATATGTCTTTATCTGGAAAATCGTTTAAATATTTTTTACAAAAATCTATTTTTTCTGTTTCACTTTCATATTTTATTTTATTAATATAATTACTTAAGGACCAACAATGATTTGTTACTATTTTGTTTTTTTTATTTAATAAAGAAATAAGAGTATTTAGTGAGTTTCTTGGCATAATGATATCGTCATCAAATGTTATTATCTTTTTAACTGAGCAATTTTTATAAATATCTAATACTGGAATTAGTTTATTTGAAGGACCAAGGTCATAACTAAATCGGTTAATAACTAATTTTTTATATTTTTTTAAGAATTCAGGAAGAATATATTCTTTACCTTCTTTCTTACATACATATGGAATATTTAAATAAATAATATCAGGGTTTAGATTATTTATACTTTCTAGTGTTTGCTCTATTTTACTTATTCGTGCTGGAGTAGTAGCAAAAGAAAAAATAATATTATGTCTATTTATATCATTTGGTATAATTTTTTCTAACAAACTCGGAGTATATGTAGAAAATTCAATATCGTCTTTTAAATATTTCACTAACTTAAATAACATTTCTTTACAGGGATGAACACTACATTGAGCATGTTCTTTATGCATTTTAGAAGCAATAGTTTCTACAAATTTTTTTCTATCATAACCATAGCTATTTGGTCCTGCTGTTAGATCTACTCCTACAAATATTACTTTTTTATAATCCATACATTTTGCAAAATAAATAGGAGCATTAATTCCTTTCCGTTGGTGCAACCATATTTTATCTTCCAATAATAATTTACTTGTATATAATTCTTTATCTACAAATGGTTTAGGTTCTGTGGTTTTATCAAGTTTAAGATTAGATTTATCTATAAATGGATCATGGCCATATTGTTTAACTAAGATATAATCATTTTCCAGTTTATCTAATTCAGTAAAATGGTCTTTATTTAATGTCCATTTATCATCCCATATTATAAAACAAGAATTTGGATAATCTTTAAAAGTTTCAATATATTCTAATGGACTATCTCCTGCTTCTTCATATAATTTATAAAGTGATTTTCCATTACACTTTTGATTTCCTGCTTTTGCCCTGTAATAATTAAATAAAATTTCACCTATTATATAAAATGTTGTTTGAATTTTTGACTTGCTAAACATAGTAGTGCTTATACTATCAAATTGATTTAAATAATTGAGATCCTCAGAAGTAAGATTTTTAATAGATGGTCCTGATCCCCAAATAACCAACGTATCTGATTTTTTATATTCTAAAAATTTTTCCTTATCAATCAATCTCATATATATATAGATGGTAATTATAAAAAAATCCTTGGAATATCACGATTTACAAAACTTTGTTCTCCAACAACATAAATAAACATGTTTTTAGATTTGAAATATTCATACATATATGGTATATTGTTATTTACAAGGATCATTTCTTTTTTAAAATTTCTATTTCCCCAACGATGTGATTTTTTATATTCTCCAGTTTGATCATTTTCAAAAAAATGTTCAATTTGGCATGTAGATGAAGTATCTATCAAATCCCATCCAAATGTATATACATTATTTATTCCCATATAAAGACATAAGTAAAATACTACTTCATACATAATACCTGGTCCCCAATGGCGTACAGTGTTATTATGAAAATTATATTTATCAAAAACATGAGTTTTTAGTAATTGTCTACTTTCATTAAAATCGCCATCTTCTTTCAAAAATAGATGACAATCACCATTTTTGTTTGGTCCGCTGTATATTTTTATAATATCTTCTCTTATTGAATAATTTCTTTTTCTACAAGAATTATAAATACAGTAGTCAGCAATATCTTCATATTCAAAAACAGCCTCTTTTACACATATTACAACTTTGTTTTTACAAAATTCTTTAACCTTTTCTTTTGAATATTCATTAAATGATGGCCCACAAGATAGAATAACACAATCTTTATTTTCATGTTTATTTTCTAAATCTATTAATTTCATTAATATAATATATTATATTATATTAATGGTAGAATTACTAGATTGTACTATACGCGACGGTGGATATATAAATAATTGGAGATTTAATGATAAATTTGTATTAGAATATATAAAACTATGTAATAATATAAAATATGTTGAAATTGGTTTTATTAATAAAAATAATAATTATAAAGATACGATTGTTGGACCTTATAGATGTTTAACTGAAGATATAATTAATAAAATAAATAATAACAATTTTGAAACTGTTGTATTAGCAGATTATAATGATATTAATTATGAACTTTTAGAAAAAAATATAAATATAGATATTGTTAGAATAGCGTTTCATCAAAATTATATGAAAGATGGATTAGAAGCATGTATTAAAGTAAAAAATATGGGTTATAAAGTAAGTGTAAATGCTATGGCTATAAATAATTATGATGAGAATAGTATGAATATTTTATGTGACAAAATAAATGAAAATAAATTAGATATATTTTATATTGTTGATTCATTTGGATCTTTTAACACTGATGATATTTTATATTATTATAATTTTTTCGTATCTAGATTACATAATACTCAAATTGGATTTCATTTACATAATAATATGAATAATGCTTTTGCAAATTATGAATATATAAAATTATTAAATACAAAAAAACCAATAATTGTTGATACAACATTATTTGGTATGGGAAGAGGTGCTGGAAATCTACCTTTAGAATTAGTATTAATAAATAGAAAAATAAGTATTGATAATTTAATGCATGTTGTAAAATTTATACAAGAATTCATTAAACCAATATACAAATATGAAAATACATGGGGTTGTGATTTAGATTTTTTATTAAGTGGATATATAAAAATACATCCCAATCATATCGTAGTATTACGTGATTTAAATATTAATATGGAAAATCGATTTTTTATTATAGAAAAAATGATAACTGAAAAATATGATTTTAGATTTTTCAATAAAGTAATTTTTTTGGAATTTTTAAAAGTATATAACGATATTTTATTATAATTTTTATATATCATATTTTTTTTTTAAATAATTCATATCATCTTCTGTATTTAATGATATTTCATTAAATTCAATTGTAGAAAAACTATTTATTTTATAACCATTTTCTAATATTTTTAATTGTTCACAATCTTCCATTAATTGCAATGGTGTATCTGGCATATTATAATATAATTTTAACATATTTATATCAAATACATATATTCCTGTAAAAGTTTTATAAATATAACCTTCAATCAATTTATTTTCTTTATTCCATGGTATTATATTCCTAGAATAATAAATAACGTTATTATTATTGTTTATTATAACCTTTAATGACGCAGTTGAGTATAAATATTCATTACTATTTTCTTCTTCATGTAATGTTGTATAAAATGCATTTACATCGCTATTTTCTAAATGTTTCTCAATACAATGATCAATATTATTTGATGAAATAAATGGTTCGTCGGCTTGTATATTAACAATTATTTTATATGAACTATTTATGTTTCCCAAATTATGTGATATTCTTTCACATCCATTTCTATAATTGTTTGTTGAAATAAAAACACAACATGTATCTTTCACTTCATTTTGTATATCCGCACTATCAGTAAATACAAATATATTATTATTATAATATTTTGATTTTTTTACTTGATTAATTGTTCTCATTATAATTGTCTCGTTATTAATTTTTAATAATAATTTTTTATCTAATCTAGTAGAAGAATATCTTGCCGGTATGCAAAAACAAATATTATCCATAATATAATTACATGTAAAAAGTATTTTAAATATATTTATTCAAATATTTTTAATGAACCAAAGAAGTGATATTACTATCATTATTTTTTGTTATTTCATAATAATGCATTACTTGTTCTGGTATATTTACTAAACAATTCATATAGCTTTTATATTGTATACCAAATACTTTTGATTGTTTTTTATATTTAATACTATAACACCAATAAGAAGGAATATATAAAAAATTACCTTCATATAAAGTAAAATCTAAATATTTTATTTTTTCAACTTGATCTTTGTATTCTTCTTGAACATTCCATACATCTATTTTTGAAAAACGTTCAATTTCATTAAAATCATTTACTAATTCCAAACTATGATTATATTTCCAAGGTATCATTTTAACTTGAAGTTCTCCAGATTTTACAAATAAATAATATCTACTATATTGATGATAACGTAATGGCGTATATGAACCAACAGATCCAAACATATAATCATAGTTTGAATACATAGTGTAATTTGGTTTTATATAAACATCAATTTTATTAAACATGTTCTCCAGAATATATTTTGAAAACTCAAAATTACATTCAGTAAAATATTGAGACTTTTCATCTGTTTCCATCAATTTTTCAGCAGCAGAGTTAGTTAAATGAAAATAATCACGAGTGGTTACTGTTTTAACTTTTAATTCAATATTTCCATTATGAATAATGCAATCAAATTCATCATTTATATTAAAAATAAACGGTTGTTTTATTTTACATGTTTCTTGTAATTGATCATTAGACGTATAATCGCTTTCGTATATATCTAATATATTCGACTTTTTAAATTCTGCTGTTATATGTAGGTATATAACTAGTACTATTATAAAGGTTAATATTATTGATGTCATTTATATTATTAGTATTTGTTTTTAAATATTAATAATACGCAAAATTTTAATTCACTAAAGAGTTCCATCTTTGAATACTATCCGTTTTGTTAATAATTTCTACTTTATTTTTTACGTCTTTATCAACAAATCTACCGAATATATTTTTAATTTGTTCAATTATAATAGGCGGAAAATATATTTTTAAACATATTATTTTATTTGAATAGGTATTTCCGGCATTTAAAGAAATTTCTGCAAAGTTTTTTATAAAATCTTGATAACGTTCAGCTGCACTCATTGTAAACCCTTCAATATTTATATGACATTCAAATTCATTATATATTCCAATAATATAATCAAATTTGTTTAATATAAAATTAATAACATTTTCATATATTTCATTATTTATAAATAGTTTAAATATGCTATATTTAATAATAACCTGATTACCTATAGTATAACACATATTTTCTAATAAGTCTTCAATTTTAAATGAACTTGCGATTTGAGTTGCTAATTCATTTTTCTGATTTTTTTTAAATAGAGAATTCTTACCATTAATAGAATAATAATTTTCAATAAAATTATCTATCTGTGCTTCAATATTCATAATAATATTATAATATATTATTTTAATATTATTTAAATTTATTATTTATTTATTTATTTATTTCTTTTCTTCCTTCTTTTCTTCCTTCTTTTCTTTCTTTTCTTTCTCTGATAATTTATTATGCATGTCTTTTGTAACATCCATTGTAAATGTTTGTAGTTTACTTATAGTTTCTTTAAAATTTGCAATTTCTTCTACCAACATTGCAAATTTTGTATCCATATCTGTCATATATTCTGTAATATTCATCGTTTTTTTTCCTTCTTCGCTTTCAACTTCTAATTGAATACTATTTAAATTGGTACTATTGGAAATTTTTTCATCTAAAGAATTTATTCGTTTATCTAATATATTTAAATACATTGGGATTGACATCTTTTGTTTTGGTGGTTCTACTATTTGGTTCACCGTTGATGTAGGGGGAGTGGTGCTTTGTAGACCAGCTCGTCTACTTTTTGCTTTGCTAAGTGCTTGAGAACTCATATTATTAATATTATATAAATTTCTCTATATTGTTTATTTTTTTCTATATTTTAAGCAACCATATTCATTTTTATTGGTTCATGAAATTTATATTCTTTGGTCCAATTTATATCATTCAATTCGTAATCATTTATATCATATCTTTTATTAATTATAATTTTAGGAAATTGTATAGGTTCTCTAACTATTTGTGTTTTTAGTTGTTCAATATGATCTTTATAAATATGTGTATTGCCTATAAAATGTATAAATGCATCTGCCTCTAAACCACAATGAACTGCTAAAATATGAGTAAATAATGAATAAGAAGCTATATTAAATGGAATTCCTAGTCCAACATCGCCGCTCCTCTGAAACAAAGCACATGATAAATATTTGTTCTCTCGAACATGAAATTGACACGTCATATGACAAGGTGGTAATGCCATTTCATCCAATTGACAAGGGTTCCATGCTGTCAAAATATGTCTTCGAGAACTTCTTGTTTCTGGATTTGTTAAATCATCAATAATTTTTTGTAATTGATCGATACCTTTACTTGAATAATCCGTTCTAAAATTATAATATGGAGTGTTAAAATGTCTCCATTGAAATCCATAAATAGGACCCAAATCATTTTCACAATAATTTGTTAGCCCTCTTGAATCTAAAAATTCTCTAGATGCATTTGCATTCCAAATTTTTACTTTTTTTTCTTGTAATTCTTCATTGTTTGTAGACCCTCGAATAAACCAAAACAATTCTTCAAAACAAGACTTCCAAGCCATTTTTTTTGTAGTAATTAATGGTAAAGTACCATCTTTTAGAGAAAATCTCATTGTAGAACCAAATTTAGTAAGTGTTTCACCGTTTCTAGTATTTTCAATAGAACCATCATTAATTATATTTTGTATCAGTTCCAAATATTGATATTCTTCATGTTTATTCATTAGATATTAATTGAATTAATATTTATATATTTTCTAATTGAAAATATATATATGGAAGTAAATACTGACTTGAAAAATAATAAAGATACATTTATCTCTCATGTATTTTCTACAAGAGATGAAGATAAAGCGGAAATGTTAAATATTATCCAATATGCACTTATTGCTATTATTCCTGTTGTTATTTTAAACAAAACGATCCAAAGATTTATTCCTGAGGCGGATCCTGATAAATCCAGTATAGAACTTTTAGTAGAAATATCAATTCAATTAGTTCTTATCTTTATTGGTGTTATAATAATTCATAGAATTATTAGTTATATTCCAACTTATAGTGGATTTAAATACGAGAACCTATCATTAACAAATGTCATTATTGCATTTTTAATAATTGTATTTAGCATACAATCAAAGATTGGAATGAAAACGAATATATTAGTTGATAGAATAAATGTATTATGGAACGGTCCTATTGAAAAAATGGAGAACAATAACAATAATAGAAGTCATCATAGAAACAGTCAAGCTGATAATTTAGATCATCCTGCTTTACAAGAAGGATTATTTCCTCCAGGACCTTCTGTTCAACAAACCAATAGAGGAGGTAATGATACCATGCAAACTATTAATATGCAACAATCACAAATGTTAGCAGAGCCTATGGCCGCTAACTCTTTATTAGGAAGTTCATTTTCTAGCTCGTAAATTAATAATTTAAATATATATTATTAATTTACACAATAAAAAAATAATAATATATTTATATTATGAAATTATTAATAAAAAATAATTATAGTTTTCATTGGGAAATAATTGAATCAGTTATTGTAAAATATTATGAAATTTTAAAAATAGATAAAGAAACACCAATAGAAATATATTTATCTGTAAACAATGAAAATAGTTTTGTAAAATATATTGAAAAAAAATATCCTGAAATTAAATTTAAAAATATAAATGATTATGATTATTCAATAAATTGTACTGTTTATGATAAAAATTTTGATAAATTAAATATAGATATAAATTCAAATACAAAATATATTGCTCATGATATTACCGAAAGACTTAAAAATAATCCAAATATATTTTTTTTAACACCATTAGCAGTAAATAACATATTTAATGCAAATATTTTACCTTATTCAGATATTAAAATAAAAACAGATATACCTATTTATATTATTCAAGGTAATATCGAAAGAGGAAGAAGAAATTTTGGATTATTAAAAAAATTACTTGATAATGAAAGTTATAAATATGATTTTAAAATAAAAATATTAGGTAGAGGTAATCTTCCAGATGAATTAAAAAAACATAAAAATAAAATAATAATTAAAAGTAATTTAAATTTTATTGATTTTCATAAAGAGTTTTGTGATGGATATTGTATAATACCATTAACTAGTAAAGATAAACAACCACAATATTATAAAAATAAACTTACTTCTAGTATTAATTATACAAGAGGATATAAACTTAAATGTTTATTAGATAAAAATTTAAATGATATTTATAATTTAGAAAATGCAGAAATTTATAATGATAGTAATGATATAATAATGCATTTTGAAAAAACCCTTGAAGATTTCTATAATTCTAAAATTTGAATTTTTTATATTTAATATAATCACGTTCAACTATATTCATACATTGATGTCTAACGCGTAATACATTTTTATTAATATTCATTCGAAATGCACTCTCGTTATTTATTTCATATCTTGGTTGACCTCCCACATTATTGCAAAAATGTTGGGTCAATGGATAAAAGTGACCTATTTTCTTATAAATTTCATTAATCCAATCATCACAAAACCAGTTTATTATTTCCGGTGGGAAATAATATCCAAATAGTTCTTTATGTTTTCTAGAAACAAAAGATTGAGTTAATATGCGAGGATTATTATTAATCGGTCCAACTACTCCTATTCCATTTGTTTTTTCTAGAACACTAATACAATCATTTACCCAATTTGGAGTATGAAATTCTATATCATCGCCACATTGAAAAAAATAATCATAATTTTGTTCTAATGCACTATCGTACAATATATTCCACATCACAGTTAAATGTCCTTTTTTTACATTTTCCATATAAATAAATTCTATTGAAACATTTTTCATAATAGAAATAAATTTAATTATCTGTTTTTTTATTATTTCATTATCATATATCTTATCATTATTATCAATACCTATAAAAAATTTATATTCATGTTCTTGATTATAAGTAATCAAAAATGTTTTAAGTGTATGGTTAATTAAATATGTATCATTAAATTTTTCCCAATTACGGTCCTTTGACGTAGATGGTATTAATATTGCTATTTTCATAAACTATAATAAAATATAATTTAATATAGTTTTTATATTATTTTCTTGGTACAAAATCCATGTTCTCCAAAAAATTTATTTTTTGCAAGGAGTTCTCCAAATTATTTTGTTTAGTTAAATTATTAAATAAGTATTCAGTATTTGGGCTTTCCTCATTTTTCTTGATTTGCTTATATATTTCATCTATTTTATCTAATACTTGTTTTACCATAGATTTATTAACAAGAAAATCTATATTTGTAACAACATGTTCAGTTAACAATTCTACTGCAAAATATAATAAATATTTACGTTTTTTTGAAGTACCTAATGTATATTTTGCGCAAAAAAGTTCTCGTAATGATGTCATTAATTGATTTATAAAAACACTATTGTTTACTTTATCACTATAATAAACTAATATATCCCATATTAACCATATCGTATCACATTGAAATTTTGGTTCAACGTTCACATTTCTTCTTTTACATGAACATTTTTGTTTTCGTTTTCGACATAATAAATCAAATTCTATAACCCATTCAATCCAGTAACACGATGATTGCATATTTGGTTTAGGTCCACCAATATGATATGCAAATTCATTAATCGCTATAAATAATTCTTTTGGGTCTTCATTATGAAATATTGTATTTGCATAAGTAGTATCTTTCGCTTTAAAACGATCCTTAATAATAGTCATGTCAAATTCTTCCTCTTTATTAATTTTTATTGTTTCGAAACTAGGCTTTTTTGGTGAAAGACAAATAACAGTGAGTATTTCAGCAAATATAGATCGTATGTTTGTATTATTGCGTAATTCTAATTCAAAATTATAATGACGCTGGTTCATAATGTTTCTAAAAACCATGTATCTTTTTTCTAAATATATTATTAATTTTGGATTACCCACATGTATGTATTTTCCTACAAAGTGAAAAATACAATCCCATAATTCAGGAAAATGACCAGAACATACTAATTCTGCTCCCCAATAACACGACTGTTCAATATTACCTTTATTTATATTTTCTAATAAAGCTTTCTTCACATCAGACATTTTATAATTTGAAAAAGTTAATCCTTTAAATTCAGATGGCATTCTTTTATCATTAATTATTGAATTTTCTTTTACTGACATTATAATTATATATTAAAATAATTATAAATAAAAAACACATAAAGAAATTAATATATATAGTATATCCGGTTTTAGCTCAGTTGGTAGAGCGTTGGACTGTAAATGTTATTTGTGGCTATCCACAGGTCGCCGGTTCAATTCCGGCAAACCGGATTAATAATATAATATTTTATATTATTAAAAATATATTTTACAATATTTATAAATTTAAACAATCACTCTAGGTACAACATTAATTGTTTGTAATTCTTGAAAAAGCAATTTATTTGCATAAGGCATATCTACAAGTGCAAAATCTGTTCTATTATCACATGTTTTGCAATGATGAATTGTAAATTCACTTTTGTTATAAAATTTATTTGTTTGTCCGTCATTAAATAATGCAATCATTCCGCATTTTTTACAAACATGTACTTGATATTTATCTGATACATCAAACAATCTTTCTTTACAAAATCGAGTTGCTCCGTGAGATAATATCACATCTCTCTCCATTTCTCCTACTCTTAACCCTCCTGCTCGAGATCTACCTTCCATTGGTTGATGTGTTAAGCTTACTACCGGTCCGGTTGCTCTACTATGTACTTTATCATTTACCATATGTTTCAATCTTTGATAAAATACAGGACCAATAAATATACTCGTTTCTAACTGTTGTCCAGTTAAACCATCATACATTATTTCATTACCATAACTTTCATAATTCAACTTTTGTAATTGTTCCGCAATCGTTGTAACATTTAAATCACCAAAACTTGTACCATCCCCAAACATACCCAATTCTAATAAAACTTTTCCCAATAACGTTTCTTTTAATTGACCAATTGTCATACGAGACGGAATTGCATGAGGATTTATAATAATATCAGGTCGCAATCCATCTTTAGTATAAGGCATATCACATTCAGGAATAATATTACCACATGTGCCTTTTTGTCCATGTCTACTGCTATTACCAACAATCATTGGTGGACTATGTTGATCTTCGCGCATATAATAAGTGTGTGATGAAGGCATATCAATACAATATACTTTTCCACAATAATGATCGATTGTTTCTATTGTTTTTTGTTTTTTATTTATGAATGGCTGATTATTTATTTTGTTTATGTGTAAACAATCGTCTTTAATTACAGCAGACCAATTACAATGTAAAGCTAATCTACTCAATTCATTCAATAATAGTTTACTGTTTGAATAATATGTATATCCTTCTTTATTGCAGTCACCAAAATCACAATCTAGTATAGTATGCATCAATCTTCTAGACTGTTCTAATGATAAATTCCATATATATGATGGTAAAATGATTTCTTTGTTCAAGGACAATTTATAAAAATGTACGTATATTGATGGGTAATCATGTGTAATAATTATTTTTCCACTATTTTCTCTTATATATTTAATATCTAGATCTAATAATGCATTTTCTAATAATTGAATTAATCTTAAATTGCGAATATAAAATTCGATTTGTTGTTTATTAATTTTACCAAAATTAATATATACTCCAAGTAATATTAACCAAGAATTCATATTATATTCTTCTATTTCTATTTTTACATTATCAACACATCGATATCTATTATTCATTGTTTTCTGAAACTGTGATACAGATCTATGAACGCTACCCGCTTCTATTAAAGAATATTCACTTTGATCAGATGATTTTACGTATAACTTGTGATTTAATGTACACATAATTTTCAATTGGCTTGTCTCCATATTATACATATCATCGTCATGATCAAATATAAACTTTTCCATTGGAAATTCATAATGTAAAGATTGTTTTTTATCTAATGTACAAACTTTATGTTTATATATATTAATATCTTTTATTTTTATCCAACCTTTATTTGTTAATACTTCTTGGGTTCCTTTTACACAGAATTTATCACCATATACTGGTTTTCTATGATTTCGTACACGCACTTTTGCAAAATTATAACCATCTCCATTTCTATCTGTATAATTCTTATCAATATACGTTTCTTCTGATGTGCTGAAAACAATACTCTGATCTTCATATTTTATGATTTTTGTATGATCATTTCTATTTTCCTTAATTGGTATTGTTTTTGCTATAATAACATCGCGGTTTTCTATCATAGTATTTTCAGGTATAAAACCATGTTCATTCAGCTTGTTATAATTGCCAAACTTAATACCTTTTGTTCTTGTTGGGTCTGGTTTACAACGAATAATTTCATCTCTAATTACATTATTATCTTCATCTCTCTCTGTATGATAAATAGTTGCAGTAAACATACCACGATCAATCGAACCCTTATTTATCAATACACTATCTTCTTGATTATATCCAGAATGTGTCATAATCGCAACATGTATTTGACAACCAGATGGTACTTTATTTAAATGAATAGAATTCATTAATCGAGTATCTACTAATGGTCTAGTAGGATAAGTTAATACATACGATGTTTTATCCATTCTTTTATCATAATTCATTGCATATACACCAACAGCCTGTTTCGCCATTGCAGATTGATATGTATTTCTCGGAGCTTGATTATGATCCGGAAAAGGAATACAAGATGCTAATACGCCAAATATACTACTTGGATGTATTTCACAATGAGTATATTGTAAATTATTTGCCTTTTCATTTTTTGTTCTTAAATAAATAAGCGATTGGTTTTGTTCATCTGGATCTATATATTCAATAACAGATTCTGATAAAACCGATGATATCAGTAAATCATTCCATGAATATTCATCGTTTGATAATTTTTCAATAATTTCTTTCGTTATCATTACTTTACCATTTTTAACACGCAATACTGGTCGAGTTAATCGCCCACCATCACTGCATATTCGTATTTCTGCATTTTTATAATCAAAAATTATTGAAATATAAATATTAATAATTCCTTTGTACTTTTTTTCTTTAATGTTTTTATATAATTCAGATGGTTGATATGTTACGCCTAACCAACAACCATTTATAAATACTTTTACTAATCCATACATTTCAGTTGGTTCTATATCTTCTAATTTCTTAACATATGGTTCAACATATTCATATAAAGAAGAACTATTTGTTGCAATAGTTAAATGTGTCATATAACTAATTGTTTTAACCACACCAACCGATTGACCTTCTGGAGTTTCAGCTGGACATAAAAACCCCCATGTTGTATTATGTAATTTACGAGGTGCTATTAATTCACCACTTTTTTCTAATGGTGTATTAATACGTCTTAAATGACTAATAAACGAAGAATATGTTAATCTATTTAATACTTGCGCAACTCCTACTTTTGCAGTATTTGCTTGTTTAACACTAAAATCACCAGTTGCCAATGCTCGGGTAATTCCATTTTCTATTGTGGTTGATTTTATAATCTTATAAATATTTGTCATGTTTATTATATTTTCATAATCTTCTTTAGAACGCCATGAACCATTATTAATCTCCTTTATAACTTGTTTTTGCATTTCTTTGACCATTTTATTAAAATAATTTCTATATAAATTATTCAATAACGTTCCTGTTAATTCAATACGTTTATTTGTATAAGAATCGCGATCGTTAACCGATCTATAACCCAATGCGGTTTTTATTAGACAATTTGCCATATAACCCAAAAAGTATAATTTTTGTTCTTGTGTCTTACAATGTGGGAAAATATCATTATTTAATATATCTGTTGTAAATTCTTTTTTTTTACGTGCACCAGTATCTTTATCCATATTTATTGGAGTATATGCAACTGACGCAATCAATTGGTTCAATGCATCATCCTGAGACATGTATTTATTTGCATCAAATATAGAGGCTTGTAAATAATTTAATAATTCTTCATTATTTTCATTCTTTTCGTCTAGAATAATATACTGACAAATCTTTTTATCACTAAGAATATTAAAAGCTCTAAACAAAACAAATAATTCAATTGGATTTTTTATACGTGGTATATTAACAAATATACCATAACCAAATCCGTTATTTTTACTTGCAATAAGTAATTCTATTTGTTTTGGTGAAATACATTTGAAATCAGGTACTGATTTGATTTCCGCATAATATTTCCAACGAGTAGTATTTTTACCATTAAAACAATATACTCGGTTTTCTGCAGCACGTTCTTGTCCCAATACCGTCTTCTCAGAACCTTTTATTATAAAATATCCTCCGCAATCCATAGGACATTCACCAGTAAATGAATGAGATATATGTCTATTTTGAGTTAATGTACATATTGCAGATTTTATCATAATCGGCATTTTACCAATATTAATCTTAGGTATAGTCTTATTAATTATTTTTGGATTGTCCATTTTTTCAGAATTTCTAATAATATACTGAATGTTCAAATCAACAGTCATTGTTGACGAATAAGTAAAATTTCTCAATTTCGCTTCTTGTGGTAACATTAGCTTTGTTGCACCATTATTTTCATGGATTTGTGGCGGATATAATTTAAAATTATCAAATGTAATCAGTATTTCTAGCAAATATTGATCATGTTGTTCAACGTAATCATTTAATGAATGAATAACAACTGGATTAAACATTTTTATTGTACGTTGTATTTGAAAATTTACAAAATTATTATAAGATTCTATTTGATGTCGAACTAATCTATCCAAATGTTGACCTTTGAAATAAGATTCTATAATCTCATAAGGTTCTTCGGTATAGCTACCTAATTCACTTAAAACATCATCATTATTCTCTTTTTTTTTTAATTTCTCATTATCAATAATGCTAGAAATTGTATCAGATACATCGAATTGGGGTTCAATAATTGATTTGGCCATTATAAATTACGTTAAATATATTTAATAATTATTATTATATTTATTAATTCAATTTTTAAATGTATTAGAAAAATAATAACTAATAAAATAATGAACGATTATATCAATTTCTTAGATAATTATAAAAGTAAGGATATTAGTTATAATGACATAATTAATATTATAGAAATTAATAATATTGAATATGACATCAACTTCAAAAAAAAAAGAAAACAAAATAATTATGAAATATGGAAAAATCAACATGAAATTAAAAATGAGAAATTCATAGAACCAGAAAAATTGTTTATTGATGTAAATGTTAATAATTTGCAAGATTTGATAAATATTATACAAAATTTTGATTATCAAACAAAATATGAATATAATATCGATCTAAAATCTCTTCATATTATCAAAAATGATTTGATTGATTTAAATAATATGATAGGTATAGATAGTATTAAAAATGCAATTTTAAATCAACTGTTATATTTTTTACAAAATTTACATATTAATAAAGAAGATGAAAGTGATTATAAACATACAATTATTTATGGTCCTCCGGGTACAGGTAAAACAGAAATTGCAGAAATTATTGGTAAAATGTATTCAAAAATTGGAATACTTAAAAATAATATTTTTAAAAAAGTAACGCGTAATGATCTCGTTGCTGGATATTTAGGACAAACTGCATTAAAAACAACAGATGTAATAAAAAGTTGTATTGGTGGATGTTTATTTATAGATGAAGCATATTCATTAGGAAATAGTAATGATTTAGATAGTTTTTCAAAAGAATGTATTGATACATTATGTGAAAATTTAAGTAATCATAAAAACGATTTAATGGTTATTATTGCAGGATATGAAGAAGATATTAATAATTTATTATTTAATATTAACAAAGGAATGGATTCAAGATTTATATGGCGGTTTAAAATAGAAAATTACAATGCAAAAAACTTATTAGATATTTTTAAAAAAAAAATAGATGTTATTAATTGGAAATTAGAAGAAAATGTAATAAATGTAATATGGTTTGAAGATAAAATGGATCATTTTAAAAATTTCGGTAGAGATATTGAAAAATTTATATCCAATATTAAAATTGTGCACGCGAAAAGAATATTCGGTAAAGATATTCAATATAAAAAACTAATTAATAATGATGATATTATTAATGGATTTAATGAATTCAACAAAAATAATAATTATGTTAAAAAAATAAATTATAATCTTTATGTGTAAATATTTATAAAAAAATAAGTTGTTTTTATAATAAATGAGCGGAATAAAAGAAATCAAAGTAAGCCCAGATTTATTTAAAATATCCAATAATACAAAAAAACAAAGACCAAAGGCTGCGAAAAATATAAAGGTAAAATCGAATAAAGATGTAAATAAAAGTATAAAACGAAAACTTTTAACACTTATACGTAATAAACAAGAAGAGAAAATAAAAGAAATAAAATCAACCACGCCTGAGGTTTTAAATGAAATTAAAGGCGAGTTTGATGATTCGTTAGAATTTTTAAATAATTTAGCAAAAAAAGAGCCACAACAAAATTTGAATTCAACAATTAAAAATAGATCTATATTTTCTTCGCAAAATAATGTTCCAACTGAGTTAAAAGAAAAAGAAATTACTAACAGTATGATTATAACGAATAATGAACCTATTAAATTAAATATACCAGAAACCCCAAAATACGGTTGTTTAAAAAATGGAGATTTACCTACATATAGAAATTGGAAAAATCAAACTCAAAAGTGTTACGAAGAACCATCTAATAATTATATTGTCGAAACACCCAAAGAAAATGATAATAAAATAAATGAGTATAAAAAAAATCAAGCTATTATTAATGAAAATAAATATAAATCTCCAACTATGAAGAAGAAAACAGTAAAAAGAAATTATTCTATTGGACGATCTAAAAAATTTCCAAAAGTATCTGTTTTAGTTTCAAATAATCAAATGAGAAAAAATATTACCATGAAAAAATATTCATTAAAAGAGACGCCAATTCATGATGTTAAAAAATTTCTTATAAAACGAGGGTTTATAAAAGTTGGATCTATTGCTCCAAATGATGTTTTAAGACAAATGTACGAAACTGCTTCTATGGTATGCGGTGATGTGAAAAATCACAATCCTGATAATTTGTTATATAATTATTTTAATTACAATGAAGAATAAACATGTTATAGAACCAGTTAAATTATATATATTAAACGTATTAAAAATTAATATATATAATAAAATAATGAATGATCCAATTATTAAAGACTATTTAAATATAACAAATGATTATAAAGAAAAATACGGTGAAAAAATTATATTATTGATGCAGGTTGGTGCGTTTTTTGAAATATATGGATTAAAAGATATTGATGGAATTATTGGAGGTTCTCAAATATTAGATATTTGTTCAATATGTCAGTTAAATTTTTCAGAAAAAAAAAGTTCATATCAAAATAAACAAGTAATCATGGCTGGATTTCGTGACTATTCTCTTGATAAATTTATTCCAAAAATGATAGATTCTGGATATACAGCAGTTGTTTATGTGCAAGAGAAAAAAAATACTGGTATAATTAGAAAATTAGAAGGAATATATTCTCCCGGTACATATTTATCTAATGAGAACACAAAACCAAATAACATAACAAATAATATTATGTGTGTATGGATTGATAAAATAAAACAGAATTTTGAAGAAAGATTAATATATGGTATTTCCATTATTAATATATTTACTGGAAAATCATATATTTTTGAACACGAAGTACAATATTTATTAAATCCAACAACATTTGATGAATTAGAACGAGCAGTTTCGGTGTTCTCACCAAGTGAGGTAATTTTTATTTCTCCATTCGAGAACAACGTTGTAAAAACTATACAAAATTTTATTGGAATTAATAATATTAGTATTCATAACATAAATATTAATGATAAAAATGAAAAAATAGAAAATTGTACAAAACAAACATATATTAATCAAATATTATCAAAATTTTTTAATGAAGAATGTAAAAATCAATGTCAAGAATTCAATTTATATACAATTGCTTGTCAATCATTTTGTTATTTATTAGATTTTGTTCAAGAACATAATAATGGATTAGTTAAAAAAATCGCATTGCCTATATTTAATAATAGTTCAACTAGAACAGTTTTAGCTAATCATACTTTAAAACAATTGAATATTATTGATGATAATCAATACCATGGTTCTCTGTCATCTGTATTAAATTTTTTAAACAAGTGTACTTATTCTGGAGGAAAACGTTTGTTTAAACATCAATTGACAAATCCTTGTTTTGATGAGAACTGGTTAAATAATGAATATAGAAAAATAGATATTTTTGATAAAAACAAGGTTGATTATCTAAGAATAGTATTAAGTTCTCTACCTGATATGGAAAAAATATTAAGACAGATGTTAATACGAAAAATATATCCATTTCACATATGGCAATTATACAATAGTTTAAACGTAATACAAACAATATTTGAGAACATTGAAAATGATGAAATATATGATTATTTAACCAATAATAAAAATATAGAAGAAGAAATTAATAAAATAAAAGATTTTATAGACAACCATTTTATTATTGAAGATTGTAAAAAAATACAAACATTACAAACATTTGAATGCAATTTTATAAAAGAAGGAGTTTCACAAGAATTAGATAATTTGATTAATGAACAAAAAGAGAACGAAGAAATGTTTGATGGAATACATGCATTATTTAATAACTTTATGAGAACTAGTCAAAAAGATGCTGACACTGAATTTATAAAAAAACATCAAACAGAAAAATCAGGAGTATCATTGCAATTAACAAAAAAACGAGCATCAACATTAAAAACAATACTAAGTAAACAAAAAGTACAAGAAGTTCAAATTATTAATAAATCATTTTTATTAAGTGAAATCAAAATATCATCCGCATCTACATCAGCAGATGAAATTAATTTTCCATTATTAACCTATATTACAAAAAATAGAATAAAATTACAAGATCAAATAAACACTACAATTTGTATAATTTTTAATGAATTATTAGAAAAGATAGAAGAAAATTGGTTAAATAAAATTGAAGATTTATGTTGTTTTAGTGCAAAAACGGATGTGCTTGTTACAAAAGTACATATTGCTAATAAATATAATTATTGTAAACCAGAAATAGATCAATATAGCGAAAAATCATTTGTCAAAGCGAAAAATATCAAACATTGTTTAATTGAACATTTGCAAACAAGCGAGACCTATGTAACAAATGACATTCATTTAGGTTGTAATGATCAAAATGGTATATTATTATATGGAACAAATGCTGTTGGAAAAACAAGTTTAATAAGAGCATTGGGTATAGCTGTTATATTAGCTCAAGCAGGAATGTATGTACCATGTTCTAGTTTTTTATACAAACCATATACTGCAATATATTCACGAATATTAGGAAATGATAATTTATTTAAAGGATTATCTACATTTGCTGTTGAAATATCAGAATTACGTGTAATTTTACGCATGGCAGATCCGCGTAGTTTAATATTGGGCGATGAAGTATGTTCTGGTACAGAAACTGAATCTGCATTAAGTATTTTTGTTACAAGTTTAATGAGTATATATAAAAATAACAGTTCATTTATTTTCGCAACTCATTTTCACGAAATTTTAAATTATGATGAAATTAAACAATTAGAATCATTAAAAATATATCATATGCACGTTAATTTTGATAGAGAAAATGATTGTTTAGTGTACGATAGAAAACTTAAATTAGGAGCGGGTACAAGAATGTATGGGTTGGAAGTATGTAAATCTTTATATTTAGAAAATGATTTTCTAGATAAAGCTTATGAATTAAGAAATAAATACTTTCCAGAAAATAGAGGAGAACTTTCAAACAAAAAAAGTATTTATAACGCAAAAAAAATTAAAAGTTTATGCGAAATGTGTAATATAAGTATATCTACTGAAACTCATCATTTATTTCCACAAAAAGATGCATTACCAAACGGTTATATTGACAATTTTCATAAAAATTCACCTGGGAATTTAGCCGCATTATGTGAAGAATGCCATTTAAAAATACATAAAGAAAATAAACAAATTAAAAAGAAAAAAACAACAAAAGGAATTAAATTAATAGAAATGTAAATTATTTTATAAATTATTTATAAGTTATAAAATGTTCAAATATAATGAAAAAATAAATAATATTTTATTTATTTGTAAGAGACACGAAGAAATGCGAAAAAACAATGATAAAATAAGAAGAAATCTTGCTATTCGAGTGTTGCGAAAAGCAATTAATGAAATAAAACACAATTAATTACTCTATTGTATAGATATATATTTTTATAAATTATTATATATATATGAAAAGTGTATTAATTGATGCTATCATTGGCGCAATTATTTTAGGATTTATTTCTTTTTTATCAAGTGTATATGGCAATGATAAACAGTCAAGTCTTTATAAAATATTAGGTTTCGTTTGGACAATTCCTATTACTTTTTTCTTTTTTATTAATATGGCAGCAAGAGATAGTGGAAGAAAGGCGATTGACGATTTCACAAGACATGCGCTAATCGGTACAATATTAACAGGAATTATAGGTACAGTTGTATTGATATTACCCACATTTTCCAGTGATTTTCTTGTTTATTTAACATTTTTTTATGCATTGATTTTAACAATTTTATATTTTTATTATGATATTTATAATTATTAATTACTTAGTTGACCTATAATGCAATTACCATAACATTTTCCTTGATGGAAATAGTGATCTTTGGGATTTAATGATAAATCATTATAATGAGAACGCATATAAGGACCACTATTATCTCCAGCAACACATTTCTTACCACCCAATAACACACAACATGATGTTGAAGCACAAACATTATTTTCCAATTCTAAACATTTATTTTCAATTTTGTTTTTATTTTTATTATCATAATGACAAAATCCGGCCAACATAGAAGCACTGTCGTATATTGGTTTAGAGTGACTAATATCAGAGGTTCTGCTTAAAAATACGGAATCTTCATATACAGGAATAAAATTAGAATTCTTATATCTCATTTCATTTGGACTAACTAAATGTTTATCACTTGTTAAAGATGTATCTTCAAATAAAAATGAACCTAATTCTGTTTCTGTATCTTGTTGTTTATTATAATTTTTCAATTCTCTTTTTTTTGCTCTCATAAGTTCCATTTGTTCTAATTTATCTAAAACTGATGTACTTGGTTTAGGTTGGGGAGGGTCATATGAACGCCATTTTTTTATACTTTCTATTGCAATATTTAATTCATCAATCGACATATCTTTTATTGATTGTTTGATTGGAGTATAATTTTGATTAACTTTACTATTATATCCTGTTAATAATGCGCTTTCTTCTAGATCGTCTGGCCATTTTATAGCAGCATCTGTACTTTCAATTTCTGATTCTAAATATGCGATTTTTGAATTTATTTTTTCCAAACTACTGTCTTCATCATCTTGATCACCTCTTAGTGCATTATAATCTATTTCTGTACTTGTATCATATTCATATTGAGGATTATTTTCATCCCATGCTCCATCACCTTGTCTCATTTGATCAGAATACGCAGATGCAGCGGTTCCTTCATAACCTTCATAAATTGTATAGGATAATGCTAAAGATATAAAAATTAATAATAATAATATTATATGTTTACTATACTTCATATAATATTAAATTAGAAAATTGATTTACAAAAATAATTATTATATATATATATAAAATATAATGATTATTCCTATTAAATGTTTCACATGCGGCAATGTATTAGCAGATAAGTACAGATATTATACCGAACAAGTATGTAAAATTAAATTAAGAGATAATAAATCCTTAGAAAAAGTTGAATATTTAACAAACAATAATATTGACAAAACACCTGAAGGTATTGTTTTAGATGAACTAAAACTAAAAGATCCTTGTTGTCGTAGACATATGCTTACACATGTAGATATAGAATAATTTTTATAATATAAAATATTTTGTTAGTATATATTATAATGAGTTCTTGTGGTTGTGAAGCAAATTTAAATCCAAAGTTAATAAGCGGAGGAGGTAAAAGAAGAAAAACAAAAAGAAATTATAAAAAAGGTGGATACAAATACAAATCTGCGAAAAAATTTAAATCTATGAAACTTTCTCGATCTAAATCTCGATCTAAATCTCGATCTAAATCTAAATCGCGCGTTAAATTTTTTGGCGGTATGGGGTTAAGGCATTATTATCCATTAAATAAAGATCCTACATCTATTGGAAGAGCTGTTCCGGGAGGGAAAAAAATCAAAGGTGGTGCAACATTAACAGGAATTGGCGGTGCTCCATTTCAAGAAGGAGGTAGTACAGGCGCAGGTGGAATTGCAAATTTGACATTATCACAAGAAAGTAATGGTGGTAGTGACATAACAAGACAATCTATTACTTCTACTTCTACACCTATGGTATAATTTTTTTATAGCAATATATTATAATGGCAAGTTCTGTCAAGAGTTTTTTTAAAAATCTATGTACTCCATCTTATGTTTATTTAGTAATTTCTTCCATTTTTTTAATTGTGGCAAGTGTTCAAAATTATGGTAATATTAATACTTATTGTTTAGGTGATTATAGCTGTGAAGTAACAAGCACAACATTAATATTTTTTATAAAAGTTTTATATATTCTATTTTGGACATGGATATTAAATCTAATTTGTAATGCTGGATCAACTGGTATTGCTTGGTTTTTAGTTTTATTACCATTTATTCTAATGTTTATATTAATTATCCTTATGATGTTAAGGTAAATTAAATATTCACTCGCATAAATCAATGTATTATAAAAATTGATTTAAATATATTTTTATATTTTATAATTAAAATATAAAATGGAACCACATATTAAAATTTTTGAAGATAATGAGCTGTTTAAGTTTACACTCAGTAAAGTAAATGTAAGTTTAGCAAATGCACTAAGGCGAATTATGTTAAGTGAAATACCATGTGTTGTTATTAGAACAGAAACACATGACGAAAATAAATGTAATATTATATCAAATACTTCTAGATTACATAATGAAATTCTTAAACAAAGATTGAGTTGTATTCCTATTCATATGGATTTCGATCAATTAGAAGATCTTCCGGATAACTATATATTAGAAATAGATTTAACAAACAAAGAAGATCATATGATTTATGTTACTACAGAAGATTTTAAAATAAGAAATAAGTTAAATGGTCATTTATTAACTTCTGATGCAATTAAAAAAATCTTTCCTCCTTCAGAACAAGGTTATTATATTGATTTTGCAAGACTAAAACCAAAAATTAGCGATACGATTTTAGGAGAAGAAATAAAACTCGAGGCAGATTTTTCAATTTCAAATGCGAAAGTAAATAGTATGTTCAATGTTGTTTCAAAATGTGCATATAGTAATACTCCTGATCTATTAAAAATAGATAAAGCATGGAAAGAACAAGAAGCAAAATTATCAAAAGATCTATCAAAAGAAGATATTGATTTTAAAAAGAAAAATTTCTATATATTGGATGCTCAACGTATATATGTTGAAAACAGTTTTGATTTTATAGTAAAAAGCGTAGGTGTATATAAAAATATAGACATTGTTAAAAAGGGTTGTGAAATATTATATTTAAAATTCGAAAATTTAATTAAATCTATAGATAATGGTATTATAAATGTTTTATATAGTGATACTACAATTGAAAATTGTTTTGATATTCATTTAGAAGATGAAGATTATACTATTGGTAAAGTGTTGGAGTACATTTTATATACAAATTATTATGAAAAGGAAAAAAAATTATCATATTGTGGTTTCAAAAAATTCCATCCACATGATAATTTCAGTGTAATTAGAATTGCTTTTTATGAGAAAAATGATAAAAATATGAGTTTACAGTTTTTAAGAAATGCAGCAAGTGATGCGGTGGATATATACAAAAAAATGTATAAATCATTTTAGATATTTGATTATTATTTTTATATGTTTATATAAATGGATAAAAATATGAATATTCATATGTATATTGAATGTACAGAAAAATTATTAAAAGAAATATTACAGACAAAAGATTATAAATACGCATTTTTTTTATTATTAAATATATTAACAAAATACGACGATCGGTTTGAGGTACTTAAGAAATTAATTGATTAAATTTCAGTGACATTATTGAATATAGAACAAAAATTGAATTAATAAAATAATAATATTATTAATAATATTATTAATATGGATAAACGAGTAAACAAAAAGGCAGAAATTTATATTTCTAAAATTAAAGAAGATATCTGTAATCAAATTAGAGTTGCGGATGCGAATAATATTCAAAAAGTAATTGAATATATATACGATTACCCTAGATTGGTTTACGAAAAAGAGGATTTTGTAAAGAGAAAAAGATTAAAAAATACTATACCAGATGTAAATAGATGTTCTGCAAAAAGAGCATGCGGTGAACAATGTACAAGAAGAAAGAGGGACAATAGTGATTTTTGCGGAACACATGATAAAAATGCACCTCACGGCTTAATTAATAATAATGAACCACAGACAAAAAATATTGAAATTCGTACTCAAGACATAAAAGGTATTATTTATTGGATTGATAAAAATAATAATGTTTATAAGACAGATGATATTGTAAACAATATTGAAAATCCTAAAGTCATTGCAAAATATACTAATACAGATAATAATTATTCTATTGAAAATTTCATATATTAATTATTTGTTTGTTTGAAATTTTAAACTTTCTACCTCAGTTTCTTCTCTGCTTTCTAAAATAAAATTATTTACTTCAAGTGCTTTATGTACATCTTCTTTAAAATATTTTGATAAAGTAGTTAATAACATTTTTTTTGTTATTGCTTTCTTTACATTTTTCTTTAAATAAACCAATTTACCATCGTTTAAATTAAATTCATCTATTTCTTCATTTTTCATTAATTCCATTAGCTGTTGTGAAATTTTTTTTTGCTCAGTTTTTCTTTTTTGTTCTTCTGTTTTTAATTTGCGAATTTCATTATCCAATTTCACCCACTCTCGTAATGATTGTTTTAATTCCTCATTCATTATATATAAATATAAACAATATATTTTTATATTTATTCAGAAAATTATTCATTATATTATATTATATATATTATGAATATGATGTTTAGTCGTAGTAATAGAAAAACAACTAATATAGAAAATAAAACTAACGTATTTGTACCTATATATTACAAAATTCCTAATAGTAATACACCTACTATACCAACTAAACCAGTTGATGAAATAAATAAAATGAAATGGGGAAAACCCACCTGGTATTTTTTACATACACTTGCAGAAAAAGTAAAAACAGAAAATTTTGATAAAATTAAAAATCAATTGCTTAATATAATATATTCTATTTGTTGCAATTTACCTTGTCCGACCTGCGCTACTCATGCTCAAGCATATTTAAATAAAATTAATTTCAAAAATATAACTTCTAAAGATCAATTAAAAAATATTTTATATGTTTTTCATAATAGCTTAAATAAACAAAAAGGATATGATTTATTATCTGAAAGCGAATTAAATAGTTTATATCAAAAAGCACAATTTGTAAATATTACAAAAAATTTTTTATATTACTTTAGTGGTAAATACGCGGGTAATAAATTAACGGTTGATAATATACAACGTACTCAAGCGATTAATAATATTAAAAATTGGTTAAACAATAACATTCATAATTTTGATTTATAATTACTTTTTAACAATTCTACATCTATACTTTGTTCTCGATGGTCGATCGCAAACCTGTTTTCCACTTATACCAATAAACATTGTCAAATCTGTCATTTTGAATGAATCAATAAAAAGTGCCCACATAAAACCCAAAAAACCTATTACGAATGCATACAAAATTCCAAATCCTCCTGCGCACGCATTGTGTTTTTGCCATATGATATCTGATAGTATTAACAAAATCATTATTATTAAAAATGAAATATTAACATTCCATAATTTGTATTGTGATATGATATAAAAGCAATAACTTAATGTATAAAATAATGTCACTAATCCTAATGGTATATTTTTCGATATTGGTGTATTTGATACTCCTAAATATGTAACTGAACATTGTGCTTTTGGCTGAAGTGTATCATCATCACCTAAAAAATATGTACTAATTAAAGTACTCACTAAACATGTTATTAACAATCCTGATAAATATATCAATCCTTTTAAATCTTGATTAAATACTGACGACAAAGTAAAATAACTAACAATAATTAAAGGCGATAATCTAAAAAAAAGATATAATATTTTAACAACATCGATTTGCATTATATATTTATAATAGACAAATATATAATATATTTTATTTATAGTCCTCCGCGAAGTCTGAGAACTAAATGTATAGTACTTTCTTTCTGTATATTATAGTCTGATAGACTTCTTCCATCTTCTAATTGCTTACCTGCAAAAATTAACCGTTGTTGATCTGGTGGAATTCCCTCTTTATCTTGTAATTTTGTCTTTATAACATCAATTGTATCCGAAGGTTCAACATCTAAAGTTATTGTTTTTCCTGTAAGCGTTTTCACAAATATTTGCATCTATATTTAATAATATGTATATTTTCTATGTTATTTTTTAATTACTTTATCTAAATTGGTATGTAACCAATTATGTAACAATTCGATTGAATATTTTTTATAAATTTCATTCCAATTATTGTATCTTTTTTCACCAAACCAATTCTGCAAAATTTGTAATTTTTGTTCATCTGGTTCTAAATTATACATATTATAAAAGATCTCTTCGTCATCTTCACAATCAAAGTAAACTATATTATTATATAAATATCCTAAATAACGTTCAATTCTCTTTTTCCATATAGGCGTATAGTAACAATAATATAACCAATTTTGATAAATATCAATATTTAATAATGGTTTATTTGGAGGCACTTGTAATTTATAAATACATTCATTTTCAGGTATTTTCCACGATTTCATATTTACAATCGGTTTGTTTTTATATTTTTTACAATCTTTTTCTAATAATTTAATGAATATTTTTTTATCCAGCCCATTGTCTTCGTCTAACAAAAATATTCCACTAAACATTCTAGATATACATGCATATTTCAATATTGTATTATTTAAAATTTGTATATTATCAAATGTTGTTAATAATGTTTCATAACACATGTATCCTTTGGTTTTAAAGCAATTATTTATATAAATATAATCTTCTAGTATATTTAGTGATCTACTTATATTTAGGTCTAACCGACCCACCCAAGGTTGTATAAATTTAGGGTATGGTATTATATTTTCCATCATCATATATAAATCAATACATGGTTCACGGGTTGTTAAATTTATTATCAATGTTCCTATAATAGTATAATCATTTGTCTCTAACCATTCTAATGTTTTACTTTGCAAATATTTTTCTAAATTCACAAAAAATGCAGAATAAAGCATATAATAATATTTCCAAATTAGAATAATTGATTGTTTTTTCCATCCAGAAAAATACAATTCATATATCCAAAATAGTGCTTCGTCGCTATTTCTATTTAATAAAGACAAAAATAAAGAATGTTCAATATAATCTTTTTCATATAAATATCGTGTTAAGTTCATTTTTAATATTAATCTATTTCTCTAAATAATAATATAATCAATTTTTATAGATATGGAAAATAAACGTAAAACATCAAAAAAAGTTATTCGTAAAAATAAAACACTTAAAAATAAAAAAGACCATAAAATAATTATTGTTGAAACATTTATTAGTATGCTTAATACTGTTAAATTATTTCATTGGAAAACATATTCTTATTCTACTCACGAAGCAACAGATAAACTTTATAAAGAATTGAATGAACATATTGATGAATTTATTGAAGTCATGTTAGGAAAAAATGATAGCCGTATTCCGAATTTCGTCATACATCCAAATTTAGTAAACGATCCTTTACATAAAACATTCAAAAAACAAATACACAAATATAGAGATTTTTTAATTAAATTAGATAAATATTTTAACAAACAAGACACAGATTTATTGAGTATAAGAGATGATATTTTAGGAAATATTAATCAATTCTTATATTTATTAACATTTGATAAATAAGATATATTATAATATATATAATGTACGATATCTCAAATCAAGAACTTGTTTCAAATTCTTTTTATGTAACATATGCATTTCTTATGACTACCGCAACAATTACTTTTATTGAAGCGATTAGAACTAAAAATCCTAAAATTCGTAATATTTTAAATTTAGAAACATGTATTTCAGTTGTTGCTGCTTTTTATTATGGTCAATTCGTCGAAGAAATTAAAAGTGGTGCCGATTATGAAAAAATAAATGTTACAAGATATGTTGATTGGTCTATTACTACACCTATTATGTTACTAGTTCTTGTACTCGCATTTTTATACAATAATAAAAAAGGTCCAATGCGTTTTAGTAATTATTTAATCATTCTTCTTTTCAATTACCTTATGTTAGGATTTGGTTATGTTGGTGAAATTGGTATGTTAGATAAACAATGGGCGAATACTTTTGGTTTCCTCGCTTTCTTTGCATTGTATTATTTCATTTATGTAAAATATATTGCGGGTAATAAAAATAGTGATAATAATATGTTATTTGGTGCTTTTGTATTTTTATGGGCATTATATGGCGTATTCTATACTATGGACAGCGTTACAAGAAATGTAGGATATAATGTGTTAGATTTATTTTCTAAATGTTTTGTTGGTATTTTCTTTTGGGCTTATTTTACTGGCGTCTTTAAACTATAAAGCATTCCATATAAATCCGGTAAATAATCAGAACTGTCATTTAATTTTCCTTTTATTTGTCTTAATAATATATTATTCAATTGTTTTCTCTTGAATAATACTTGTTGTCTTTTTTTATATATATTTTTCCATGTTCTTTGAACAATTTTCAACCAAAACGTCTTTAATACCACATTATACACACCAGAATTGCTAATATGTAACTGAAGAATATGTACACACGGATTAAATATAAAATCGCAACTATAATCAATCAAAAACTGACATATTGAATTAAAATCATATTTGAAAAATGTTGTATTCGATACATTAGAAGATAAAATATATCCATCTGTATTTCTTATAAAACCGGGCATTCCAATATAATATTTACCGTCTGTTTTATCTTGATCAAATTCAATATTATTTGATTGTTCATCGAATAATATTGATATCCATTGATCATAATTATCGTCTTCTATAATACTTTCTAAAATTATACTTGAACTTATTGAAATATCACTATCGCTATCACTATATTCGATTATTTCAGATAATTCAGTCATATATTCGAATAATGTTTCTTCTTGAATTGTTTCCATTTATATATTTATAAAAAATTTAATATATAAATTCAATTTTATAGTTATATAAATAATAATATATGTTATATATTATATGATTTGGTCTAATTTATGGTATGGTTTTAATTTATTTAAACCAAGTATAAGTTATACGTCTATACATAATTCAAATAATCCATATATACCAATCGGTAGAAGTATTATTAATATTAATTCTAATATAACTCAATGTATTACATTTAATTCTGCCAATAATATAATGAAATCTTCCGTTATTGGCGGCGATGAAAGATATAATAAAACAAATAATCATGAAGAAATATGGCAAATTTATTCAAATATTGAAAAAAAGGGTTTATTAGATTTATTACAAAGTGATATATATCCCATTCCTGATAAATTAGAATTATTAGTTTATTATAATTTTATATTTAATCACTCTTCTCGTTCAAGTATTTTTAACGGTGGATTATTAGATGATTATAATTTTGAAGATTTTTGAAATATTTTATGTCCATGAACTTCTAAATAATCATGTTTATTCAAAATATCATCTACCACTTGTAAATTGTCGTTACAATCATTCATATATTCTTTTGTTTCCTTTATTTTATTATTTATGAATTCATTTGTTGCGCTATCAAAAAACGACAATTCCTCAAAATCGGCTTTTTGACACCTCTCTAACTCAGGAGGTGGCATTTCAAATAATTTTGGTAAATTTTTATTTTTTAAATTTGTTTTTAATGCATTTCTTGTTATTTTTGGAATTGGTATGAATTGCGTATTCGAAATAAGTATTTTTAACCACTCTTGTTGTTGTTCGCCGTCAAGTGAATTCCACCATTCAAGTTTCTCATAATAATCATCTAATCTTGTAATATTACGTGAACCAACTGGACTATTCGTATCTATTTCTATTTTTTTACTGAAATTTGTCATTTATATAAATATATAAAATTTTACTTTTATATTTTTTATATACATATTATCATAACAATTTATATCAATGAATATTATAAAATAAAATATTACTGATATTCTCGATTTTATTACCATTGAATGATTTAAATATAACATTTTTAAATCATATATGCTTTAAATACTCTTTTTATATATCTATTTCTATTATTATTATATAATTTAATATGATTTAGTATAGTATATGAATAAACGCAAGGGCATGAGTAAAAAACAAGCTAACCGTATTATCGAAGAAGAACTCGGTAAACACAGCGAAAAAGATAATATTAAAAATATCTTTGAAAATTTTACTTATTTGTCTGCAAAAGAGCGTAATAATATTGAAAGTAAGTTTGCAAAACCAAAAAATGAATCACAAGCTAGATATTTACATTGTTTGAATAAACAAAGTAATAAAATTATCATTTCTACTGGTCCAGCAGGTACAGGTAAAACACTTTTTGGTACAGAATTTGGTTTAAAACACTTCCTTATGGGAAAATATGAAAAAATTATTTTTACTCGACCCGCAGTAAGCGCTGATGAAGACTTAGGTTATTTACCCGGTACATTAGAAGAAAAAATGGCACCTTGGATAAGACCCATTTATGATATATTATATAAATTTATCTCACCTGCAGAAGTTACTCAATTAATTGAAGATAAATTCATTGAAATTGCTCCTTTAGCATATATGAGAGGACGTACATTTAAAAATACATGGGTTATTGCAGATGAAATGCAAAACAGTCTTCCTACTCAAATGAAAATGTTATTAACACGACTTGGAGAAAATTCTAGGATGGTTATTACGGGCGATTTAGACCAACATGACCGTCACGGTCAAGTAAATGGTCTTGCTGATTTTTTAGATAAATTCAAAGGTTCTCGTTCAACTTCTATTATTAGTGTTGAATTTGAAACGGGGGATATACAACGTGAAGAAGTGATTAAAGAGGTTCTCGATATTTATGGTGGAGTTGTTCCACCTGAATATCATAATTATATTGATCCCGATGAACCATTATTAATCAATGATGTTAATACGGATTATGAATAAATATTATATTTTTTCAAATTTATAATCTTTAAATGGTGGACATGCATCTACAAATCTACTTATTTTTCCTTCTCCTAATAATGAATATGCATGTTTTCCCACATAATTATAGTAAGTTTTATGATTTTGTATATAATGACGCCCATATATGTTTTCTTTTTTTCCCGCTATTCTATAAATCTCATTTACAATATAATCTAATTTATCTTCATCAACTACTTCTAAAAGTCCTGATTCAAAAACAATATACTCATCTGAAGAAAATTTACTTAATACATTTTCTACTTTATCACTAATTGTATTTTTACAAGAACCGCATCCATTCATATCAATACATGTATCGCCACATCCATATGTATTAGTAAATATTGTTACCATTTTACCTGATGTAGTATATGGATTACCTAATACCAATAATTTTTTATTTTCTTTTTTTGCCCTTTCTTCTGCTTGTTCATATAATTTTACAGCCTCATTATTTGCTGCAAAAATTCCATAAATAATTATACATATAAGTATTACATATTTTGATAAAGATAATATTAAAAATGTTTTCATATATATATAAATTTAAAAAATTTTATAAAAGAAGAATTAAATGAATTTAAAAATTATCATAAAAATCAAGTAAACGTCATTTTTCATATTTTAACTGATATTGTTTATATGAGTTGTTTAAATGTACTATTATTTAATGGTAGATTGTTGGTGGGTTATTTTCTACTTATTGCATTTTCTCATAATATATTCGACGCAGCTTTATCTATATTATTCATCTATATTGGTACATGTTTTATATTAAAATACAAGTTGAAACCAATTAAACTAACTTTTATATTTTTGTTTGCTTGTTTTGTTTTACCTGAAATATCTCATTTATTAACAAATGAGAAAATTCAATTACAGCTTGAGAACCTAACGGTTTATAAATTCTTAACAAATATATTCTATTTTTTACCATTTAGTATTAATACTTTTAATAATCTATAAAAAAGAACATTCCTCCCCATATTATATGCCAAAGTGATGGTATTGATGATGTTAATAAAATATACATTAAAATATTGTTATGTTTATTTGAAGTAAAATATAAAATAGCTAATAATAAATAGAATATAATGAAATATAGAATATAAGATGCAACAAATTGACTTATCAACATACCATATCCATTAACCCCCATTGAATTTAAATTATTTACATATAAACTTCTCGCCCAACGTGTATATCGTTTTGTTATATTTTTACAAACATCACTTTTTGCAAAATGTAATTTTAATACAATTCTACTTTCAGAAGACGTGGTTTTATCTATTTTTATATAATGTAATGTATTTGCATAATCAAACCCCAATATATCATATTTTTCCAGTTTTTTATTATAATTATCATCCGGTATTATAGTTGTAACATTATCATTTGGTTTTATGCAAACTAATACTCTATATGTATGGCATGGATAAAAAGGTGAATCAGTATGTAAATTTGTAAATGAATAATCCGAATTACCTGTTGTTTTTGCTGTAAAATATACTTCATTTATTTGCGATATGCTTTGATATTCTGGTCCTAATAATTCTAATATTTCATCATTTACAATATCTATTTTTGATTTTATATTTTCTGGTAAATTATCATTATAAATATGTGTAGTTGTTTTCAAATCACTTGTTAAATTATTTTCTATTTCTAATGATAATTCATCTATATTTTGTGTATTTTTTATTTGTGTATCTAATGTTTTTTCTCTATTTAATGTTCTAAACAGATACATAATTATTTCATACACAATAGAAAAAATTATTAAACAATTTATGATAATATTTTTATTAAACATTTTAAAATTCATATATATAATAAATATAAATTATATATATATTAATAATAATAATTTGGTGTGCATTTTTCATTATTTATATAAACACTATTAAACTCTTGATAAATATTTGAATAATTTTTTTGTGAATTATAAGAATTCATATTGTTCTGATATTGATTAACAGATGATACGCCCAAAATTACACGATCGTTTTTTCTCATTTGAGAACCCTGTTTAAACCATAATAGCGCTATATCCAAATAATCATCATTTTTTAACCATAGGTTCTCCAACATTTGTAAAATTTCATTTTTCCAGAAAATATTTTGATAAATCGAATTATTTTTAAAACGAGAGTCAGGTAAATCTTCTTTCAAATTTCTATATTTACCTGTTAATAATCCTCCAGCAAGTGGATTATAACCCCAAAAATCTATATCATATTCATTTAACAACGGAAACATTTCCTCCACTTTTCTACAAACTATATTATACATTCCTTGATATACTTTTGGTTTTCTATAATCGTTTTTTTCACATATTTGGAGAACTTCTTGTGTTTGTGCTAGTGAAAAATTTGATAAACCATATTCTTGATATTTTTCTTGTCTCCATAATTCATCACATGTTTCTAATGTTTCATGGATGGACGTTTCATAATCTGGACAATGTAGAAAAAATCTATGAACGCTATCCATTTTCAGGTTCTCCAATGATGTGTTTAATTGTATTAATAAGTTCTCTTTATTTAATTGACCTAATTTACCTGTTGTAAAATCATTTCCAAACCATGGATTTGCTTTTGTTGTTAATTTTGGTAATTTTAAATTACTTGGTAAATCAGTTAGAATATTACCTAATATTTTTTCTGTCTCTGTGTTTCCATAATAATATGCACTATCCAAAATAGGATCATCGCATGTATTTAAATATTCATGTATAATACTCGAATATTGTTGTGTATCTTTATTTGAAGAATGAGGGTAAGCTATATTCATTGTACCTAATATCATTTTTATAAAATAATATTAAATTATTTATTTTATTGCTACGCATATTATTTTTTCATGTTTTCTTGATCAATTTTATTACTCTTTTCTTGTTTTTCATATATTTTCATTATGTTTAATACTGCAAGCACAATACTCAAAACAATCAAAACATATTTATTTAATTTTCCCTTAGTATATATTAAATACAAAAACAAAAACATCTGTAATAATAAACAATCTGCTGGACCAAAACATATTCCTTTATAACAAGTTGAAATATCTAAACCATTATCATCCAATGATAAATGTGCTGTAATAAACAATAATGCCTCTAAACCAAATAATATTAATATATATAATTTATATTGAGGTAAAACTAATGCAAACCCTATAGCTATAGAAATCATTATTAATGCATCCATAGTATGATCCATAAAATAACCCCATTTAACAGCACCAGTATTTCTATATCTTCCTACTGCGCCGTCTAAATTATCAGTTATAATGTGAAAAAATATACCAATTGCAGATAAATACAACCAATTTATATTTTTTTGTGATTTGTAAGCACCATATATAACCATTGTTGACCATAATGCAGAAATTAACGTTAAATTATATGTTGTTATATAGCTAGGTAAATGAGGTACTAATTCACGTAATTTTGTAATGAAAGGTTGAATTAAATTAGGATTTTTTTCTGTTTTTTTATCCATTATTATATAATAATACTATATAATAATATTAAATAGGCGCATCTGTTGTATGTGTAAAGAACCAATATGTATCATATACGTGGAAAATACCAATAAAAACCAAAGCCAATTTTTGAAATCTCGTTAATTTGGTAACAACCGCCAAATAGAATAAAAATAAAAAAGCAAATCCATGATACAATGACTTTATTATTTGATTTTGTGTCATATATTAATATGTTAGATTTTATCCATAAGTAACTGCATTTTTTATTTTATCATGAATATAATTAATAATATTCTTTTTTTCTTGACAAATATCACAAAACGTCATAGAAAGCAATACGCGTTTCTCATTTTTTCCTATTTCAGTTGATTTATGAAATATTTCGGATCCTTTAAATACAATAATAGAGTTTGGCTTTAATTGTAATTTCTCTTCTTTTCCATTTAATTTATAATAAAATTCATTCTTCGATACGCCATCTTTTGTTGCATTTTCATTTACTGATGTGTACAAAACCACATACCGATCACCATAATAAATAGAATTATCAATATGCCAATAAATATGATCTCCTTCTTGCGAATAAACCAATAAACTACATGAATTTATATCACTTGAATTTGTTCTTTGTAATGGTTTTTTTATCAAACTAGACAAATATTCTAAAAATTCGGAATTATAATAAGTTTCTAAGCATCCTGTATAATTATCTGTTTTATGCATATCTATAAAATTCATACCACTTGCTTTTCGTACTCCTAAATTTTTCGAATTATACATAGACAAATCTTCAAATTGATCTGAAATCATTTTATGATATTCTGGTACAAATACATCTTCAATATACTTTATTTCACCGTCTAATATTACTTTTTTATTTGGATTTATTATTTTTGGATATTGTTTTTTGATTTTTTGTAGTCTATTATAGATATGTTGTAAATGTTGTTGAACGTCTGTATTTTTCTTATCAAAAAGCAAAAAAATTAATAATAATAATACTATAATAGCTATTAAAATATATATAATTGTTTTTTTTTTCAGTTTCATATATATTATAATAATATAATATATATGAATATTTATAAAAAGTTTATAATATTTATGTGATACAACTATAATCGATATTGAATAACCATATTATTGCTATTAACATAAAAATGCATGATGTTATATAATACTTAAATTTAATTAATAAAAATAATATTAATAATGCTATTATCAAACCAGGAACAAGATAGAATTGCGCATATTCAAATAATGCACGATATGTTCGTTGCAAATTAAACGACCCTGGAAAAGATACAAAAATAGATGTTTCATTTTTTAAATCATAATGTTTTCTATTATCTATATTTTTAAATATTTCTTCTTCATTATCTACTGAAATAAAATGAAATTCTTTACATAATCTGTTAAAAACTACCTGATCTGATTTACATTTTTTTGTTAAAGATAATTCTAATACTTTTTTTAAATATTTTACATAACCCATATACATTCCTGTATTTACAATGCCTTGATTATTACAAGATGGATATACCATTTTTTCAAATCCCCCAAAATGATTTGGAATATTTCGTGAAAATACCAATTTATAATCTTTCCTTTTGAATATTTCTATAGATTTTTTTGGATCATCTAATATAAGACTATCAAATCCATCTAAAAATATAATTATCTTATTATCATCCATATTTTTTATGTAATCATATATTAATTCAAATTTCATTTTTAATCCTCTCCATTTTTCTCCCATACCTAATACTGTTATTTTCTCATATTTATTATTTATTAATTCATCAAATTTCCCTTCTTTATGAGTTGCTACTGTTATTATTTCATATGACATTATATATATATATAATATAATAAATAATATATTAATTAGACTTATCAAAATGATATAGCAAATGAAAAACTAGCATACTTAATGAAAGAGAATATACTAATATAAAAGTATAAACATTTTTTGTTAAATATTTAAATAAAACAAATATTACGATTATTGGAAATAATATACCAAAAAAATGTGTAATATCTGAACATTTATAATATGCAGTATCGTTCAAAGCATAATAATTAAAAGTAAAAAATAATACTAATATTGACGTAATAAACAAAACTATAAAATTTATTTTATTTTTTACAAATACATAATATAATTTTATAATAGTTAACAATAATATTAAAAACAACAAAAATAATAATTTTATATCAATATTAAAAAAAGGTATTTTCATCATATCTTGTTGAGACCAAAAATAAAAAGATTTATCTTTAATCATTATATTATTCAATAATGTTATATTTGATTCATCTTCATAAGTATGAAATAATGTTGGACCAACATAACTATTAAATTTTTTTGTATTACGAATTACATCAATATGATAGGTTAACATTAAACTTGAAAATTTCTCCATACCTTTGTCTGAAATTAAATATGCTGCTGCACTACCGCATACGTCCCCATTTATTTTTTTATATTCTTTACAAAATCCTTGTTTATGTAATAAAATTATATCCCAATTTGAATCTTGTTTACTAATTCTTTCTATTGTTTCATTTATTTCTTTATTTAAATCAATATTCGGTATTGTTTTAATATCATCTTCTAATATTAATGCAATTTTTACATTTTCATTTTTTAATTTTTCACATAGTTTAATATGACTTAAACCACATCCTATAATTTTATTAGTGCAAAAAATTTTACAAATTGGATGTACGTTTTCTTCATTTACATTTACTTTATTTCCATCTACTCCACTAAAACGATGTACCTTTGACATATCATAATTTATTTTTTTTAATTCATTATTAGTACGTTCGATATTCGCCTTATCTTTATCCATATTAATAATATAAGTTTCCATTATACATTTACAAAAGATTTTTTATACGTATAAACTTTGCGTCGTTGCTACAAATTTCAATATCATTCCTTCTATTTGTGACATTCTATGCATACATGTTGCTTTTTGTTGTTTTTCACTAATTTTCATTAATTCTTTAGATATTGTACATATCTTAAGTATTCCTTTTGTAAAATCTCCCAATGAAACTTCTCTATCTTTTAATTTTGTTTGTACAAAATATTTACATTGTTGTTCATTCTCCAAATCACACCAATGTTGCATTATATCTACAAATTCCATTGTCAATGGATCATAATAATTATCTCCGCTTTTTACTTTATAATTATTTTCTAAATCGCCATATTTATCATACAATTTACTTATGCTATTTATTATTTTTTTTAAATATGAATTGTTCGTTTGTGGTATATGTGAACGATAATGATCTATTACTTTTATATCACAAAATATAGACAATATTCCAACTATGTCTCTAGAGCTAAATTCTTCAAAATAATTGGTTTTTTCTAATAATTCACTAATTATTAACGAATGTATTTCCGCTATATTTGATGCATTTTCACCCAAATGTGTAAACTCGTAAATCATTTCTTCTTCACAATATTTTATAAAATTTGTTTCTACTAGCAAATCACACATGTTTTTCACACCGCAATATATATACAGCCTACAATATTCAATATTATTTAATGATTTTTCATAATCATTTTTCAAATTATTTAACTTTTCAATATGTCCTACATCTGTCATTATAAATTTATAATCAGATTTAATGTTTTGTAATTCATGTTCTTTGTTTTTTCGTTGTTTGTTTGATGATTTTTCTATTATTCCATTAAATATATTCGTGTTTGTTAATTCTAAATATTTTTCACATACTTCGTAAGGTGTACGTAAACTTTTATTATATAATTCTTTTTTCAATATTTGTTCTTGTAATTCATTCGCAATATACTCTTCGGCTGAACATGATTTGTTTAACTCCTCGCGTAACATACTCTTATCTACAAATTGTATGAAATCTTCTATTTTATTTTTTCCATGTTTCATTAAATTTAATATTACTGAATAAGACATCTGAAATTTTGATACCAGCTTCTGAGGTTTTCCACATAATATTTCTTCATAATCATTTGCATACGGTAATTCAAACATATTATTACAATGTACTACATGTCCAATTGTATCTAATCCTCTTCGTCCTGCTCGTCCAGCCGCTTGACTATATTCATGTGGAAATAAATTTCGCATTTTAGTTCCATCAAATTTTGTTAAACTTGTAAACACTGCAGTTCGAATTGGACAATCTAAACCAATCGCGAACGATTCAGTTGCAAAAAGCAATTTTATATGTTTACGTGATATCATATATTCCACAATTTCTCGTAAAATCGGTATCATTCCAGAATGATGTATTCCTATGCCCTTTTCCAATAATTTAACCAAGTTTTCATATTCAGGTAAATTCATATATTCTTTGTAATTTGGTAATTTTCTCAATATTTGATCACATTCTTGCTTTATTGTATATGGAACTTTTGTATCAAATTCTAATATATTTGTTGTTATTGCATTTGCAAATACTTCCACATTTTTTCGTGAAAATACAAATGCAATTGCCGGTAACATTTCATTTTCTTTTAATTTATTCGCTAAGTTATTCAATACATGTGTTTTATTTATAAAAGCATTATTCTGATGCATCAAGTTTAATGTTGATTTAATTCTCAAATAACCATCTTCCTTAAATTTATCTTTACTCGTTTTTAATGTTATAAAATTATTTGCTACATCACGTATTTTCTTTTGGGTCTCTTTATCTTTTATTTTTTTAAAAACTCCTTCATTTGTTGTTAAGAAACCATAATGTGTCAATGGTACAACCCTTTGATAAGTACTTGATAAATATACTTGTTTTTCTTGTGAACCTCTTTCACACCACTTTGCAAACTTTTCTGGACTATCTATCGTAGCCGACAGCATTATCATCTGAATATGTTCAGGTAACATTAATATCGTTTGTTCCCAGGTTTGTCCACGATATTCATCATTAATATAATGCACTTCATCAAATATTACACATGCCAATTCTTCATTTATATTTAATTCAAATTCAAAATCTTTTTTTAATTCATCGGTTTGTTCTAATGAAAACAAATAATTCATCAATATTTCAGTTGTCATAATCAAAACATCCGCACAAGGATTTGTCTTTATATCACCAGTAAATAATCCAAAACTTATATCTGGATATTTATTTGTAAATTCATAATATTTTTGATTGGATAATGCTTTTATAGGACTGGTATATACTACTTTTTTTCCTTTTGATTTAAAATATTCTAATGCAAATTCCGCGGGTAACGTTTTTCCAGAACCAGTATGTGCAGTTACCAAACTATGATTACCAGTAACAATCGCTTCAATTGAATATTTTTGAAAATCGGATAATTTGAAAGGATATTTTTCAAAATATTCATCATAGCTTGTGTTTTCATAAGGATCGTTGCAAATTACCACCATTGTATAAATATATATAAATATATATATAAACATTTAAATAAATATTTAAATCAATTTTGTAATATCATTATAAATAATGATCTCGTAAATAATAACATAAATAATCTATTATTTCTTCATTTGCTATATAATCACAATGTGTTACACTTTTTATTATATTTAAAAAATCTCTATTTATTAATTCGGTTTTGTTTCTTATTAAATAATCGAAATAAAACTGTAATATCGTTTTTTTATCCGTATTGTATTTTAAACTAGTTTCGTGTAAATAAATATGTATTTCTTGTATTGTTGTTTCTTTGTTTAATATATATTTATGTATATTTTCATAAACACTATTGTTTAATACACTATTTTTCCATTCTTCAAAATTCAGCCCTTGATTTAATTGAATAAAATTTATTATACTTCTTATATCTGATTGATATATGTTTTGTATTGATACTATAATATCTTTTGTTAAATTCAAATTCTCATTTTCTGATAAATTATTTATAAATTTGTATATTTCATCTCTAGGTAACTGATTAAATCTAATATTTATAAATTCGTTTTGTAATGATTCATCCACCTTACAAATATAATTACATATTAAACAAAATTTTACATTTTTATTACATGATTGTAATAAATACTTCAATGCCTGTTGAGCATTTTTGGTCATATAATCAACCTCATCTAATATTACAAATTTCACGCCCGTCTCAAATAAATTATTGCTTTTTACAAATGTGTTTATTTGATTTCGTACAATATCTATACCTCTTTCATCAGACGCGTTTAAATGAATAATTTGACTTTTACTTATTTTATAAAAACGGTTTTGATATTCATTTATTAAATTTATAATAGTTGTTGTTTTTCCCGTTCCAGGTGGACCATAAAACAATAAATTAGGAAAATATCCCCGTTCTAAAATATTATTAAATATTCTTCTATTCATATTATCCAATACAATCTTATCGAACTGTATTGGTCTATATTTTTCTACCCATGGCGTTGTTTCATTCATTTAATAAATATAAAAGTACTTTTTATATTTATTATTTAAAAAAATGAATTAAATAATAAACATGATATATTATATTATGCAGCTACGTAATAGAAATATTCCTAGTTTTTATGATACATCAGTTACTTATAAAAATCACAATGAAGAACAATATGATAGTATTTTTTTAAACCTCAAAAAAGTTAATGAAATCAATTATCAGAATGATTTAATTCTTATTGAGAAACAACAAAACCAAATTATTAAAAAACTAAATGAAATTAAAAATGCTATAAGATAAATTATCAAAATTGAATTAGTTTAATTTATATTATTATTAAATATATTAATAATAATGAATTCTTATTTAGAGATTATTGTAGGTCCGATGTTTGCCGGTAAAACTAAGAGACTAATATCAACATATAATCATTTTAAAACTGCGGGAAATATAATTGCTATTAATAATCATTTGGATATACGTTATGGTAATAACGTAATATGTTCTCATGATAATCAATGCATTCCTGCTTTAATGATTAATGATTTATACAATGCTTGGTTTTTCAAAGAAAATGAATTTTACGATGATTTACATAAAAGTGATTTTATTCTAATAAATGAAGCACAATTTTTCAAAGATTTATATATTATTGTTTCTAATATGCTTAAACACGGTAAAAAAATTTTCTTATATGGGTTAGATGGAGATTTTAAACAAAATAAATTTGGAGAAATTTTAGATCTAGTGCCACTTTGTAATTATATTGAAAAACTCAAAGCGATTTGTAATTATTGCGGAGAACATGCTTATTTTACACATAGATTAGATAATGCAATTCAACAAGTGCATATTGGTAATGATAATTATGTTCCTTTATGTATAAATTGTCTACCTATTAAGGATGAATTTAATATAGCTAATATTGCACCAGTTGATTAAAACAATTTATAAAACAATTTAAAATATAAAAAGTATTTATTTTATAAATGGCTGAAGTTATCGAAAAAAAGAAAAGGGGGAGAAAACGTAAGGAAGATATTGCAAGAGAAAATATACAAATTAGTATATCCACTAATGATACTTCTAATAATATCATACAAGAACCACCAGTTGCAAAAAAAAGAGGTCGTAAACCAAAAGGAGGTAAAATAATTGCAAAAGAAAAAGAAGAGCAAATTGTTTCAAATGCTGTTTCAAATGTTATATTACATTTGAAATGTAATATAGCAAATCTTGATGAATTGGAAAAAAAACCTTCAGATCTAAAATATAATCCAGACGTACCACCCGAAATAGAAAGTTATGAAAAACAAACAATTTTTTCTACGTATCATGAAAATAATGAAATTCAATATGCATATAATAATAATAATAACAATTCCAATAATGTTTGCTGCAAATGTAATACCGATAATGAAAATATAAGTTCAAAAGAAATTAATAATAAACTTAAAAATCTTAAAATTAGTTTATATAAAAATTTATTACATGATAAAAAATCAGCTTGTTTTTGGTGTACATACGAATTTGATAACCCGCCTTGTTATATACCAAAACATGAAATAGATAATAATATTTATGGTTATGGTTCATTCTGTCGACCAGAATGTGCGGTTGCTTATTTAATGAAAGAACCCATTGACGACTCAAGTAAATTTGAAAGATATAGTATATTAAATAATATTTATAGTAAAGTCTATAATTATGAAAAGAATATTAAACCTGCACCAAATCCTTATTATTTATTAGATAAATTTTATGGTAATCTTTCTATTCAAGAATATCGTCATTTATTGAATTCGCAACATTTATTATTAGTCATTGATAAACCTATGACGCGAATATTACCAGAATTATATGACGATAATGATAACTTTGTATTAAATGTTTATAATAACAATAATGAAAGCAATTCAAATAGTATGTATAAAGTCAAGAGACAAAGTGATAAAAAACAAGGACCTACCAAAAATAGTATTATTGAAAATCATTTTGGATTAACATAAAAATTGATTTATATTAATAAGTTTTTTTTATTTATATAAAAGTATCTCCTAGTATTTTATTATGAAATTTTGTATTCACTGTGAAAATATGTATTATTTAGGAATTAATTCTGAAGATCCGAATAAACTTTCATATTATTGTAGACATTGCGGTTATGTTGACGAAACTATTGCAGAAGAAGGTATTTGTATTTTAGACACGCAAATTCAAAAATCTGAACAAAAATTCACTCATATTATTAACAAATATACAAAATTTGATCCTACCTTACCTAGAATATATAATATGAAATGTCCAAACATTGATTGTAAAACTAATAAAAACGATGATGTGAAAACCGAAATTATTTATGTTCGTTATGATAATAATAACCTCAAATATATTTATATTTGTTCTACATGTGATACCAATTGGTTATCTAATTAAAAAAAAGAAAATTGAATATAATAAAATAATAGTTTAAATATAATACTTTTTTATTGTATAATGGATAAAGATAAAGAATATTTAGAAAGTAGTGACGAAGAAACTGACGACGATTCTATTATAGATAATGACGAAAAGAAAATTATTGATGACGAAGATATAATTAGTGATAATGATGATGATTTAGATGATGATGTAGATGAAAAAAATTCAGATACTGAAATTGATAATGAAATTGATGATAAAATATTAGATGAAATTGATGATGATTTCATTGACAATTCTAATATTAATATAATAAATCGTGATAATTTAGATGAAGACGACGATGATGATTTTGACGAAACATATTTTCAAAAATTAAATAAAGATGTACATGATAATATTATTCAAAATTATCATCCTGAATTAAAAATACATAATGTACATGAAATTAAAGCTGCTTGTAAAATTACAAGAGGTGAAAATGGAAATATAATTGATCCTATTCATAAAACTATTCCATTTATTACATGTTATGAAAAAGCACGTATTTTAGGTGAACGTGCTAAACAAATTAACGAAGGAGCTAAACCATTTGTTGAGATTGAAAAATCTATGATTGACGGCTATTTAATTGCGTTGAAAGAATTCAAAGAAAAAAAAATTCCATTTATTATCCAGCGACCATTGCCAAGTGGCAACTCAGAGTATTGGCGGTTTTGTGATCTTGAATGTTTAGAATAATTTATATTTATATTATATAAATATGAATGGACCTGTTAACCCCGATGAGGGTATTAATGCTACAATAAATAACATTAAAAATACTCCTATGAGCGAGCTTGATTTGAAAGAAGAAATTGAAGCTATAGAGACTGCCTTATATGAGCAGGATCAACCTGAGCTTTCACAAGATACACTAGATAATGTTAACACTTTTTTTTCGGAAGTCCGGGAAGAAGTAAATAATAAAAAAACTGAACTACATACATTATTGAAAAATATAGTCAATAAATCATCTATGAAAATCCATCTTACAGAAATAGCACCACATGAACTTAGATATTTCGATCCTTATTCTTCATATCCGCCAAATACTAAAATGATAATACCTTATTTTAGGCCTTTGTTAAGGGAGAGTGGCGCACACTATTATCATAGTAATCATCCAGATTGTAAAGAAGTATTTGAAAATATTAAAATAATTAAAGATATTAACGATAGATTAATTTATCATATAAGACAATATCTCTCAAAATTACTGGCTGATTATAATATAATTATTAGTGATATTTTAAGCTATGAAAGGGCGTTACTACCCTATAATCCACTCATACCAGATTCACCAGTCGTCCCTAATATGAGAGTACGCACACATGGTAAAAATAATATTTCAGGAACACCATTAGATAACATTATAAATTTCAAGAGAGAGGAATTAGATGTTGTAAAAAAAGAAATGAATTTTTATCAAGATCAACTAAATTTATTAAATGCTGGTTATGTTGATCATAATGAAGTACTAGGGGTAGCAGAAGATGTATTCCAACAACATATGGAAGCTAGAAAAACAAGAAAAGGAGGATCTAAAAAAAAACGTAATAAAACAAAATATAGAAAACGCAAACATTAACGTTTCCAATGTTTTCCACAATCCAAACAAGTAATGAAAATTGTTTCTGGTTCATCTGCGGAACGAGTTTGCATAGTATAATAAGAACATTTTTTTGATTTACATTTACCACATGTAAACATATCTGTGTTTGCTACCAAATTTGTATCATATTTACTTTCATCTATTTTACTCTTCTTTTCTAATAATTCTTTCCAATGATCAGGGTTCATTTCTTGATGGGTCATAAGCGCAAGTGTTTGCGGTAATAATTCGTTATTTTTCAATAAATTCAATATTTCTTCATTTTTTAAATTAAAATATATTGTTCGTAAACGATCGCAATATAAATGCATAAACCATGGATTTTCCCATTTTTTTACTAATCTTCGTGTCGATGCTTCTTTAATAGTATAATTATAAATTGCCTTTTCTAAATTTGTGGCTTTTTTTTCATCTTCTAATATTTCTGAAAATTTACTTACTAGATTTGGACGAAATACATTCGGATTTATTTCAAATACAGACATGGTTATAAATTATATAATACTTTGCTTTTATATAATTCAATTTTTAAATATAATCACATATTTCTACATTATAAGTATTGTTTTTTTCTATTATTCTAAATGGTTTTCCGCATCCATATATTTTATTTTCTCTTACTAATGCATCACATTCTTCCTTTTTCATATGTGGATCTATTTGGTGATAAGTATTTTTATATACACCATGTCTAAATATTTTACAATTTAATTCATACACTACCACTATTCCGCTACAATGTGGACAACTTATTATTATTTCTTTCATATAATATATTAAATATTTTTTAACCACATGTTGTACTCGCACCCATTGTTGTTCTTTTAAATGTATATGTTGTCAACTTTCTATCTACACAATCTTTTGTTAATTTATTTAAATAAGTACTATATGACTGCCATTTATCTTTGGTTAAATCCTTTGTTATATTACATGTTTTATTTGAATATACCGTATTATCACATTCGACCTTTTCATATAATGCATCACATGATGCATCATCTGCATGTTTGATAGCCTCTTCTTTTATTCTTAAAATACGATCTTGCTGCGTATTGTTATTTCTATTATCGTCAGGTTTAACCATTGAAATAGTTTCTATTGTAGGATTTTCCGGTTGAGTTTCATTACAATATTTATATTTTAATTTACATTTTCTATTTGCTAACATTCCTTTTGTATTTAAAACACTCTTTTTTATTACTGACGCATCATTTGTTGTTTTAATACCATGTTGCACAACTGGTCTATTATCAAATGTTCCACAACAACCTCCATAACCATGTCCAACATTTCCTTTTAATATAGTTTTGGGTAAACTATTTCCTAATGAATCCTTTCCAATATAACCCTCATTTCTCTGTCCACCATTAAGTGAAAATCCGTTATTATTTCTAAAGGGTCCACTTACACTCATATTATTATATTTTGTTTGTGTTTTCTTTTTTAAAGTTGCCAATGACATATATATATATTAATATATGAAAATATTTTTTATATATATTCTTCTTCTTCTAATTCTTCTTCACAATATATGTCATCATCTTCTTCACCATTGTCATCTACTATAAAATCATCTTTTGCATAACCTTGTTTTGTTTTTTCATATTCAACACTATCATCATCTTCATCATCATCATCCAAATCTTCAAATCCGCCATACAAATAATTATATATATCTTCCCATTCTGAAGATGTCAAATCACCTTTATTATTTACTAAGACACAGCTTCCAAAATACAATTCTTCGTCTACTGGTGGTGGGAATTCATATTTATTTTCTTGACCTGCTCTACCGGTTCGTTTTGCATACAATTCGATTTCATATTTCTTATCTAATTCGACTTGCCATTTAGTCTGATATTCAAAATCCTTATTTGTTTTAAAGCCACCATGTTTATATAATTCAGATTTATTTAATTCCACAATATTTTTTTGCTTAATATTACCGGTCTTTTCAACAATGATGATGTTTACCATTTTAATAATTAATAAGAGACTTTTTTATATTCGTTCGTAAATATATATTTTTATTTTTATTTTTATATATGAGTGATTTTATTGATTATATTAAGTATATATTGTTCTCGTTAATAATTATAGCAGGGTTACATTATTTATATAATTATATTGAAAATATTCAAAATAATAAAAAAGAAATAAATAATTATAAATACAAAGAAATTATTGAAACAGCAAAAGAAGAAGAAAAGAAAATTGAAAAGGAATTACTTGATTATGCTTTAGAAGAAGCAAATAAGTAATTTATAAATCAACATAAAAGAACAGTAATATATATATATTATGGTACAAAGAACATTATCATATAGTGAATTAGATACAATAAAAAAAAGATATCCTCATTTTGAACTTTATTATGAATCAATGTTACATAACAATGTTCCTGAAAAATATAATTTAGCATATGCTATTCCATTAGGAAAAAAATGTATTGCATGGTTTACATTTTATAAAGATAAAAATGTGTTATTCATTATGGAAATGAATAAAGAAAAGAAAATAGTAAATAGTGCTATTTATCCTTTTGAATTTGATAAAAAATTGGCTTTTAATACTATATTATACGGTGTATTCACACAAGAAGACAATGTATTTATAATTGAAGATATACATTATTATAAAGGTATTCATATTTCAATTTTAACAAATAAAAGTAAATTCCATTATTTAAAACTATTTTTCGAAAATACAAAAAATAGTTCTGAATTAGTATTTGCTTTACCTGTATTTTGGAATTATAATAAAGATGAAAAACTAATACCCGAAAGAATTATTAATAGTATTCCATATCAGGTTCATCATATCCAATATCGATCATTAAATGAAATTGTACCATTTCTGAATATCAATTATAATAAATTAGAAAAGAATGAAAAGTCAAAATTGGATTTACCCGTTTATTTTCCTATTAAACAGGATTTTAAAAAACCTCAATATAAAAACACTACATGTTTCATTGTTAAAGCAGATATTCAATATGATATTTATAGACTTTTTGCATATGGAAAAAATAATAGTTTGGTATATGTCAATTCCGCATGTATTCCAGATTATAAAACGAGTGTGTTTATGAACTCAATATTTAGAAAAATCAAAGAAAATAAAAATTTAGATTATATTGAAGAAAGTGATGACGAAGAAGATTTCCAAAATATTAGCGAAGATAAATATGTAGATTTAAATAAAAAAGTTCAAATAGAATGTGTTTTTCATTATAAATTTAAACGATGGATACCAAAAAAAGTCGTAAAACAACAAAGAATTATACATGTCAATCAATTAATATTCTACAAATAAATATATTACAATAATATATATGACAAGTAAATTTAATAATGCACATAATAGAGTAATTACTGGAGGTACAACATATGCTGTAAATGCATGGCATCCTGTTGGATATCATTCAACTGAAGGTGGTAAAAGAAAAACCAAATCGAAAAGAAATCAAGGAAAAACCAAATCAAAAAGAAATAAAGGAAAACCCAAATCAAAAAGAAATCAAGGAAACCCCAAATCAAAAAGAAATAAAGGAAAAACCAAATCGAAAAGAAAGAAATAAATTAAATTATATATAAAAAATTTAATTTATTACATTTGTAAAAAGAAAAAATAAACTAACTATTATTAAAATAATACAATACATGTATGAGATATGTATCCAATTTTTCCATTTATCTACTGGAATATAATCTGGTAAATCCGGATTTTTTTCTAAATAATGTTTAAAATCTCTTTCAGCTAGATAACCTATATATAACGAAATAAAGAAAATAAAACTACTTAATCCCTTTAAAATAACTCTCACGTATTTTGCCTTAAATTTAGAACTAAACCCAATCATAACCACGGCAACAGACGAGCTAAGAAACATGTTTCTTTGACCAGAGATTAAACCATTGTATGCTGCTTGAGGATTATTAGAATAATTCATATATAGTACCATAATATTTTTTCTAGAAAATACCCCTTTTTAAAACTTTTTTGAGATTTTTGAAATTGGACAAAATAAAATGTCCAAAACTCAATTTTGACAAAAACTTTTTCAAAAATTTACCCCCTTTTTTGAGTTAAAGCATAATGCTTTAAAACCAAAATTTATATTTTTATGATGACTGCAGAGTTTTTTTTGTTTTTTTTTTCGTTTTTTTTTGGCGACTTTTTTGTTAGTCTATTTTAGACTAACTATGGCTAACAAAAAGTCGCCAAAAGTCGCCAGTTTTTTTGAATGTAAAAATTGTGACTATATTACGAGTAAACATAGTGATTATATAAAACATAATTCCACTGCAAAACACAAACGGCTAACTATGGCTAACAAAAAGTCGCCAAAAGTCGCCAAATTCGAATGTGACTGTGGGAAGGTGTACGCACACGCATCATCTTTATCAAAACATACACGTAAGTGTGGTGAATATACTATTTACAATGAAAATATAGTACAAAATATAGATACAGAAAGTGATCAAAATGCATACATAGGAGTAATAAATAAGTTGGTAAATGATAATAATGAATTAAAGCAAATTATGGTAGAACAAACAAAAGAATTACATAATCAGAATGCAGAACATAAACGTGAAACCAATGATATTTTAACAAAAGTGATGGAAATGAATAAGCCACATACAATAAATAATACAATAAACGGAAATATAAATAATAACAGAGTAAATATCAACATGTTTTTACATAATCAATGTGCGGGAGCATTAAATTTAACCGATTTTATAGATAGAATAGAAGTATCTCAACATGATTTAGAGAACAATGCAAATATGGGATTTGTGGAAGGAATATCAAAGATTTTAGTAGATAATTTGAAACAATTGAGTGTATATGAACGACCGATACATTGTACGGATTCAAAACGTGAGATAATGTATATAAAAGACCAAGATACATGGCAGAAAGATAATAATGACGGAAAATTGCGAGATGCAATACAAGAAGTATCACGAAAAAGTATGCAAGTGTTGGTAGATTGGAAAGAAAAAAATCCGGATTATGATGATTTAGATTCGGATTTTTCAAATAGATGCATAACCATTCAAAAAGGTTCAAATGCAGGAACACAACGAGAAACATTGTACCCAAAAGTAATTAAAACATTAGCAAAAGAGAGTACATTAGACAAAAACATTGTTGAAATTTAGATATCAGTTTCATGTACAAATGATTTTTTATAAACATGGCTGGAATCGACCATAGAAGCTTTAATATATTTAACAATAGCTAAATTAGAATTTAATAATTCTTGTGTAGTAATAACAGAGAACCATTGATATTTAGTACGTTTCAAAATATCATCTTTTGGGATATAAATACCATAATAGTCATTGGAAATATCGAGGAATTTTTCTTCTAATAAGTCTTCTAATATTATAGGTTTGTTATTTTTATCTTTAATACCGATTAATTTACCATCAATAAGATTTATTTTACCACCATTGATAATATTTTGAATGATTTTTTTTTCTTCACCTGTGAAATGATATTCATTAGAAAATTGTCCATTTTTGGTTTTATTTGACATTAAAGTAATTAATAATTCAATAGTAGGATGTTGTTTTACGGATCCCATAAAATGAGTATTTGCCATGAATAATGGTCGGGTTTCAGTACTCATTGTTGTATGTTTATTAATATCCTCAACTATAAATGGTTTATCATTAGAAACACAATCATTATATAGATCAATTAAACTTTTAACACAAACGAATGAGTCAGGAACAACCATACCGCCATAAATATGCAATAATTTTAATAAAGCAAGTTCTCTTAAATCAGTTTTAACAGGATCCGCAAGAGTAGAAATATGAATATCCCATCCGGGAATAAGTTTACTAAATGTTTCATCATCAATTAAACAAATATGAAAATCTTGAGAACAATGATCAATAATAGATTGTATAGTTAAATTTAAATAAGGTTGATTTAATTTATTTGAGTTGCGTGATTGAAAATCTAACCATTTTCGTGCGTTAATTTCATATTTAGAGTGTATCCATAATTTAGGTTTATTAGAACCATATAGAGGAGATTCACTTAATAAATATTGTTTGATCATGTCATATTCTTGTTCAGAAGTATCAGTAAATTTATCTTTGAAAGCGTTTCCAACATAACTGGCAAAAAGAACTAATACTATTGCAATGATATATTGTTTTGTGTATTTTTTATCAAACATATTATATATTTAGTATATAATATTTTTATTTACTTTGTATAAAAATATACATTGTATATAATATTATATTTATAATCAGTATATTTAACAAAATAAGTAAATCCAATATTATTATGTTTGCAGATTTGTCTTAATATATTTATAAAAGAGTTATAATTAAATTTTCTTGTTATATAGAAGATTTTAGAATTATGATAATACTCTTTAACGGATTCGCAGAAATCATCTTCAAATTTATGAAAAAGTATTTTTTTGAATGAACTATTATCAACAATATAATAATTATCTTTTTTTTCGCATACTTTATCTAATAAATCAAACAATAAACTTATAGGTATATCTTTTTTAAATAATTGATTATTCATATATAATAATAAATGATATTTATTTAATTTTCAATATTATTTATAGTATCGTTTATATCATTTGTAAATAGAGCTAATTCAATCACGTTTTCTTGTAATTTATAAAAAATCGTAATATAATTACAAATAACAGGTATACAATTATATTTTTCAATATTATTTAAAATAGTTGTTTGTTTAATGAAAAAGAAAAAAAATTCTAATATATCAATAACAGAGTATCCGTAATCATGAAAAACATATAAAATTTTAATAGCATCGACAATATTTTTCTTACGAATATGATGTATATATTCTTCGAATTTTTGTATAGAAATAGAAGAACATAACTTTTTACAAATTGTTAAATCTATGTTTTCATTATCAATTTTGTATATGTAAATTTTTTCTAAATTATGAATAATATTTCTAATATTATTATCCGAAATTTTAATTAAATAATCTTTCGCATCATCATTGATACGGAGGTTTTCACTCGAAATGATTGAATGCATTATTTCAGTATTTTCATCTAATGATAAATTATTAATCTTGAATATGTATAATCTAGATTGTATACTTTCTAATATTTTTTGTAAATTAGAACAAACACAAATAAAATGCACATTATTTTTATATTTATCAATATAATTTCTGAAAACTTGTTGACTTTGTTCACTTAATGTATCCATATCATCAATAATAACAATTTTTTTCTTACCAAATATTGAACTATGTGATTGACAAAACGTTTTCATTTCATTTCTATAAAAATTGACACCTTGTTCTTTAAGATTATTAATAAACATAATATTATTATTTGTAATGTTTTTATTTTTTGATAAATTATAATATTCTCGAATGATGCAATATAAAATAGTAGTTTTGCCCGAATTAGATGGACCCACTAACAATAAATTAATATTATCTAATGATATTAATGAAACAATTATATCATATAATTCATCTTTAAGGTAAGCATCTTTTAAATAATAAGGTTTGTATTTATTAATAAATGTATCTTCTGCAATATCCATTAAATAAACAAATAAAATGTTTTTAAATCTTCAAATAATTAAATAATATAAATATAATAGATTTTAAAGTATATATGTCAAATAGTTATTATGAAATTTTGGGATTGGCAAATGATGCAAGTAAAGATGAAATTAAGAAAGCATATAGATCATTATCTATGAAATGGCATCCAGATAGAAATACCGCAACAGATGCAAATGGAATATTTCAAAAAATAAACGAAGCATATGAAACATTAAGTGATGATAGTAAAAAGCTCCAATATGATATGCAGTTAAAAGGATTTCCGGGTATGCAAGCATTTAACTTCGGATTTCCGGGAGGAGGATTTCCGGGAGGAGGATTTCCGGGAGGAGGATTTCCGGGAGGAGGATTTCATGGAAACGTAGAAGAATTTGAAATACACAATGTAGATGAAATATTTAATAATTTATTTGGAGGATTTGGAGGTTCACAGCCAGATGTGAGTATGTTCTCAGGTAATTTAGCAAATAATATATTTCAATCTTTACAAAGACCACCGGCAATAATAAAAAATATATATTTAACGATGGAAGAAATATATTATGGTGGTACATTTAATATGGAAATCGAGAGGTGGTCAATAATAAACAATAAAAAAGTATTTGAAACAGTAGAATTAGATGTGATTGTACCTCCTGGATTGAGCGATAATGATATAATACAATTAAAAGATAAAGGAAACCAAATTTCACAAAGGCAAATAGGAGTAGTAAAGATATGTATAAATACAAAAGAACATGAATATTTTACTAGACGTGGATTGGATTTAATATATAAAAAAACAATAACTCTGAAAGAGGCATTATGTGGGTTTTCTTTTGAAATTAATCATTTAAATAAAAGAACAATACAGTTTAATAATAATAATGGAAAAAAAATATTAATACATCCTGGTTATAAAAAAGCAATAAATAAGCTAGGATTTAATAGAGAAAATCATTCTGGAAATTTAATAATTGATTTTAATGTAGAATTTCCGGAAAATTTAGAAGAAGAACAAATTGAAAGTTTGAATAATATATTATAAAAATTAAAGTATTTAAAGTAAAAATATTTATATTTCTATATAAATATGGCATCAAAATCAGAAACGGCTACTGAAGAGTATAGATTACCTACGAATAACACATTGCAACATGCAGCAAAGCTGTCTGTGGTTGAAGATAAACCAATAATGTTAGATTATTGGACATCTTCATTAGAGAAGAAAGCACTTATAGGATTGAATGAGAAGAACGAAAAAATATTAGTAAAGAGCGATGAAGAGTATACAAGTACAATTGTGAAGATTTTCAAAGTGGCAGATGAGTTCATTATAATGACGGAAAATTCGATTTATATTGTTGATAACAAGATACAATTAAGACGTATTAGCACGTAAATGTTTATATATAATAAATTTTATATATAAAATTATTGATTGATTTTAATAGTTTTCTTTTTAATTTTTTCTTGTTTTACTTTAACTGTTACAATTTCATTATACACAACAATATCTTGATATTCAGTATGTAATATATTTTTAATAAACTCATAAATATACATTAATTTTTCTTCACAACAATTACCTATGATTAGACAACTACCTGTTCTAAATATCATAAAACTAACTTCAGTATATTTATGACTTTCATTTAGTTCATTCATTTTCATAACATTATCTTCATGACAAATTTTACCATTTTGAAGTTCTTTATTGAAACCAATAGTATTGTTGAAATAGTATTTACATTTAATACCAGGATAACTACATGGATCATAGGAAGTATCAATACCATATTTATTTTTTAATAAATTATTCAGTTTATCTCTATTAATAAAGAAACCACAATTAAAGTTAGAATTAATAAGAACATTGTTATTTGTATTTTTATCTACAAACTCAATCTCTGAAATATTATTTCTTAATAAGTCAATAATCATTTTTTTAACAATTTCTAAGATCTCGTTATTTAATATTCCTGGAATTTCTAATTTACCAGTATTAAATACTTTTACGTGTATTTCTTTGAAAGCCCCATTATACTTAAATCTTAAAATAATAGCAAAACAATTATAAAATGCATTTTTTACTTTTCCTCTAGAATTCATAATATCTTTTTTTGAAATTCCTACAGTAATTTTTCTTTCGTCTTTAAATTTAATTCGTCTAGCATCGGGATTATGAATTTTTTTAATAATATTTGTGGTATGATAATATTCTTTCGCGAGTTTTTCATCCAATATATCCAATTCTTCTGATGATTTAGATATAATTTTCATTTGTTTTTTTATGATACCTTCTTCTGGTTTCCAATATTCCAAAATAGGAATATTCCAAAATATATTTTCAATTTCGACGTGTTTATTTAAAAATAAAACTTTTGTTTTTGTTGAAATATATAAATCTTCACATTCAGGAATATCATTATTTAGTATTTTATTATTTTCCGAAGGTTTATATAACGTTTCATCTGAAAGAAAATTATTCCATTCATCATCAATTGATTCCATTAACTATATAAAGAAATACTAGTTTTTTTAAGTTGTTTCAATTTTTATTTAATATATATGTTTTATATATATTATGAATAATGAGTATATGAATATAGTAAATGGATTAATAATAAAAAATGATGATCGAGTGGAAGATTTAAACATAGAAATATTAAAAAGACGTTTTCCAGACGCATCATTAAAACCAAATCTAAGTGTTTATCCGGTAAGTACACGACAAAGTTTATTTCCTGTTCAAGATTTGAGAAAACCACCTGCACCGAAAGATATGTATTTTGATCATTATGTAGAAACCAATTTTGCACCTGTACAATCTAACGGACCAGTAAAATTAGACGGTACTCATATTAATATTGAAAATGAATTACGTGGACAAAATACTCCATTACATAAAGGAGATTTAGCGATTAAACATATACCAAATAACAATAGTAATTTATATAACGACAAAATAATATCAACCAAAAATTATGTGCAGCCACATCCGCATTTATTTGAAAAAAATATATTTGAAAATAATTTTAGAACCATGTATAATAATAAATTAGGTCAAGATGTATTTAATAATAATACAAGAACGCAATTAAGACAAATATAAAATGTATTTATCCTATATTATAATATAGTATGAATTGGAAACAAATATTAATTATTTTGTCATTAATAGTATTAATAGTTTTAATTATTAAACAATATAATATAGCAAAATATTCAGAAGGATTTACACAAAAAGCACCTTATTTATTAAAAACAAATAACGATATATACGATGAGTTTTATGCAAATATTTACGGGCGTCTATTTAAAAGAAAATCACATTGTGAATTTGAATTGAATAAAATAATAGATATGACACATCCAAATGAAAAAAGTATATTTTTAGAAATTGGATCTGGTACTGGAGAACTATTAAATTGTTTAAATAACGTTGGTTTTCATGCACATGGTTTAGAAAGTTCTCCATCTATGAAAAAATATAGTGAAATAAAATATCCAAATATAATTGTTCACAAAAACGATGCGACCAACCCTATGGCATTTGATAAAGGTACTTTCACGCATATTTGTTGTTTAGATTTTACATTTTATCATATGAAAAACAAAGAACAATTTTTAAAAAATTGTTATCATTGGTTAATGCCAAATGGTTATTTAATCATACATTTAATAAATCGTGATAAATATGATCCAACTGTACCAAGTGCCAACCCATTAATAGATGATAGTCCACAGAATTATACAAGTTCTCGTATAATGAAAACAAAAATCGATTTTAGCGATTTTACATATTCAAATTCTGTTAAAATAAAAGATGAAAATGTAACAATAACCGAAAAATTTACAGATGCATCTACTCATAATGTTCGCGAGAACGAACTAACATTAAAAATAGAAAATTTAGAAAAAATAGAAAAAATGTGTTTAAATGCGGGATTTTTAGCAAAAGGTAAAGTTAAGTACATTCACGACAAAGAACAATATATTTATATTTTTGAGAAACAAATGTAATTATCTCTGTAGAATATATAATGGGAAATCCTTGGTTGGTTCACGTTAAAAAAACAATGAAAAATTTTCCTAAGTTGCAATTCAAACAGGTTTTGCAGCAAGCAAAGAAAACATGGAAAAAAGGCACGGCTGCTCTTGTTCCAAAGAAGAATACTCAAAAGAGAAAGACAGGTAAAAGAAAGACAGGTAAGAGAAAGACGGGTAAGAGACGTTAAATAATTAATTAAAATATTTAATTATTTAATTATAATTTTCGGGATTAAATCCGCACGGGATATCCATTTTTGGTAGATTACAACAGCATTCAGTATCATCTTTTATAGAAATTAAAGTTTCGTCTTCTATTGGCTCGATATTTTGGGTGATGGATTGTTTAAATTCATTATCAAGTGAGGTTGTTATTTTTTTTACTTTTTGATTATGTTCTTGTTGTTTTACTTTTTGATTATGTTCTTGTTGTTTTACTTTTTCTGAAATTGTTTTTTGTAATAATTCTTTTTCTATTTTCAAACGTTCATTGTCTAAATGTTCTTCTATTTGTCTTTCATATTCCTCTAATTTTTCTGAATATTCGTGTAATCTATCGGGTTTTTTTAAGCAACATAAAAAGTAATCAGGAACACTGTTATTTGCATCTTTTCTAATGGTAGATATAACTTCTCTATTATATTTTCGTCTATGTTCTCTTTCTTCACTATTTTCATGATCTGAATTTCCTTTGCAAATTTTTTCGAATTCGTCTTCTGCGATAATAGTTTCACTAGTAACAATGTTACTTAAAGATACAATGGATTGATAGTCATTATACTTTTTTTCAGTGAATTCCCTTAATTTTTGTCTAGAGTTCTCATCTATATCAACAAAAAGAGTTAATTCTTTGTCTATTTCAACAGTAAGTTTATAAAATTTCTTGTATGTATCTAATTCGGATTCCATTCGTTTTTGTAGGTTTAAAGAAATTTCTATACTTGTAATAATACCACAAACAAAAGAAATGACGGCATTAATTACAGAAACCGTAGTTTGTGCAGTATAGTTTTTAAGACCAATTGCGAAAAATCCATTTACGCCAGATAATATTAAAGAAGGTAATCTAAATAAATAAAACAGAAATCTCCTATATTTATTATATCTGGAATTATGATAAACCCCTAGTTTAATACAATTTCTTCGCATACGTTCTAATAATATTTTAATAGATCCTACTGTAGCATTTTCTGTACAACATGGAGAAATAGTGGTGTTGTTTTTACAACATTCGTCTATTTGTAAACATTTTACAATACCGCAACTCATTTGTTATTTAATTATCTATTTTTTAAAAACATTTAACGCAATTTTTAATAAATATATTATATATATATATGGCTTTGTTTCAATCTCAACCAGGAAAATGTTGTTATTGGGAAAATGGTCCAACAATCGGTGATGCGGATCGTACACCATGTGAATCATTCAAAACCAACAAAAGAGGAAAGAGTGATTATTGGGTACATGGTATAAACTTAAATAAATCTATTTATTCAAATATATATATTGATCGAAAACCACTTTATTATGTACTGCATATATTTAAACATGTAGAGAGTGTTGGTTTAGACTGCAATAATGAAACAGAATTAAATGAGTATTTAAAAGAATTAATAGATAATAATAAAACTGAGTTAAATAAATTATTACAAGCTCCAATCGGTTCAAATGTAATATTATGTTTAAAAGATAGTAAAAAGAATAATATTTTATTAATGGTAACAAGTCGTTATATATATGGAAAAAAAAGCTATTTAATTTATCATTTATCAAAAAGAACAGATGATACATGCGATATAGGTAACTGGGAAACGGGAGTAGATAATTATGATGTTCCTGAAATAGATAAAGAAGTAAATCCAATGCAATACAAGTTATTTAAAACGGAGCAAATGGAGAAGGAGGATAGGGAAGCAATAATAGAGTTGCTTAATAGTCCTGTTGTAGGTAGTATTCCTGTAAAGCAAGGTAGTCCAGAGAGTGTTGTAGAACTACACCAATCTGCTATGCAGCCTGCTTCTCATCTATCCGCACTAGAAACCACTCTAGTGAGTTTGAAAAATGATATAACCGATGTCCAGAGAAATCTTAATCAATTAAAGAACAAAAATGATAAATTACAGAAAAAAATAGATGGGAAAAAGGGCTTAAATTCAGATAAGTTTCTCAAGCAGATAGAAAAGGATGAGAACGGTAAAATGGCAAATGAAATAATAATGAGGAATTTGAAGGATAATGAGAGAGAGATAGAGATAGAGATAGATAAGATAGAGAGAGAGATAGAGATAGAGATAGATAAGATAGAGAGAGAGAGAGCATTAAACCCAAATTCACCAACAGCAGCAAAAGGACGACCACGCGGGAAACGAAGTCCAGAGAAAGGACCACCACTACCACCAGCAACAGTGGATACGCGCAACGGAGTACGCGCAACAGCAGCAGCACCAATACCAACACCAACACCAACACCAGTATGGTCCCCAAAAAATCCGCCAACATCTAATGGAGGCACCAAAAAACGCATAAAAAAACGCAAAACAAAAAAACGCAAAACAAAGAAGCACAAAACAAAATCCAAAAAAACAAAAAGAAAGCATTAAATATTTTTACATAAAATTATAAAAATATTTATCTTACGTATTTACCAGTACGAGTAAACGAATCCACAATAAAAATAACAAATACGCCTAAAAATGTATATAAAATAAATTCTTCAGTAATATTTGCAGTTTTTTCAAATTGTTGTTCTTCTAAAAGATGTATCATGTAGTTGATTTTTTCAATTAACTTGTTATTATCATTACCAACTCCCATTTTAGCATAATATGGAACAGTGTGATTAGAGACTTCGCTATAATTATTGTATCCATTGTGATAATTTGTTAAATTTCCTAAAGAAGTATCATTGGAAGAATAAGTATTGTCTTGTTTTTCTAGTGTTTTAGGTAATAATTCTTCTGCATCAAATTGGTTGTAATTCAAATCCTTTTCAATATCTTCACTAGAAGAACTATTTAGATTTGGACGATCAATGGGAACAAAATCGGATAATTCACTGCTATCATTTTCAGAAGCTAATTTATCAATAAGATCTCTTACGCGCCGTGAGTTATCGCTATTTTGTTTTTCTGTTTCTTCAATAGAAGAAAACCCTTCAATATTATGAGGTTCATGTTCTTCTAAACTATTTCTTTCGTATGGTCTAATTTTAGCATTGGTTCTTTTCATTGTAGGAATTCTTTTTTTAGATGAAGAAGTATTTGTCCAAGGTGAAGCCGTTGATAGTAGAGACATCTTTCTATAATATTATTAGAATAATTTATATTATATTTAATGTAAAAAGAATATATAATGGATGTTCAACAAAATTTACCATTAATTATAATAATATTAATAATATTATTATTTACATTTGCAAATGAGTACATGTTACCATTGAGTTATACATTTATAGGGCGTTTTATAGCAATTCTGATAATAATATATTATGCAAGTATTAATATTTATATAGCATTAGTAATAACACTAATAATAGGTTATTATTACAGTCGTGAGGATTACGTAAATTTACTAAATATGGACGAAGGGTTTTTGATAAATATGACAATCAACAAAGGAAAAATTCCAAATGATATGATAGTCTACAACTAAAATGTTATAAATATATATAATGAAGAACAATTGGACATTAAAAAAAGTGCTAAAAAATATAGATACTACAGTTCGTGACCTAAATACAAGTAAAATTTTTACTGGTTTAATGATAATAACATTAAATATAGGTTCAAGGTTTGTAAATTTGAAATTTAGTAAATCAATGGAAGCATATTTAAAGTATACATTTAGTAAACAAATCTTGATATTTTCCATAATTTGGATGGGTACTCGTGATATATACATTGCATTGATTGGTGTAATAATATTTACAATTTTAATGGATTATTTATTTAATGAAGAAAGTGAGTATTGTTGTTTACCGGAGACGTTTGTAGATCAGCATAAAGAAATGATGGATAATAAAGATAGCGTTTCAGACGAGGATGTATTAAAAGCAAAATTAACAATAGAAAAATTCGAAAAACAACAACAACAAGAAGAAGTATCAAATAATGAAAATGTAATAAGCCACGGTATATCGAACTATTAAAAAATATAAATATAATATATATTTTTTAATAATAATGAGTGATAAAATAGAGGAAAAAATATTAGATTTTCAGCAAGTAGAAATAAATATAACTTCGAATAAATCAGATCAAAAATTTGTATTAACAAAGGATTTATTATATATTCCGAATATTGATACAAAACGTTTTACAAACTTTTCAACTTATCCATTAATAACAGATAGCGTTGAACTACCATATAATGCAATATATGAATTAGATTATTTAAAAAAAGTAGAAATATTTTTTGTATCAAGTGAAATGGAAAAAATAATAAGATCTGAAATAGAAGAAAAAAATATACTTGATGAAAATAATATCAGCAATGAATTTAATGAGCTACGTAATAAAAATTTATATTATAATATTTTTTTAATGATACGATTATTGTTTCCATCTGTTTATCCATTTTCAAATAATGTAAATAAATCAATGGATTTAGTAACAAATGGCGTTTTAAAGACAGAAGGAGAAAATTTTTATACAACGTTTTCATATTTAAAAATAAATAATTCTATTGAAACTGTTATTAATGTTACATTATTAAATGATTTATTAAATAATCCAAAGTATTTTGAATTTATAAAAATGATGTATACATATTTAAATTGGGCAGCAAATAAATATAAAACTTCAGAAAAAAAATTGAAAGAAATAGAGAAAGACTTTATTAGAAAATTTGAAAAATTAGAAGATAATCAACAAGCAATTAATGAAGAAATAGAAGTTCGAGAAAGAGGTATTAAAAAAATGACGGAAACCCGACAAAGATCCGGAAAAATACGTACATTGGAAGACGAATACCAATTACAAGTTTTGCAAGATTTGAAATCAATAATAAGAAATAACGATGTACCTTTAAATGATAAATGGTATATTGTAAAAGTATTAAAAAGCAAATATCCACATTGGATAAATATTAATGATCGTAATATAAAAGATGAAACGATTTTATTAATGAAAAAAATAGGAAAAAATCAATATTTACATAATTGGACAACCGATAAAATAACATTTGAAATAGATAAAAACAATGTAATACGCGAAGACTTAATAGATTGGTCAAAATGTAGTGTTTATATAAATATAATTGATCATGCTACATGGGGAACAAATTTAAATCTAATAAAGCAATTTTCAAAAGGAACTCCAGATAACCATCATGAAACATCCATATTAAAGGGTAGAATAAATAAAGTAAAAAATAAAATAGTTTTTACTATTGACGATAAAGAAAACCGAATTGAAGTAAAAACCGGTTCAGGAGAAGTATCGGTTACATATAAAGAATATTTTATAAGTAATTTTGAAATTTTAAATAATTCAAAATCCGATCAAATCACATTTGAAGTAGATGAAAATAGAGTACCAACTGGTAAAATTATATTTCAGTCGATTGATGAATTCCGAAAATGTGTTTCTTTTGCGGAATTTGAATTAATAGAACAAAATGAAAGAGAAGAGTTATTTGATAAAATTAAATCATTAATATCTGCATATGATCAATATGAAAAAGTAAGTGGAGGTTATAAATTAACTAATGAAGTATTGAGAAATTTTATAAATGATGCAAAATCAAAAATAAAAAATATAAATTTATTTAATCGTTTTAATGAAGAATATATTAAATGCAACTCTGACACAAAAAAAGTAATAGAATGTGTGAAACTATATGTAAATGATGTATCTAATTGGGATAAAGATTTTGAAATATTTAAACAAACTGCTGCAAAATACAAGGAATATATGAGTGATGTATATAAATCGAATAATATAAAATTACAAAGTTTAATAGATGATTATGGAAATAATGAAACAAAAGGTGAGAATGATGGTCTATTAAATCAGGTCGTAATAAGATTATATGAAAAATATATATTAAATAAAAATACGCGACTAAGTGAGAATTTACCAAAAATAGATAGTAAAATAAAGGATTTATTAGATGTAAATGTAGTAAATACGAATATGGGTGATATTTCAAAACCTCAATATCAGATACATGTATTTATGGATTTTATGGGTGGAGAAGTAAATAAAACCAATCTAAATGGATTGAAATGTTCTTTTGAAGATGAAGATTTAGTTCAAAGATTTTATAGTATGTTTGATTCAAACCCTCAATCATGGAAATCAAAATCAATGCCGTATATTCAAGCACCTCCGCCTAAAAAAGATGAAGGAAATAATGATTTATTACCACAATCAGTATCTGGTGGAAAAAGACGAACAAAAAAATATTCTAATAATAAAAACAAAACACGCAGACATCATTAATTATTTTGTTTTATTAAATTTGTGAACTCCATCTTCTATTTTTCCTACTTCTTCACCAACATCTCCATTGTCATCTGCGTATAAAATTCCATTTTTCATATCATTTGTATAATATGTCTTTTTATTTATAATAATCTCATATACATCTTCCTCCTCCTCTTCCTCCTCTTCCTCCTCTTCTACTTCTACTTCCTCCTCCTCTTCTACTTCTACTTCCTCCTCTTCTACTTCTACTTCCTCCTCCTCTTCCTCCTCTTCTACTTCCTCCTCTTCTACTTCCTCCTCTTCTACTTCCTCCTCTTCTACTTCCTCCTCCTCTTCCTCCTCTTCTACTTCCTCCTCTTCTACTTCCTCTTCCTCCTCTTCTACTTCCTCCTCTTCTACTTCCTCTTCCTCCTCTTCTTCAATAGATAAATCGTCACATGTGAACCCTGAATTTATGAGTTCTTCAGCCTTGTCTTGAAAACACATATTGCAAAGTGTTTTATCATCTTGTAGTTTTTCAGAAGTACCTTTATAAAATATATGGATTGAATTCTTATGACAATCAACTACAAGTGAACAATCATCACATGAAACAAACTGATCTGTCGATTTTCCAAAGTCGGAATTCAAATTGGTTCGTTGATTTAGATCTATTTCGGTTTTAATTACAAGATCAATGGAATTATTTTTCTTTGGCGTTATTGGGTTACAATCGGAAGAAGGATTAACAATATCCGTATCGTCAGAACCGATTGTATGAATTTCGTATTGTATATTTTGCGGAGGTTCAACAATTATAACTTCATCGTCTAATTTAGAAACATCCAATTCATTTTTTTCCAATTTAATAGGAGTTTTAATAAATTCTGGTTTTTCATTGTGTTGGAATAAATGAAAATTATTTGTAATAAGTTTAACTAGTTGTTTTAGTTCTTTATTTTTCTTTTGTAATTTATTATTTTGCTGAATAAGTTTTTTTACAAAAGGAATATTAGAAATAAAAGACATGGTCTCTGAGGTTTCGTTAAATTCAAATTCCATATTATAATATAAATAATACTTTTATGTTATAATATTAATAATTTCATTTTTAATTCAATTTTTAAATTATATCATTTTAATATTAAATTTTCTTCTACTAAAATATCGTTGAGACCTATTACCAATACGATAAGTATAAGTCATGAAATTTTTTTTATTTGAACCATTATTACCAATAATTTTTTTGGGTATATTTGTTTGTGAATAGTTAAAAATTGTTTCATTTTCTAAAATAGTAATAGGTGAGGTAGGTGGAGTAAATTCGATTATTGCAGGTTTAATATAATCTATATGTGTAATTTCTATATTTACTGATTGTAAAAGTTCTTTAATGAAAATAGGTTTAGTTATGATATGATTATTATTATTTTCAAAAAACATTGAACGTATATCTTTAACATTATTTAAATTCCAATTATCAATGTTATATTTGAATTTAGTAGCATTATAGAACATAGAATTTTTATTTTGAACATTAGAAACATTCCATCTACTAATATCTTGATTAAAGTTAGAAGCGCCATAAAACATTTCTCTCATATTAATTACATTGCTTGTATCCCAATCACTAATATCTTCATTAAATTTGCTATTATTTTTAAACAATTTTTCCATATTTGTTACTAATGAGGTGTCCCAATCAACAATATTCCCATATTTTTCAATAGCAAGAGATTTATTATTCGTCCACATATTAATTGCATGATTTATATTTGTATCATCAATATCAATAGTAAAATAATCATAACCTGGAGTTATAGGAGCATATTGAAATTCAAACATTTTGGTTGATTGTTCAAACATATTTTCAAAAGTATCAACGTTGATAACATTCCAATTTTGAATTTCTTGATTAAAATCATGTGCATTTTTAAACATATAAGACATATTTTTAACATTACTTGTATTCCAATTAGTAATATTTTGATTAAATTTTTTGCAATTGAAAAACATAGACTCCATATTGATTACTTTAGAAACATTAAAATTGCGAATATCTTTATTAAATGATATTGCATTATAAAACATATATGCAGTTGTTTCTAAATTATCTGTATTAAAATGTATATCTGAATTAAAATTAAGAGCCCCATTAAACATACCTCTCATTTTTTTTACATTATATGTGTTCCAGAATAGTTCATAATTAAATATCTGGGCATAATAGAACATATAATTCATATTTTCAACATTACGTGTATCCCACTTACCAATATTTTTATTAAATTTCATGCAATTATAAAACATATAAGACATATCTTTTACATTTGATGTATTCCAATTACCAATATTTTGATTAAATAATTTTGCACTATGAAACATATAAGACATATCTTTTACATTTGATGTATTCCACTTGGATATATCAAAATTGAAATGATTTCTATTTTGAAATAAATAAGACATATTTGTAACTCTGGATGTATCCCATTTATCAATAGATCCATAATTATTAATACATTCGTCGTTATTTTCAAACCATAATTCAACAATTTCTTTTATATTATCATCGGTAATTAACATATATATATTAATTATAAAAATAATTTAAAAATTGTACTTATAGTATATATATATAGTACACCTATAGCTCAGTTGGTTAGAGCATCGGTCTTATGAGCCGAAGGTCTGCGGTTCAAGCCCGCATTGGTGTATAAATATAATATATAAATTTTTTATATATTATAAGACGTTTATTGAAAAAATAGAATAAGTCAAAAATTGAATCTATTAAATATCTATGAATATTATAATATAATAACCATGAGTAAATACAAAAAAACCTCATATTTGGACTTTTTAAATGCACATACCGTACCAAAAAATAGTGATGTCGTTTGTACAAATACAAGAATAATAGGAGGAAAATATCACATTTCCCAAGAAGAATATGCAACATTTTTGAGTTTATATCATAGAGATATAGTTTCAAAAGGAGGAGATGAATATTTGACAGAAAAACAATTATACGAAAATGGTCCAATTGCAATAGATTGTGATTTTAGATATACTTATGAAACAACGGAAAAACAATATACAATGGAACATATAAATACTTTGATATTATCATATTTAAATAAATTAAAGTCGATGTTGCAATTTACGGCAAGTGAGCCGTTTCCGGTATATGTTTTTGAAAAACCGAATGTAAATAGACTAGAAGAAAAAAAATTAACAAAAGACGGTGTTCATATAATAATTGGTATTCAATCAGATAGAATATTACAAATAATGTTACGTGAAAAGATAGTAGAAGAAATGAAAGAAGAATGGAAGGATTTACCATTAATAAATACAATGGAAGATGTATTTGATAAAGGTATAAGCGATGGAACAACTAATTGGCAATTATACGGATCATGTAAACCAAATCATGAAAAATATGCATTAACCCATGCGTATGAATATGAGTTTGATGATAGCGACGGAGAATTTATTGAAACAAAAATAAATTTGAAGAAATTTAGTTGGACAAATGATTTCCCAAAATTATCAGTACGATATGATAAGCATCCATATTTCTTTCATAAAGTCGATTTTGAAAATGAATATCGTGAATTCAAAGAAAATACAAAAGCCCCAGGATCAAGATCTAAAATAAAAATAACAAGAAGTAGAGATCAATTATTTACAGATATTAATACAAAAGAGGGGTTAGAAAAAAATTATGAGAATTTTTTGGAAAGTCTTAAAACGAATGAATATGAAATGCGTGAAATAGCGGAATATGTAATGATATTACCAGAGAGTTTCTATGGTAATGGTTCTTATGATAAATGGATACGTGTTGGGTGGGCATTGGCAAATATGAATAAAAAAATGTTAATTGTATGGTTAATGTTTAGTTCAAAAGCCCCAACATTTCAATATTCAAGTATAACAGAATTATATGAAAGTTGGTCAAAATTTGATATAAATAATGGTTATACGAAACGTTCAATAATTTATTGGGCGAAAGAAAGTAATCCAATCGAATATAAAAAAATACGTGAAAATAGTATTGACTATTATTTAAATCAATCAATAAAAAGTATTACTTTACAAAACATAGGCAAACATGAAAAGAATATAGGTTGTGGAGATGCTGATATTGCTAAAATATTATTTATGATGTATAACGATGAATTTGCATGTGCATCATTAAAAGCAGATAAATGGTATAGATTTTCCAAACATCGTTGGGTGGAAGATGAATCAGGTACATCTTTAAGACGACGTGTTTCAGATCAGCTTCGTAATTTATATAGACAAAAATGTGATGAATTTTCGCAAAAGTTATGTGATAAACATCAAACAGAAGAGAATTTGAAAAAATATGAAACCTTGGCAAATAAAGTATTGGAAGTAATAGTAAAATTAGGACAAACAACACATAAAGATCATATATTGAAAGAAGCCCGAGAATTGTTTTATGATCCAGAAATGAAGTTTTTGGATTTATTAGATAGTAATCCTTATTTAATGTGTTTTAATAATGGTGTATTGGATATAAAAGCGGGAGAATTTAGAGCCGGTCGCGCAGATGACTATTTGGAAAAATGCACAAACATTGATTATATTGAATTAGATGATAAAAAGCATGGAAAACAAATAGCGGAAATAAATGATTTTATGGCAAAATTGTTTCCAATAGAAGCATTGAGAAATTATATGTGGGAGCATTTGGCATCTTTATTATTAGGTGTAAATCTAAATCAGAAGTTACATATTTATATTGGTGGTGGTGAAAATGGTAAATCGGTTTTGACGGATTTATTATCACATTGTTTTGGAGATTATTATGCAATTACTCCAATATCATTAATTACACAAGCGCGTCAAAAGCAAGGTCAAGCGTCACCAGATATTGTTGCATTAAAAGGATTAAGATTTGCAGTGATGCAAGAACCTTCAAAAGACGATAAAATAAATGATGGAGCAATGAAAGAGTTGACAAGTGGTGTAGAACCAATAAAAGGTCGTAATTTATTTAGTACATCAGTGACATTTGTGCCTCAAATGAAAATAGCAGTATGTTCAAATAATTTTCCTAAGATTAGCACTCAAGATCATGGTACATGGCGTCGTATAGCAGTGGTTGATTTTATGTCTTTATTTACAGATAAACCTCAAGACGACGATGTAGATAAGCCATTTCAATTCAAGAAAGACGTAACATTAAAGGAGAAGTTTCCGGAATGGAAAGAGGTATTTATGTCATTGTTAGTGAAGATTGTATTGAGAACAAAAGGTGAGGTCAATCCTTGTAATCTAGTTGATAAAGCAAGTATGTTGTACCGAGAACGCGAAGATCATATTGCCGAGTTCATTAGAGAAAAGATTATTAAGGATCCAAAAGGTAGAATTAAGAAATCTGAGGTATCAAGTGAATTCAATATTTGGTATATGGGAACTTATGGGCGCGGAGGTCCAACCGCAAAAGAGGTGCATGAATATTTGGATAAAAAATTGGTTAAATATAATACTAAAGAAAGTGCTTGGGTTGGATATAAGATAAAATACGATAGAGATTTTGATACAGATTCTGATGATGATGAGATAGATGAAATTGGGGAAGATGAACTATAAAAAATATTTAATAAATTATAAATATTTTTTAAATACGCTTTTCTTTTTTATAAGAAATGCCAAAAATAATTGCATAAATGTATACGATTAATTCATATATATAATATGTAATAGTGGAAATAACAAAGGGATAAATAAAAACTAAAATTATAAAAAATATCTTCCATTTTAATTTGTATTCGGTTTTAAAAATAAAGAAGGATACAATAAATGCAAAAATATAAAATAAGAAAAATAAGTACCAATTTAAATTATCTAAATATTCTAATTTTTTTTTTTCGTAATAAATTTTTTGATTATCTGTGGAATATTTTTCATCAATTCTTTTTATATCTTTTATAATTTTTTCATTTTGTTTATTAATTAATTCGTCGGAGTTCATATATAAATATTATACATTAAATTCTTGTGTAGTTTGAAAATTCACTTGGTTCATAATTCTTAATTCTCACTAAATTTTTATTGCTTGACATTAATGAAAAAGCATCATCATCAGCAGCAGCAGCAGCAGCAGCATCAGCATCAGTAACCACAGGAACACATTTTCCTAATTCATAATTAAAGAATGTACCATGATTACAGCAACTTTCTCCTTTACATATACCATGCATTATACCACCCGAAAGATCACCTTCGTTAAATCCATTACCTGATCCAAAACCACCGGTTTTTGGAGGAGGTAAATTAAGTTTATCATAGTTCATATTATCACGCGTAGCAATTTCAATTACTTTGAATATAATAAAAATAACAGTAGTGGTAATTAAAATAATATACAAGATGTTAATAATAAATTCAGGAATAACATTATCAAAATATTTTTGAATAAACACTATTGCCATGTATATTAATACTGCTAATATAATAGCAAACGTAATACTGTTATACGCCGCATATTTTTTTGAATAAGATTTATGAATATTAATCATACGTTTTTGTCCTTGAACTGCATCATCAACATTTGCTTTTTTTTCTTGTAAACGAGTTTTCTCAGTATCTAAAATATTATTTACATTTCGTTGTTTTAATAAAATTCTTTCTGACTTAATTTGGCTCTTATCTAATTGAGTATGCAACGTGTTTAAATGATCATTTAAATCAGTAATATAGTTATTTGCTCCTGATTTATCTATTGCATCCAAATCTGTTGCATATTGTTTTTGTAAATTAATAATAGTACTTAAATCAAATCTTGACATATATATATAAAATATAGATTATTCTTTTGCTAAAATTATTGCTGTAATTAATAAAGACGCAACTGATATTGTAGCAATTGTATTTACAGTATTTTCATGTACAAGTATTGTTTTTGCGTCTTGTTGCATAACATCTTGAGTATTTGTTCTAACTGTAGAAGGTACATTCTTTTTATAAATCTCTGGTATACCATCATTCGAATATTTAAGATTTTCTCCTTCTTCAACATTTACAAAGTAATTATTACTAATATCAGTATATATCTTATTTGTATTTTGATATCTATTATCAATTCTGTCTTGTTGTTTACTCATATTTTTTGCAATATTATGTAAATGTGGTATTTTATTTTCAGTAATACATCCAACCGTACCACATTGTGAAACAAAACTTTCTTGTCCAGCATATGTTGCATTTACATTTGCACCCAATGCTCTATAATTTTCATCACTACAATGGAATGTTTTATATGCATTGTTCAAACAACTTGTATGTTTGTTATTAATATCATAAGATCCAATAGTTGGATCACTTGGACAATGTTGTTCATAATTATCTGAAAATTTACTGTAATTAATTGTATAATCATCATAGTCATTCGAATTTACTAAAGAAACTGGCTGGTTCCAATCTTGATCTCCACACCATGTGTTTACAGTATATGTTTTTTTATTCATTGATCCACTTGTAATATTATCATATTTTTTTTCTGTACTAATAGGAATAGAGTTTGATTTTTTATCAATAAGACATCGATTTCCAGTTTGAGTATTTAAATAAAAATAATGTTCACAATTGTCATCAGTTTGACAGGTAGTTTTACATTTGTCTTCTGAAAATACATAAGACATGTAATTATCATTAATATCATATTGATTTTCATTGGATTTATTTAATAAATTATTGATTTCATCATCTTTCAAAAGTGGATAAGTATCACTTTTTTTTTCATAACCAGAAAAATTAAATATGTTTCTAAAATAATTTGGTATAAATGCTAATGATTTTATTATAGGAGTTTGTGTGCTATCTGTTTCAGCAACAAATTTTAAACCAGTTAAATCATTTGGATTGCTTCTATATAAATAATACACCTGTTGATCATTCTTTGGTCCGGCTTTATGGTTAGGTGTTGTATAATTGATAATTCCTAGGTTTACATCTTTTATTGAAGCATAAGATTGTTTAATATAAATTAAAGTTAATTTACCATCACTTCTAAATGTTATTTTAAATTTACCGTTTTGAGAAGTAAGTGCATCTTTTCCACCATAACCTATCTTCTCACCTGGATTGATAAAATCATGTGGCCAAGTCGCAGAGTTTGTAGCTTTCCATTCAGGATTAACTTCTAGTTCGTCTATTTTAACATTATCAGGTAGCAACTGTTTTGTCCAAATTTGCGTTGGATCATTTTGTGGTGCACTTGGATCTCCATAATAAATAGATATATTACCATTATCATCTAACACAATAAAATTACCACAAGTTTTTCCTTCGGTGCATTTTATATAATCTTTTAACACAGAAATAAGTGAAGCATTTGATTTATTATTATAATCATAACCAAATACTAGTTCACCATTACTATTTAATTGAATATTTCTATTAGTAATTTGTTTGTTAGGATCATATGCATCAAATATTTCATTGTATTTATATTGTGTTGTTAGCTTTATTTTACTAGTACAATCAATACCCGGACAAGGATCTTCATATGTATTATGATCGGAACCGGGAATAATCAATTGATCACCTTTAATTTTTGAAGAAACGTTACTGGTTACATTTACCATACTAGGTAAATTTACCCAGTCAGGTACCCATTCTTCATATGTAGGTATAGGTTCTATTTTTCTATGTCTTTTTTCTTGTTTTTTATCAGTAACCATTCTAGGGTACCAATCATTAACAATATTATGACTAACAGTAAAAAATGTATTTATTTGAGCCCAATCCGTCCAAACATCTTTATATTTCTTATGCCAGCGGCGACATCCTACTCTGTTACAATGTCGATCTATCCCATCAGGTATCCTCAAACTCTTCCGCATCCAACATCTTACATAACCATTACTCGTATTATTACCAATCTTACATGTAAAAGGTGTATCGTTTAACTCCTGCATTGTTATTGTAAAGTTTTTAGGATTGTTATAAGCCGTACTTTTTGTCTTCTTTCCTATCCACCATTTTGCATAGTCATCTGATTCTAAACGAACCTCCAATGTACCATTATCGGCATCATTTTTCAAACTAAGTGTTCCTTGAATTACATAACTTGTCTTTTCTGGTAATTTATGATGATCAATATGGTTATTATCGGTTGAGTTATTAGGTAAACCTTCTTTTCTTCTTTTAATTTGTGTAGTGTTTGATTTTTTACTATTATTTACAAAATTATCATCTCCATCCCAATAACCATCATATCTTCTCCATAAAAAACCATTTCCTTTATGCGTTATGTTTTCAGGATCCCATCTTTGTGTTGTCCATTTATAAATATAAGGCGCATGTGTATAGTTATGTGCTTTATGGTTAAATGTTTTATTTCCACCATCATCTCTTTTTAATTGTTCAGTTGTTCCATACTTTGCATCTAATATAGTAATTTCTGCACCAGCAGGGGGTGTAATTTTTATGTCTTCATTTTTTTTTACAGAAACTGTTTTAATTTCACTTTCATATGTTACATCAGTGGGAACTTCTTGATAAAAATAAATTAATGGTTTATTTAATTTCGAATTAATAATAATATCATAATTAGATGATTTTCTTTCAATAAATATACATTTATAAATAGGATATTGGCTTTTTAAATTATCTGTTGTTCTCAATAATGCATAATATAAAAGTTTTTTATAAAATGGTTGACCGTTTTCTGTCAATGTTACAAAATATTTATAATCATTTTCATTTTTAGTAATACGTTTACCACTAGGACTAGTTATGTTTATCATGGTTGAAGTAAAATCATTTACTTTTCCAGCGCAAAATTGAACTCGAATAGGATAATAATAATCTTTTCGTAATGACACAACAACTTGTTTCTCGCCATTTACTATTGTACCTCTATCTTTATGATTAGTATCGTCTTTTTTATTAATATCTGCATTATCACGTTTAAAATCATACAAAGCATAATCGTTACTAATCCATAATTGATAACCTTTTTCTGGAGCAGCAATCCTAAATGTATAATTACCAGATTCATATGCGCGAAAGTAACCGAAATATTCTACACAAGTTTCTTTTTTAATAGTAATTGCTTCAAAATTATTAATATATTTATCAACACGTTTCTCTTGAAAATAATTTACATTTTTTTGTAAATAACCTTTGGATGATTTAATTTTTACAGAAAGACCTTTTGGATCTTTAGCCACATCATTTGAATTTATTTTTTTATTTTCTTCAAATAACATCTTTGAATATAATTTTTGAGCATTTATAAAGCAAGAACTAGCAGTGTCTTGAACAGACCATAATTCTCGAGCAATTAAAAAACTGCCATTATTTGCCTCACTTTCATCAACTGAAAAACTGCCTACATTAATCGGGTTTAATATATCTTCATTAATTTCTAAATATTTATAACTTTTATTATCTTCGATTGTCTGCATATTACTATGGGCATTATCAATTTTATTATAGATATTTTCTTCTTCTACAGTATCATAATTTTGTACATTCATTTATATTATTATTATAAATAATAATAACATTTTATCTATAATTCAGTAAAACTATAATATATTAAACATGTGGCTAAAGTTGTCCATACCATTGAAAAATAAATTGTAGAATCATATTCGATTTTACTTTGTTTTGCAATAGAATTATCGACTGCATTTAATTCCTTTAATTTATTATCTAAATCATTTCGAGTTTCTTTAATATATGTATGTGTTTCCTTAATTTGTTGAAATTCTGGAATTTGTTCAAATTGTCCATATGTATCTAAGTCAATCGCATGTCCTTTTAATTCTGTTATTAAATCCATTATTTCAGTATGATCTTCTTCTAACGACGATGTATCAATTTCTTGACACTCGGCTAAAGACGTCAATGAATATTGGGGAGCATTATAAGTATTATAATATTTTCGTAGATAACATGCATATACTTTATTGAATTCATTTATTTTTTCATGCAAACAAAGTGTTTTTTCAAATATATCATTTTCAACTTGATCATTATTAAAACTATCATGTTCTTCAAATATACATTTCATTTTTTTATTATAAGAAAAACTAGGATCATTATAAGAGATCTTCGAACAATCAACCATTTTATAATATTATATTATAACATTATAAAATATCAAAGCGACCAAACGGATTCGCCATTCTTATTATAAATACTAAGAGAACCTCCATTATGAATAACAAAATGTTTTGAATTTTTATTTACGGTATTTGTATTCCATAATGAATTTCTTGCATTATCTTCTAAGACAACATTACCATTTTTATAAAATTTTAACAAAACCGCATTTTGATAATTATCTAAATTAGATTTCCAATTTTGAGTAGATTTACTTGTAAATTGCAAATTATTATCTTCATCTACAAATTTGTCTAAACCTTTATTGAAAATATTGTCATTTAAAGATAATGTACCATCATCATTAAAAATAAGACTATGTACACCATCACTACTTTGTATTCTTTGACCTTTTTGTAGAGAACCGTCTAAAACTAATACAGAATTGAAAATTTTTTCTTTTAATAAATTTTCAGCAGTTTTCCTATTAATATCTTGATCATTAAATGCAACGACTAAATCACTGAGTTCTCCAGTATATAATTTTTTTCCATTAAAATTAGTTATAATATCAGCAACCCCTTCTTGAGTAGAAGATGCATTTACATTACTTTTTCCCAAATAAGTATTATTTTTATAAAATAAGAAAGCATTTGTAGTTGTATTAGAAATGCGCATTATTTCGAAATGATTTTCTTTGTCTTTCTCACTGGAAAAAGTATATATTTTTGTCATTGTTCCATTGTTTTTGATATACAAACTAAATTTTTGAGTTCTTCCATCACGTTCAATACTTAAAATAGGAGAACCTGTTTGCGAAATGCCAAAAATTTGTTCATTATCATAAATAGCTTCGTTTAATTTTAATTTAAAATCAATAATATAACTCATATCCATTTTTATTGTTTCAAGTGTAAATTGATTTACAAAAGGCACTGGTCCTTTATTTGTAAAATTTTTAGGATAACTAGTGAAACATTCTTTTTGATTAAACATCATCAACAATATTAATAAAAATAATAATATTATTAAAAAATAGTACATATAAATAAAAAAATATTTTATCCTTGTGCAATATAATATTTAAATAAAATAGCAATAATAATAACAAGAAGAACAATAGGTGCACTTGCATAATCATAACTAAATAAAATTAAAATAAAACATATACCAATCATGAGAACATACATCATTTTAGGTTCATAATTGTAAATAATATAAATAACACATAAAAACATACCTAAAAATAAATTAAATGTATCCAAATATTTTCTATTAAATTGCGCATGAACATTATTATATCTTTCATCAGAACCATTATGAATATGCTGTTTTTCAATAAGTTCAATAGATTTTTCTTTATTCAATGCAACAATACCTGTACACTCCGTTTTATTTGAAAGACAATCATTATTTAAATTCCATAAAAAATCATTTTTTCTATATCCTATTTCAACTTCGGTCATTATAAAGTATATTAACAAAATAACTAAATACAAATCCTGTAATAATTATAATCCAATGCGGTAACACTTTCTCGTTTTAACATTCCAACTTGTCCAGGGCGCATAGACATTGCTAATGCTTGTGGATCAAAACAATTTATTTCTGGTAATTGTTTTATATTTTGTAAATTATATTTTTTTTTTAATTCTTCAACCTCATTAGTGTTTAAAATCGTCATATTGGGAACCAATTCATGTTCTAGAATATTAAATTGCAATCGGCTAATTGTATGAATAACAATAAATATTCCATCTGTTTTATATAAATTTTTAATATATTTTTGTACATTTTCACTGGGTTCTTCAAAAAGAATTACAATTAAGGTATCTTCTTTAGATAAGACCTCTTCAATGGTAAAAAGATCTTCAATATAAGTATCAATATGTTGAGAACGAATAGGTTTTGAACTCAAAACATATTTAATATATGTTTTTGTATTATTACTATTATGGTTAATAAGCATATCTAATTGATCGTTGTTATACATGGCATCAATTTCATGTAAACTAAATTCTTTATAATCATCTACATTATGATCTTGATAAATATTTAATATATCTAAAATAGTTTCCCTGGATTTAGAAATGCGATGAATAATATTTTTGGACGTCATATATATAGTTACTTTAATATAATTATATAAATATAATTATTTTAAATCAATTTTTATGTAGATTTTTTAATAATCAATGGACCATTACCTAAATCTAATGCATTATTAATAGAATGTGTGACTTCAGAAGGTGATGTATCTGGTGCTTTTACAACAATAGTATCATCAAATATGTCTTCATTTATTGGAATATTTTGAACAGGGTTCGGATTAGTATTAGGTACTTCACTTGTAACTTTATTATTTTCACCAGTAACTACATTAATAACAGGAGTGAAATTTATTCTAGAAGGTCCAGATTGCATATTAGACTTATCCATTTTACCGCCATTTATTTGTGTATTTATTTCATCAATTTCGTCATTAAAAGAAAATTCACCGGGTCGTGCAATGCGGTCGCTTTTTACTACTTTAACATCACGGTTAGGGTTAAATTCATCATCATCTCGATCTCTTTGAATAGTAATAAAATTAGGTGAAATTTTAATAATTGTCCAAATAGATTTTGGTGTAATTTCATCATCTTTATAAACAACTTTTTCATTAAGATCAAAAACCTCTTTATCGAAATCGATCATTTTATCATCAGGATAGTCAGGCGATCCGGTATTTGGCGTGATTGAAGAAGTTAATCCGGAACCAGGGTTCCATTCGGGAGAACTATCTTCGTCATCTATATTGAAAACCTCCTCAAAATCATCTTTTACTTTAATTTCGGGTAATGACATATCAATACTTTGAGGAGTTTCTTTATCAGGTTCTTGTTTATTATTTTCTTTATTAATTACATTTTTAAATTCGTTAATATTAGTTATATTTGCTAAATTTTCAATGTTTTGAGAGAAACTCATGTTCTCAATTTGAGAAATATTTTCTTGCGTAATAATCCTGAATTGAACATTTATGGCCATTAATTCTTGTATCAATAGTTTTAAGGAATAAGGAACTTCAACAATACTGAAATTTCTACCATATTTTGAAATATTATTAACATGCATATTATCACTATTAATAGAACCAGTAAATTGTATAGGGCCATCACAAAGTGGACTTAAAAATAGATTTTTCGATGGATTATAAATAGCAATCATTCCACTATTATTACATATTGCCATTTTATATTTATCACATCTTTCCATCATAGAATCTTTTAAGAAATCTGTAATACCATGTGAAATAATAGAATCGCGTTCCATTTCACCAATACGTAACCCACCATCATTTGCACGCCCATGTACGGGTTGACGTGTGAGTTTTGTAATAGGTCCACGCGGACGATAATTAATTTTATCTTTAACCATATGTTTCAATCTCATATAATAAGTAGGACCCATAAAGATTTCACTTTCTAATTGTTCTCCGGTCATACCATTATACAAAATATCATTTCCACTAGAATGATAGCCAAAATTAGATAAAATATTACCAAAAATACCAGCTTTAGAGCCCTTATTTACAAATGCAGTACTGTCTCCAAATCCACCCATAATACAACAAGCTTTTCCAGTAATACTTTCAATCAATTGACCAACAGTCATTCTACTAGGAATAGCATGAGGATTAATAATAATATCAGGACGTAAACCATCTCGAGTGAAAGGCATATCACATTCTCTTATAACCATACCAATGGTACCTTTTTGACCAGCCCGAGAAGCAATTTTATCACCCAAATTTGGAATACGAATATCACGAACGCGAACCTTAGCAATGCGTTCACCTTCATTACCTTCAGTAATGAAACTTTTATCAACTATTCCCAATTGTCCTTTTTTTGGAGTAATGGAAACGTCCATTACATCATTTGAATTTGAAGCCGAATTTGTCATTCCAATTAATATTGTTTTATCATCGACAATAGAATTTTCTTGAATTAGACCAACTTTATTTAATTTACTATAATCATATCCCATTTTTTTGCTAGTAATATTAGCATTATTTTGAATATTATTAAAAACGGTTTGACTTGTACCATCCGACGACTTTTGTAATTCTTCATGACATTCATATGTTGTATAATAAGTTGTATTAAATAAACCACGATGCAATGCGCCTTCGTTTATTAAAACCGAATCTTCCATATTATAGCCGCTATAACACATAATGGCAACAATTGTATTTTCACCATAAGGCATTTCTTCTTTGTTGAAATACTTTAAATACCGTGTTTTTAATAAAGGAGTTTGTCCATAATTCAATATTATAGCGGATTTATCCATACGCACATGATAATTTGTGTGATAAATAGAACAAGCTTGTTTACTTTGACCACATGAAAACATATTTCTAGGAGCTTGATTATTTTCAGGAAAAATAATTTGATTACCCATTACACCCAATATTAATGATTCATGTATTTCCATATGAGTATAATTTTTTCTATTGAATTCATCATAATCAATGGCAATTAAAGCATTTTCACTTTCACTTGCATCAATATAATCTAAAACCGCTTTTTTCTTAATAAATCGATCTAATTTTATTGGATTTTTTTCTTTATTGACACTGTGATATATTTGATCCAAATCATAAATATTATTATGAAACATATTGAAATTATCCTTTCGATCATTAAACCCACAAACCAATTGTTGCCATGTAAAATCTTTTGATTTAATTAAATTTTTAATGTTTGCATTTTCAATAGATAATTTAGATGTTTCTTCGTCTTTATAAAAAATCGGTCTACATAATCTACCATTGTCATTATAAATAAATATTGTATTTAATGTAATATCAAAAGTTACACTAATATCAATTGGTAATAGTGCATTTCTTCTGTATAATTTTATTTTATTTATACAATCAAATGGATCAAAAATGGATCCAGCCCAATATCCATTAACCATAACTTTTGTCATATTGGATAACAATATTGGATTACATTCATCGACGATTTTCATAGTTATATTTTCCCTCAACCAATTAATCAATGGTTCTCTAGAACTAAATCCTCTAGAAATATGTGTTGATATTGCCAATGATTTATGTAATCCAATATTTCCACCATCCGGTGTATCGACTGGATCAAAATACCCCCATTGAGAACAATGTAACAATCTTGGTGGAATAATATTGGTTGCGTTCATAGACAAATTGGTTTTTCGCAAATGAAATAAATAACCATTGAACGATAAACGATTTAAATCTTGTAATACACCAATGCGTTTTGTATGACTATGTGCGCCCCAATTACCTTTAAAAGCCTTTTTGAAACCCGTCTCTAAAATACGTTCTTTAAAAATCTCATTCTGAAATGAAGTAATTAAACTCTGTAGGTCATTTTCATAAATAGCTTTATTTAAAGATAAACGAGTGTCATATTGTTTTCTAATATATTTTTGTTGTTCTGTAAAATATTCACTAAACAAATCATACATCATAGAACCAACTAATTCAATTCTTTTATATTTGAAGTTATCTCTATCAGTTGGTTTTTCTAATCCATTATGTACAGAAAGCATTCTGAAAACCATATATCCCAAAAAATAGGCTTTTTCTTTGAAATTAACTTCACCAATATGAGGTAAAAAATAATCAGTTAATATTCTCATAACACTATCAACTTGTTTTGATTTAGTAAATGTAGCAATATATTCAATGGCTAATTTTTGTGTCATAATACCACCTGCGTCATGTACACTTGGAATAAATAAATCCATCATATCTTCATATTTATCCAAATTTAATAAACATATTTCTATGATTGCTTTATCACTAATAATACCTAATGCACGGAAAACAATAAATAAAGGTATTTCTTTACGTACATTTGGAATAGCAACAACAAAATTTTTGTTTGTATAAATAGGACTAGGTGCAACTATTTTTACTGCCATTGTTCTCTGTGGTTTTGAAACATTATCCGAAATACTACGTATTTCAGATGAATATAAAAATTTGAGATCTTCTTCATCAGTATTTTCTTTCTCATATTTTCTTATATACAACATATTATCTGCGAATTTTTCTTGACAAATAATGGTCTTTTCCTTACCTTGAATAATAAAATAACCACCTAAATCATGTTTACATTCACCCATAGAAAATCTTACTTCTGGTGTTAATCCATGTAAAACACAGAAATTAGATTGCAACATAATTGGAATTCTACCCAAATAAATTTTTTCAAGAATTTGAGTAGTTTTTTGAACATTATCACTAATTAATGATTCTTCGGTTGCTTTTTTCATTTCAGAAGATAATCTTGTTGTCATAACATATTGTTTTTTATTACGTTTTTTACGTGTTACTTTTTTAGCCATTCTTGGCATACCACCTTTTACTTCTCCTTCTAATTCAATTTCATCGAACCCGTCTTTTACATTAGTAAATTCATTTTTTTCAGGATAATCCTCTAATGTTTCATTACTTTCGTCGATAGGTTCTTCTACTTCAACCACACTTGGCGCTTCTCCATCATGTAAAATAGTGTAAAACTCCACCTCAATATCATAATGTATACTAATACCATAAGACATATTACGTAAACGGGCTTCATTAGGAAACATATAATGACTATTTTCATCATCGTCGTAAATAATAGGCTTCCCGAAATAAATCTTATCGCCATTTTTACCACCGAAATATAACAAAGCTTTTTGTCTATAATCATCTATTTTTTCATCGTAGTTGGATTGTATTTGAATGGGACCTTTTTCTTTAAATATTTTAAAAATATCATGTTTAAAAAAATCATTATATGATTCAATATGATGTTCTACTAAAATGTTTGGATTATCATTAAAATACTTATCAATTATATTCCATGTTATTGATTCGTCCATTATAATATTTAGTTATAATTTATATTTACATTATTTTATTTAATTTAATAGAAAAAAATATTGTTTAAGTATATAATGTCTACTGACTTGTTAGATTATTTTTTCGGTCCTTTACCAACGGCTTATTGTGGTGTTCTTTACGGTCTTTCTATTTTGATGGCTTTATTTTTCGTTATTATTCTTGTAAGATTATTAATGAGTTTATTTTCAAGTTCAAAAGATGATAAGAAATTAAGAATTGTTTATGGATTTCTATTAATTAGTTATTTTGTTTATTATTTTATTTTCCGTTTACTAAATACAATGTGTATTAATTCAACATAAAGAAATCTTTTATATTTTTATATAATTATACAAATATAAACAAATGGACATATTATATTATTCAACTTATTGCAAGCATTCTCAAAAAATAATACAGTTCCTTTCAAAAGGAGGATTATTAGATTCAATTAATTCATATAATATTGATAAACGGAGATTAGACCCTAAAACCAATCAAATAATGATAATACTAGATAATGGAAAAGAAGTTTTATTACCTCCTAATATTAATTCAGTCCCTGCTATGTTACTAATAAAACAAAATTATCAAGTTGTTTTAGGCGATGATATTATTCAACATTTTGAACCGGCTATGAAAAAAAAAATAGCAAATGCGAATTTTGGAAATGGAGAACCATTAGCATATGCAATTGACAATTCAAATAGAGGCGCAAATATTGTTTCTGAAAATTTTACATATTATGATATGTCCCCAGAAGAGTTAAGTGCTAAAGGTGAAGGCGGGAATAGACAAATGTATAATTATGTTTCCGCTAATCAAGATGTAAATTTTATACAAACTCCACCAGATTCATATAAACCTGATAAAATAGAAAATGGGGTTACCATCGACAATTTACAAGAACAACGGAATTCGGAAATACCTAATATGAACCAACAACCACAATTTAAATACAATGTTTCTGATTTTTAAATATATTCATTTAAATAATTTAAACATTTTATAATTGTAATTATAATGAGTGATAAATCTATTGTTTTAAAGGCATTTAATAATCATTTTTTTGATTTTTTTAAAGAAATAAATACAATATTTCCAGAAAATATGGATATTTGTTCATCAATTGATTTATTTAATTTAACAAAAAAAGCAAATCCTACATTATTGATAAAAATATGGTATCAATTTGTTGAACAGCCTTATGGTGAATTAATTAAAAAGGATGATTTAGACTTTTTTATTAGCAAGGATTATAGAGAAGATCTTGCTCAAATGCCTTATTCCGAAAATGTTTTACAAGGGATTGATAGTATTCGAACTCCGATTAAAGAAATGAGTGAACACAATAAACAACAATCCCTTGAATATATTAAAAACTTATGCAAGTTATCTGCTTTATATTCAAAATAAAAAAATATTTACAATATGTACATATTTTTTATAATTTTTATAATTTTTATATTTTTATAAGAATTATGCTTCTGATGTTTTGCTTATATAGTACAATTTTTCTTTTGGTTCCATTTTATTCCAATAGTCCGCTACAATTTGTTTAGTAACAATGACTTTATTACCAATCTCAATTGAAGGTAAATGTACATCAAAATGCAACTTGTAAATATGAGGAAATATATTTTTTGGAATACGAACGTCTTTACCTTTTTTTTGTACATAATAACTTACATAAGCATCATGTATTGATTGAATGAATTTGCCACACTGAATATGGAACTTATAAAACATATCTTTATATTTAGGGAAATATTGCAAAAACTCTTTTAGCTTATCTGCTTGTTGAAGTGCAAAGAAATGAAATTGCAGGTTTGGATTATTTCCACGAATGCTCTTTATATATTCGTAATTTGGATTTTTAAAAGAAGATCGCAATCCAGTGTGTATATCTGTCACCATATATCCAGGATACACATTGTAATAGTTATCATCTTCCGCGAAATTCGAATAGATCGTTTCATCAACAGTATATTCATTTGGAAATCTCACGACAGATCCATTAAAACTTTGAATAATATATTCTTCATGAATGTTGACATAAGAAACCATTGATTTTTCTAGTTTAAATGCTGAAACAATATACAACATCGGTTCATGTATTTGCAACACAATATGATTGTTCGGGTGTTGGAGCACCAAATTATAACAATGATCTTTATTCAATTTGTCAAATAACCCAATATTACTGAATTCACAGTCTCTTGAAACTTTTAAAGCATCGCAAAACATATCACGAAATGTTAATTGACAGTTATCTGTATCATCATATTGTGTTCTATAGTACCAGTACTTACCTCCAATTGCACCTTTGGTCGCAATTTCCCATGTTTCGCGACGTGGATCGTAAAACAGGTTGATCATAGTGCCTTCAATGATTGCATTTTTCATTAAATTCTGGTTGATCTTATTGTGTTCAAGTAAATGCAACATCTTGAATGCTTCATTGTTAATAGATTTAGGCGGAGAAAAACACAAGATGTAATTTGTTTCAGGATCAACCACCACTGATCTATAACACCCAATCATTGTATCCTCTGACATAAAATCTTCTTCGTAAAAGTCTTTTGCTTCATGAACAGGAGCACTGATATAGTTTAGAATATCATAACAATATTCTGTTGTATCAGTAGTTACTTTTACTTTTTTAGTTTTAATAGTACTTGCACTATAGGTTGTAGTATTAATAAACATAGGAAAAGACATCTTATAAATCGAACAATTATGTATATGTATATATTTTTTTAATTTAATTCAATTTTTAAGTTTTTGACATAATTTTTATATAAAATTTAGTAGTATTAAGATATATTAGTATATTATAGATGAACAACGAAATAAAAATAAAAATAAGAAAACCAAAAAAACAGGTTGAAGATGAAAGAAAACAACAAGAACCAGATGAAACAAAAGAAGAACCAGATAAAACAAAAGAAGAACCAGATGAAAGAAAAGAAGAACCAGATGAAATAGAAGAAACGAAACCAGAAACTGAAAAAACAATAGATGAAGTGAAAGAAGAAAAAGAAGTAACAAATTTCAAATTAGGTGATATTATTAAAATTATTTCACCAACAAATCAATATTATGATCAAAATACCTATTATATTGAATATATTGATGATGAAATAATAGAAATAATACACATTTCAACATTAAGTAAAAGTAAATTAAATTTGAATGAAGATAAATATTTAAGTGATGAATCAATAACCTCTATTGTTCTTTTAAATCGATCAAATGAAGAAGGTTATGCAAGACAAAATGGTTTATTACCACATAAATGGGTGGATATTGATATTGGAGGTGATTACCCAGCACATATTATTGGAGAAATAACAAATTTGGAAGAAGATATGATAGAAGTAAAAACCGCTATTGCTCCACGAAGATTATTATATATAGATTTTGCTTATAAAGGTTTACCGAGAGATATACCATTTAAATCATTTACAATAAGAGATAAACCAAAAGATATTGAATATGAAGAAGTAGAATTAGATGAATATTGTGCTAGACCAGAAGACGAAAAGGCATATAGTGAATATTCAGACAGTGGTGAAATGATAATAAATATACCAGAAAATGCAGTTCCGGATGAAGTTCTCAAAAATAAATTAAAAAGAGAATATCATGATGCTGATGAAATTATTTTTGGCGATGAGTTGGAAAATGTGGTTCAAATGGTAGAAATATCAGAAAGAGAAAGGAATTATGGTTTAGATATTCAAGCAAATGATTTGAAAGACGAGTTATTAGCAACAATACCAAATAATAAACGCACAAAGAAAGTATTAGATCATGTACAAAGATTGATCGAACGTTATAAACAATTAAGAAATATATATTCGGTTTTTGATGATAATATGAATGTTTTGCGAGAAGTGTATAAAGGTGCACAATATAAACCATTAATGGAAAAAATAAAAAATAATAATTTTGATTTTAAATGGTTGATCCCAGTAGTAACACAAAAGAAACGATTGTTTAATAATGATTTTAATACAGGAATAACACATGAAGATGTAATTAATGCGAGTTTAGAAAATGATTTAAACCATTATCAAGACTGTATGATGAGATATAAAAATATAACAACAAATAATCGTTATACAGAGTTATATAGAGATTTGGATAAAATAATGAATCCATTTGAGGCAATGGGAGTTGAAACTAGTGAAAATTATAAGAAAAATGTGAATGATTTAACACAAAGATATTTGTCAAGTTCTCTAATAACTAATTTTGAAATAGAAAAACAAGAAAAAGATAGTAAATATTTAATAGAACGAGAAACCATTCAAAGTGAAATGGATGTAATTGTAGATAATTATGGTGATTTCAATTGTAAAGTGGAGAACAAAGAAAATGAAGAAAAACGTTTTTTTGTACAAAGATATAATTTGGGATTAAAAAAGAAGGAACCAATTATAACTAATTCAGGGAGAACTGAATTTGTAAATTCTAATCTAACAAAAGATGATAAAATGACATTAAATTCTATATTATTGTTACCACAAGAGATGGTAAAATATTCACAAATAGATTTACCAGGAACAAATATTATGAGAAAATCCGAATTAAGTAAAAATATTTTATCTTTTAATCAATTATTTAATAATATTAAAATACCAACTCATATAGTAGATGATTTAGATCATGAAATTTTATATGAACAAGATGGAGATTTTACATTTTTAAATAAGATAAAACATTATATTTTAGACAACGAATTAATAAATGAGTCAAACAAATTTTCAAAATTCATGAATGTAATTATACCAGATACGAGAACTATAATAAAAAATATGAAGAAAAGTATAAATAGAAAAATGTCATTTGTGAATGTAGTAAAAGAATTGCAACCATTTGGTATTTATGAAAATGATATATGTTATGGTCAATTAAATGAAATCCGTCATTTTATTAAAACACAAATACAAGAATTTAATGATACATATAACACCCGAAAAAGAGACTTCAAGAGAATTATCAATCAAAATAATCAAACCGGCATTCCAATGAATAAAATAGAAAAGATGTTTTTTGACAATGCAGAAACAATGGATATGTTTAAAGATGGTTATAAAATGGGTGAAAATAAATTAACAAACATTTCAACTAGTGAATTGTTATCAAAATTAACAAACACAGACGGATGTAATTTATTATGTAATATAATTGCCTCAATTACTATTAAAAAATTAACAACACCCGAAGATATTTTGAAAATATTTGAACCTGCAAATATTGATGATATGTCAAACAATGAAAAAATAAAACCAAAAGACTGTGTGCGTAGATATTTAACAAAAAAATATAAAAATTTCAAAGAATTACAAAATGATCAATATAAAGATGAAATATATTATGACAATGAATTCGATGATACTCCATATCATATTATGAAACTTTATGATAATGATCAAAAAACAATGGCACCCGATGAATTCAAGGAATTTTTAACGGAGAACTTGTTAACTAAACATAGTGTGGAACAAAAACACGTGGATGAATTAGTAGAAACACTTATTTTGGGGAAAAAATTGGTAAGAGATGGAGAATATGCAATATTACAAGTGAAACCAAAATTGCCATCAAGTGTAAACGAAGATGAACTTACCAAAGAAGAAAAGAAACAAATGAAAATAGAAGAAGAAATTCGTGAAAAAACGGGATATTATTATAGAGTTAAAGATCAATGGATCTTTGATAAAAATATTGAACCAGAAATGTTTATTGATACAAATACATTATTTTGTAATATAAGACCCGATTGTTTTAAAAATGAAAATACAGATAGTTTATTAAATTCATGTGAACCAAAAGAACAAGCAAAAAAACGAATGGAACAATTAACAAAATCACGAATGTTGAAAGAGTTTGATAATCGTATTAATATGACTTTGGAAGAATTAACAAATAAAATGAAAACCCAATTGACAAAAGATTTCAAAAAAATTCATAGTTTATCGTTAATAAGAGAGAACCATGAGAATAAATATAATAATAAAGCATATGAATTAAGTAAATTTGCTGATGAGGTGGATAGTATTCAATCAAAACATCTTGAATTGCGCGATACAATATTATCACAAGATGATTTTGTTAAAAAACAAAGCGATATATTAAAATTCATTGAATTGACTTGTAGAGAACCTATGCAAGATGTTGGAATTGTTGAAAATCAATATTGGTATTATTGTAAAGATACAAACACAAAACTATTACCAATGTTTTTTGGTACATTAGCGAATGCATACATGCAAAATAAATATAATGAGGCTCTAGATAACATATGTGCAACAAAAGGAACTCTTAGTGATGACGGAGATTATATTGTTGATGAAGAAAGTGGTTTTAATATAAGAAAACGTGATTATGTAGTGGAAGATGAATATACAAAAGAAGGATTTAAAGTTTCTAATTACGATATTATGGAAAAAGAACTGCAAGTAAAAATGACAGATGCTCGGAAATCTACACCAGTATTTGAGAACGAAATAAATGAAGTGATTTATAATATTTTGTATAGTATTTGTGATAATATTGGATTAGAAACAAGCCGTGTAAAAGATTTTGTATTACGAGTGACCGAAGAATTAATACGAGTAAATATTGTTAGTGAGACTGCTTATAAAACACAATCCGAAATTTATTTTAAAGAAACCGGTAAAAATAAAATATCTTATGAAATTTACAAAAATCGTATTATGTTTTGGAATATTGCAGCAACATTGTTAGTGGCAATACAAACAACCACAGATGAAACATTTAAAATAGACAAAACATTTACAAATTGTAAGCGTTCATTTTCGGGTTATCCATTAACAGGAGTAGAAGACCAAAGTGGTATAATTTATTTATCATGTGTAATGAAGGCAATGAAAAGTAAAGAAGAGCCATGGAATTCTATTGAAAAGGTAAAAGAAGAACAATATGTAAGTAATATTAAAGGTGTAATTGAGCAGTTTTTATATAAAAGAAACGATATTGTCAATTTATATGATGTAAAAAGAGAATACTTATTATTATACCCAGACGAAAATACAGATAAAAATGATGATGTAAAGAAATGGAAATCGTTTTTGCCACCAATAGTTCCATTTAAAGTGGGTTCAATTCGATCTATAACCCAGGAATTTAAAGATGAATTAATAGAAGAGTTGCGAAATGGTTCCAAAGAACAACGAGAGAATTTATCAATTATTAAAAGTCGATTGTCTCTCTACGGTTATGGTATTGTAGAATTAATTAATAATATTATCAAAAAGAAAGATCCATTGTTGAAAACTATATCAAAAAATCCTTTTATTGAGAACGCATGTTGTAATGATAATAATGCAAGCGCATTGAATTATTTTATAAAGGAAAATGATAATATCAAAAAAATAATGATAATATCGAAAGAATTGAATGATTATGTAAATGAAATAAAAACATATAATAATGCGAGATTGTTATTTCATAATGAATTTAGTGGAATAAAACAACCCGTAATTGGAGAAACCATATTAGAAGAAAATGTTTATTATACTTTTATTAAATATTGTAATCTAAATAATGACATGCCAATACCAGAACAATTCAAACATATATTTTCTAATAAATTCGAAGATTATCCTATAAATGGATCCATCAATGATCAAATTGATTTTTTGAAGAAGAACGGAAAACATTTTTCGGAGAACGACTTGCATTTGTTTTTAAGACTTATTAATAATGAAAATACAATAAATATTCAACATGATTTAAATTATGATACCAAATCTGCATTAACTGATATATTGGAGAAATTTGATAGTATAGATAGTAGTGTAATAGATAAGAATTTTAGAGATCATTTGACAAAATTATTACATAATTATGACCCTAAGAAAATGACAAATGAATCAGAAGATTTAAATAATTTCAAGAACTTTTTAGCAAATGCAAATGAGAAATTGTATTATGCGATTGTTGACTTTTTTGATGATTATGGTAATTTAACGGATCGTCAATTTGATAAATTACAAGATTATTTATTGAATGTAACAATAACTCAATTAGATAATAAAGATGCGATTTATAATGTTACCAATTTCATGAAAAATGCGATTTATAATATGACAAAGCTATTTCCTAGTATATTAATTAATAAAGACGGTATTGGATATAAAAACGTTCCTCCCCATTGGGATATTTCCAAAAATCATAGATTTGATATAAATAATATGTTGAATAATTATTGGAATGTCATTAACAGTAATGTAAATGCAAACGAAGGGTTAATTAAAAATATATTACGTGATGTAAATAGTAAATTGAGTGATTTATATTTGTTTATTCATCATTTACCTATTCATATGTATTTTGAAAAAGATGGTGAAAAATTCTTTTCATTATTTGATAAGGATACTATTTATTTATTGCATATTTATTTGTATTATTCATGCATTTATGAATATATTTTGTCCGCAAATGATAAAGAACATTTGAAAAGTGATATTAAAGAAAAAAAGCAATTTAGAAAAGAAAATATTCAAAATGACAAAAATGATGCACAACAATTAATCGGAGCAAATGAAACAAATGAAGAACTCATTGAAATGGAAACAATATTAGTTGGAAATCAAGAAGATTTTAAGAAAAGTATTGCGAGATTATTATTAGCTTTTATGCAGATGGAAAAGAATGATACCTTTGTATTATCATCTTATAATGAATACTTCAAAAAATCAAAGAAAATAGAAATTAAAGAAAAAGAAACAATGGTACAAGAGTTAGGTAATATAACAGATAATTTTGAAAGAAAATTGGAGGAATATTTATTGAAATTCAAAATAGGAAAATACAATATAGGATTGTCAAAGAGTTTAACACAATATAATAAAGATCATTATGATAAAGAACGTGAACATGTATCGGTTGGAACACAGGAAATTGATATAGAAGATGATTATAAAAATGGTGAAGAAACATTGGAATTGGAACATTTAGGAGAAGATTACATGGATGGAGATCCAGAAGGTGATTATAGAGAAGAAAATGAATTTGGAGATTTCTAAAAATATATTATGAAAATATAATATAACTATATTTTCATGTTAAGTCAAAAATTTATTAGAGTTCATATTGTAAATATTGCAATTGTTATATTTTTATTAGCATTTTTCGTAATACATTTTATAAAGCCCGAATTAATGTATAATAGTGAAGGAGGATTTCGGCAATTTGGTTTAGGTTATAAGCATAAAACAGTAATACCAATATGGTTAGTTGCGATTATTTTAGCAATATTGTCATATTCGGTTGTTTTGGTGTATTTGATAAATTAATATTTATTATTATGATTATATAATCGATATTGTAAATGTATAAACATTAATTAGTTTCTAAAATTGTTTTTAATGATGCAAAGAAAGTAATAACAACCGCAAAGAAAGACCATGCGCCATGACCAATAACCCATTTTTTCATAATAAGAGTAAATAATTCAGGTTTTATAGAAGTGTCTAATTTATTATAGTTATTAATTACGTCATCATAATTATTAATGTCAGGTCTTTTATCTTCATTTTCGCTATTTGCTGGATATTTTATATCGTAAAATATGTCTTCTTCTTTTTGTTGATTATTTTTTTTAGTAGTTTCAATAGCAAATTGTTTAAACGTTTTCTCAAAATCACAAATAGTGAATAAAGTAAATAAAAATGTCATATCAATACCGAAATTCGGGAATATTCTGGGAGAGAAATTTTGAAACAATGATTTTGTAGAAAAATAACTGGATGATAACATATTGTAACCAATCGAATTTTCAAATATTTCAACAAAACTAGGTATTATAGATAACGCAAGTGTACTTCCAACAATAATTAAAAATAAAAAGAAACTTACTATAAATGCATTTTTCGCATCTTTATTGTTTATTCCACCACCGATTGTATCTAATACCATTATTATCATAAGATAAATCATGGGATATAAAGATAATAATTTAATCGATGGTATTATCGGCCAAAGATTACTAGCCTGAGTACTTTCCATTAGTTTTGTAATTTTATCACTAATTGCAGGATTACTTGGATCTAACCAATGTTTTTTAAAAGCAAAGCTGCCGTACATTAAACAGTGCCATATTAACAAAATAATAATAGCAGCAAAATAAATAAAGAACGCAGTTTCAGTACTAACATTTTTTTTCAAATTTTTAACAGAATTAAATAATTTATTTTCTGCAATTTTTTCTTCTAATGCAACTTGTTGTTCACTAAAGTCATTTGAAGGATATGAAGGAGTAGGATGAGAACCAAACATATCTCCTAAATCATTATCTGACTCATCATTATTCATATTTTCAGCATTTTCAATAATCGATTTTTCAAATAATTCAAATGGATTTGGAAACTTCATTATTATAAAATAACATTATACTAATTTTGTATAAATTAATACTTATTTTTATATTATAAATATATGGACATTCCTTTATTAATAGAACCAAACGTAAAATATTATTTGTACGATAAATTAAAAATATGTCATGAAAATAAATTGAATACCTTTAGTTGGGTATTTAATATAACCGTGTTTATAATTTTTTTTTCATTATTATTTGTCGTATTGTATTTGTCAAGAAAAGAAAAATTATCACCTTATGAAAAACATGAACAATTATTAAAAGATCAGCAATATGTGATGTTGAAAATACGTGATTATAAAGAGATGCATAAAAATAATAATTCATCTTTAATTACAGAACTACCAACATTAAATCAATCGTAAATTATTTTAAAATATTATAATATTTTATAATAACATGAATATCATACATAAAAAACGTGAAGATATTATAAAAAGTAATAATATTGCACAGAAACAGTTTAATGATTTATTAGAAACATTAGATACATCTAAAATATCTGAACTCAATGTATCAATAATATTAAATGGCGATTTAGATTTATCTGTTTTACAAAATGATTTCAAAAGCTTGAGAACAATTAATTTTTCTAAAGGAAATATTACAAGTATACGTAATATTCCAAAAATAATTAATAATCTAATTATATCAAATAATTTATTAGTTGAATTTGAAAATGCACCTTCTGATTTATTTCATTTAGATATAAAAAATAATTATTTGGAACATTTGGATATTTCTCAAGCTCCTGATTTAGAAACATTAGATTGTCAAGATAATAAATTAGAAGAAATCAAATTTCCAAAAAAAATAAGTATTACCAAATTAAACATTAAAAACAATGATTTCAAGCATTTAGATTTGATTGAATTTCCTGAATTGTTGTATTTGAATATCTCAAATAACTTAACCATAGTTATTGAAAGTGGTGAATTAGCTGATAATTTACGAGAATTTGAAAACGATAATACACCTTTATCCGGATTATCACTAAATACTATAACCAAACCAGACGAACGAGTACAACAATTAGATAAACAAGTTGATTTTATAACTGCATTGAATGATTATTTTAAATTAAAATCGCAATATGAGAAAAATATTAAAAAAGAAAAAGATGCTTATATTAAAAAAGGCGAAACAATAAAAGAAAAGAAAGAATTGCTTAAAAAATGGAAACCTTCTTGTATTAAATGTAAAAAAGCGTGCGGTACAATATTTGCTAATAAAGATTATAGATATATTGCAATTTGTGGTTCTCAAAGTAATCCATGTTCATTAAATATAAAATTGTATAGGGGAGAACATTTCAAATTTGAAACCATGTTGTATAATTTAAAAGAAAATTTAGATGATCATAAAGAAAATATTATAAAACAAAAATTAGATACCTTACTAAATTACATATCTGAACAAACATCATCTAAATTGTTTAAAGAGAAAATGGAGGAGTATAATGATGATAATTTACTGTATGCATCTACATTGAAAGCATACAATGATATATTTAATAATGAAGAAAACAAACAAGAGATTATTAAAAAATTATCGAAAATAGAAAAAATAAAAACAGACATGAAAGTATTATTAGATGAATATAAAAAGACATATAATAAACAACATATTACCACTGTTGTAAATATATATATAAACGATTTATTAGTAGAAATAGAACATTTACAAAGATTGAAATATGATATATGTGAGGTTGACGGTAATATATTATATCAAAATGAAATAGAAATAACAAAGAAAGAAGGATTATATAGTGAACCGCCTAGTGTTGAAAAATTTATTGCCTAAATCTTTTTTATAAATCTTTTTTATAAATATTGTAAAAAAGATTTACTTTTTCTTATGAGATCTATTCTTCTTTGTTCTACAATAGCTTCGCTTTTTACCTTTAGCTAATTTACAGCCTTTAAGCTTCTTGCATTTAGTCTTATTTTTTACTCTTTTACAGAGTGTGTTACGCATGGTTTTAGCCATTATATAATTTAAGTATATTTTTTTTAACAAGAATTGTAATTTGAAATACCATCCCACATAACTTTATTGTCAATCGCCCATTGTTTTTTTGCACATGTATCACTAAATTTTGCATAGCTATCTACATTAAACCATGAAGAATGATTAGTGGAAAAATCAAATACTTTACCTTTATCAAAAGGAACTATTTCATCAGCATCATTAATATGCATACCTTGATTTAAATCACCTACAATACAACCGCTATTGTCTTCTATCCAATAATCCGGGCATTGTAACGCAGTAGGGGGATATATTTTATTTTCTTTAGTTTTACTTAATAATATACCGACGCTTACTAATATAAAAATCAATAATACTGTTGCGATACCTAAAACTATTTTATGAAATACTTCCATTGCTATAATATTCGTGAAGAAATTAAAACTATCTAAATATATTTATTTGTATATATATATTATATTTATGGATAATTATTCTGAATTTTACAAATCTTTTCGAAAAGAAGACGGAATATTAAATTTGAACAATCGTGTAGATACTATATCTAGAATGGATATTATGCAACCACCTAGTTCTGAAATGCAATTTAAGATGTATGAAAAACTCTCAATAGATAATAAAGCAACGGATTACAGAGGTGCTCTTAATGGTGAATATGAAACAACATTATTAAGCAATTTATTTTTTTCTGCTGAAAATATTCAAATTATTCAAAATGGAATAAGAGCCGGTGTTCATAAATTATCAGATGGGAAGTATATGGTTCCTAATCAAAATATTGATAATTTAAAAATTATCATGAGAAGCATATTTATGCAATATTCTGAAAATTTACAAACAAATATAACCAAACAAATAGAAAAATTAAACGCATTAGTATTAGATTATAGTGTTAAAAATGTTTATAGCGGTGCAGTTAGTTATGAAAAATACTGTTATGATCAGAGTGTAATTGCACGACCATTAGATAGACCAGAAAATTATGATAGAAATTTTAAACAATTAGAGAAAAAACCATGGATTTAATATATATATATTAAATAATATATATGTGTGGAATTATTGCGGGTATATATGATAATATATATAAAATATTATTAGATGGTTTACTGCAATTGCAAAATAGAGGATATGATTCAGCGGGTATAGCAATTATTGACGAAAATATAAAGTGTATCAAAAAAGCATCAACGTCTACATTAAGTGCAATAGATTATTTAAATACAAATCATATACGTGGGAATATTGGAATAGGTCACACTAGATGGGCAACACATGGTGAAAAAAATGATATTAATTCACATCCACATATTTCAATGTGTGAGAAATTTGCTTTAGTACATAATGGTATAATTGAAAATTATAAAGAATTGAAAACGATGTTATTAGAAAATGGATATATCATGAGTTCTCAAACAGATACAGAAATTATAGTAAATTTATTGTCATTTTATAATAAAGAAAATAATATTGAACAATCAATACAACAAGTAATTAATAAATTGGAAGGTACATGGGGATTAGTAATAATGAACGTTGATTATCCAAATACTTTGTACGCAACGCGCAATGGTAGTCCTTTATTAATAGGCTATAATGAAACTAATGTAATTATTACAAGTGAACAAAGTGGATTTAATAACAAATTATCAAATTATTTTGTACTAAATAATAACGATATATGTATTATAAAAAAGCAGAATGAAAATATAATTATTGATACAAAAGACAATTATACATTAAAAAAAATAAATTATTTAAATACTGAAATAAATGGATTTGATCATTGGATGATTAAGGAAATTTTTGAACAAGAACAAACTATAATGAATGTGTTAAAACGAGGAAGTCGATTATTAGAAAATAATAAAGTCCGTTTGGGTGGATTAAATGAAAAAAAAAAAGAATTGGAAAATATAGATAATATAATATTATTGGGGTGTGGGACATCTTTTAATGCATGTTGTTATGGTATTCATTTTTTTAAAGATTTATGTAAATTTAATAGTATTCAAGTTCTCGACGGAGCAGATTTTTCCAATTCTGATATTCCAAAAAAAGGTCATACATGTTTGATTTTATTATCGCAATCCGGAGAAACAAAGGATTTACATAGATGTATTGCAATTGCTCGTGAATATGAATTATTTACAATAGGTCTAGTAAATGTAGTGGATTCATTAATTGCGCGCGAAGTCGATTGTGGGTGTTATTTGCACGCAGGGCGTGAGGTTGCGGTTGCATCTACAAAATCATTTACATCACAATCAATTTTATTGGTATTAATTTCTATATGGTTCTCCCAAACATATTATCCACATGAAAATATTAAGAAGCGAGAAAAAATAATTCAAGATTTATATAATTTACAATACGATATTAAAAAAACTTTAAATGTTCGAGAACATATAAAAAAATTAGTACCTCTTTTTAATAAAAACTCATGTTTTATATTAGGTAAACAAAAAGGAGAACCTATTGCAAAAGAAGGTGCTTTAAAAATTAAAGAGGTTTCATATATACATGCGGAAGGATATTCAACGAGTAGTTTGAAACATGGTCCGTTTGCATTATTAGAAGAAGATTTTCCTGTAATTTTATTAAACCCAAATGATGAATTTATAGCAAAAACACAAAATGCGTATGAAGAAATAAAATCAAGACATGCAAGAATAATTAAAATCGTAAATAATGGAGAACAAGGAGAAAATATTATTAATATACCTTATAATCACACATTTTCACATTTATTAATGATTATACCATTACAATTATTAAGTTATGAATTATCTATATTTAGAAAAATAAATCCAGATATGCCCCGTAATTTAGCAAAAGTAGTAACGGTCGAATAATATATATATAATTTATATATAGTTTATATAAATGTTGAAAGAAAATGGAGAAAAGTGTTACCATGATAGTCAATGTGTTAGTAATACATGTATTTCAAATAAGTGTGTTAATAAGGAGTTTAGAGATACTATAAAAAATGAACATGGAAGTCGAGCTTTTAATAAAACTATAGAAGATGATGAGGAAGAATTGAGAAAAACAAAAGAATCACTGACGGAATTAGAAAACCAAAGAACCGCATTAGAAGAGAGAAAAAAAGAATTAGAAGAGGAAGAAAATAAAAAAACAGGCCAATTGAAACAGACACGCAGTAACTTAATTCTAAACCAAGCACATAAACAAAGAGAAGAAAGAAAAATGCCAGAATTTGAAAAGGAAATTATTGCAAAAATTGGAGAGACAGAAATATGCGAAATGTGCAGCGACACCCTTCAAGGTAGTGATAATAAGTATTCTTGTAGTAATCCTAGATGCGATCCTGTAATGTGTATAGAATGTTTATGTAAATTGCTTGATACTGGTGACGGTAAGTGTCCGTTCTGTAGGATACTAATAGAAGAAGAGGCAAAAGAATATTGTCTTTCTATTTATACAAAATATGTAGAAGATTATGAAAAATATCGTAATGAAACTACAGAAGCAGAACTTCCACGGTTGATAACTAGGCTGAATATCGAACACGGTAGCCCAGGAGAATTAATTTTTAACCAGCTCCTTCCAACCGAAGGTATTTTTGATGAGACAAAAGTATTACCTGATAGAGATGATTGGAATGATGATGGTTTTAGTACTATTAAAATGCGTGATTATTATGTACGTAACCATCCATACGTTAAAAATATTCATAGATATCAGGAAATAGAACTAGAAGTACAAGCGAAAAGATTGGAATATATTGGTGATAAATATTCAATGTCAGAAAAAGTGAGAATCCCAAATTGTCCTTACGAGAATGTCTTTGATCCAAGAGATAAAGACTTTGTTAATGACTATGCCAGATATGTTAAGGAACTACACACACACGCACAAGGGCAACAACAGCAACTGCAACAACTGCAACAACAACAGCAACAACCGCAACAACAACAACAACTACAACAATCGCAACAACTGCAACAACCACAACAATCGCAACAA